CTAAGCCATGGGCAGTTACATATGGATTTGAAGCAAACGGAGAACAACCCAATCCCAATCACCTAGGTGGAATGAGAGTTCCTTATATTCCCAGAGGATCAATAATTGTTCCAAATGAATTATATGGATGGAATGGAACTATCAATGAGGGAGACCAAGCAACCTCACAACAAATCGCCGCCCGTGTATTAGCTATTGACAATAATATGATGACCGAATATAATACTCGATGTGTTCCTGGTCCCGCTGATACGTCCATTTATGATGTTAGGGACGGAACATCCATTGGTAGCAATTTAGAATCACATGGTTGTTATTGGACCAAAGCATATAAAGGATCAGGATCAAGGATAGCAGGATGGTCAATTATAAGACAAATGTTGGGTGCGGCAAAGAGACAAGAATTGGAGTCTCCTCATTTATACTTCTTTCCGCAAGCCCAACACCATATAAGGACATTGCCCATCATGCAGAGAGATAAAAAGAAGCCAGAGGACATTGATTGTTTTGTTGCAGGCACTTTTGTAAAGACTGAAAAAGGACAGGTTCTAATTGAAAACATTAAAATTGGTGATTTAGTTCATACACCAATAGGTTTAAGAAAAGTCATTAAGTCTGGAATTTCAGGAAAAGTTAGAACTTATTGTGTAACATTATCAAACAATTTGCAATTAGAAGGAAAGCACAATCACAAGATATTTATAAATTCCAAAGGACTTGTTCCTTTATGTGAATTAAAAGAAGGAGATGTTTTATGTCAAGACTCATTACATATTTCCAAGAAATCAAATTCATTAGTGTCGATGAAGGATATTTTGAATGCAGTCCAGGTCATAGTGAAATTTTTGATGGGGAGACATTATTGCACAGAGTTAAATGGGAATATTATATTGGACCAATTCCTAAAGATTATGAATTACACCACAAAAACAGAATTAAATATGATTGCAGTCGTAAAAATCTTGAACTCCTTCATGGCAGCGATCACGCAAGATTCCATATGCAAGAAAGACTTAAAGAAGGTGGGGATTTGCACGACACACTTAAACGATGGAGAAAATCTGATAAAGGTAAAGAACAGCTTAGAATTAATATGGAAAAGTGTGTTAAAAAAACACTTAAACGAAAATACACGTGCCTTTATTGTTGTAATGATTTTACTCCAGCAAGTTCCTCACAGAAATATTGCTCAATTGAATGCAGAGAAGAATCCAAAAAAATTAAAAGAGAATGTCCAATATGTAAAAAAATCTTTAGAGGACGACCACAAGATTCGGCAACTTGTAGTTACAAGTGTGGATGGGACCTCCGAAAAAGAAAAAGCAGTATATAATTTGACAACGGAACAAGCAGGGATGTACTATGCAAATGGAGGTCTTGTGTCAAATACTGATTTAGAAGACCACTGCATGGATTCCTTGAGATATCTTGTGGCAAGAAAATTAACCACATTAAAAAGAAGAAAGGTGGGGTGTTAACATGGCATGGAATGAAAAAAAATGGCAAAGGGAATCAGATGCAAACGCATTGGCAGAGGCAGAAGTAATCAAACAATCCCCCGCAAGGTTAAAGGGAGCGAAAACAGAAGCAAAGAAAATGGCAAAGCAAGCGGAAACTCGTGCAAAATCTTTTAATAAGGTAGCAAAACCTGCTCCCAGAAGAAAGGCAAATGTACAAAAAGCCAGTTCTACTCGTTCCGGTGGAGCAATTATCCGAAGCAACACGAATATTCCCGGTGTAACAAAAAGGAGATAAGACATGCCTGATGACAAACCCACCGCAAATTTTTATACAGGTTCTGTAGATACGGAGCACCCTGATTATATTAAATTTAAAAACGCTTGGGCAAAAATCCGTGACTGTATGGACGGTGAGGATGTTGTCAAAGCAAAGGGAGAAGCGTATCTTCCCCGTCCTTCTGGAATGACCGGAGATTATGCGAGTGCATATGCTCCTTACGTGGAACGTGCCCATTTCCCATTAATCACTTCATACGCCTTACAGGGAGCCTTAGGCATTGTCATTACCAAACTCCCTGAGTTCAACGTTCCCAAGAAACTTGAATACATTATAAAGACAGCAACCAAGGATGGGAGATCATTACAACAACTTTTCCTTGATATGATCATTGAAATATTCCAGACTGGACGATCTCCTATATTGGTTGATATTATTTCTGCCAAGAATGAGTTCCGATTTGTCCAATACAAGGCAGAGGAGTTCATTAATTGGCAGACAGCACTGGTTGAGGATGAAAGAAGCCTGTCATTGGGTGTATTAAAAGAAACAAAACCTGCCGACCTTGACCCTTTTTCCCATGAAACCGAAGATGTTTTCCGAGTCCTTCACCTGGATGATAAGGGTAACTACTATACCAAACTTCATGGAGAAGATGGAGAGATTAAAGGATCCATAGTTGTTCCTAAATTCAGAGGGAAATCTATTGATGAGATTCCTTTATTCCTCGCAGGATCAATCAATAACTCCTTTGATATGCAACCGATTCCACTTATCTCTGTCGCCAACTGCTCTGTTCAGATATACAGGAAAGAAGCGGATTTAGCCAATTCAGAGTATTTGTCATGCAACCCCACCCTATGCATAGTCGGCGCAACAAACGACAAGGATTTGCCCAATGTAGTCGGCTCATCTGTCATGATTGTTTTGCCCAATGAAGCCGCCCGGATATTTTATACTCAAACAGATACAGCCGCACTGTCGCATGTTAAGGATCATATAAGTGATCTATACGATGAGGCCATTCGTCATGGAGTTGCAATTCTTGATGCCCGTAAAGGTGTTGAAGCCGCAGAATCATTAAGGATCAGACAGTCCACCCAATCAGCTTCCATTTATTCAGTATACCTTGCCGCAATGAATGCGATCAAACAAGGCCTACTCGCAATGTGTAAGTGGGGAGGATATAATGAAGAGGATGTTATACTTGATGCTCCCTCGTCATTAACTCAGGGTATTCCTGATTCTTCCGTATTGAAGGAAATAGTTGAAGGGTACGGTAAAGAAGTTATTCCACTTCCTGTAGTACATAGATACCTTGTTTATTCAGGCCTGCTTGATCAGACAATCGGTTTCAATGATTACCTGTTATTGCTTGCTCAGAATAAACCGCCCCAAGAGGATGATGATCTTAATGAATGACGGCACTAAAAAGACTACAGCATCCACCAGTACTACCAAAAAAGAAACGAATGTTAAATCCACAGCGACCAAAAGCGAAGGTCCAGAGGATCAAATATAGTCATGTTAACCTATGAAAGATTAATTCATTTATTGGAATATAATGAATTTACAGGTATATTTAAATGGAAAGTTTCTCCGAACGTGTGTATAAAAATAGGAGATATCGCAGGAAGCAAGGGTATTGAGGGTTATATCCAAATAATAGTTGAGGGCGCATCTTATAAGGCCCATCGTTTAGCTTGGTTCTTTTATTATGGGTATATGCCAGAAAGTGAAATTGATCACATTGATAAGCTACCCGAACATAGGCATCATAATTGGATTTCCAACCTTAGGGAAGCATCTCACCAATGCCAAATGAGGAATAGAGGTAATTTTAAAAATAATACCAGTGGAGTAAAAGGTGTTTTCTGGAATAAAAATACAAATAAATGGAGAGCCCAAATTTGTGTAGATAAGAAGCAAAAACAACTTGGGTCCTACAAAGATTTTGACAATGCCGTTTGTGCCAGACTGGCGGGAGAACAATGCTTAGATTGGGCGGGATGTGATATTGATAGTCCTGCTTATTTATATGTACAAAGGATAATATAACAGGAACCAGGGGTTCCATAACTGAAATCCTGAGGATTTCATAATTGAGGAGAAAGAAAATGCCAGATTTTACATTTATCGAAGACACAGACATCAGGGAGAGGGTAGAAAACGCCCATAAGCTTGAGGTTGATGAGTTAACAGTCAATTTGACCAACTCAGCCAAGACCCAAGTAGATGAAGCGGTTTCAGGACTTAAAACCAAAAACGCAGAGATTCTTGGAGAAAAGAAAACTTTACAGGAAAGCTTGAAGAAATTTGACGGCATCAATGTTGATACTGTCAAGACGGCTACCGACTTCTATGAAAAGAACAAGGATGCAGAGTTCCTGAAGGATGGAACGGTTGAGGAATTGATTGAAAAGAAAACTTCCCAGTTAATGTCGGACCATGAAACAGTGGTAACCGAACTATCAGGTAAGTTGACTGTCGCCGAGACACATGGCACCACTTACCAGACTCTCTTTGAATCCAAAGTCATTGATGATGGGTTGAGGGCGGAAGCAATCAAACAAGGTGTTCGATCGGAAGCTGTTGAAGATATTATCCTTAGAGGGAGAGGAATCTTTTCCCTTGATGACAGCAAACAGATTGAGGCACGGGATAATGAGGGTAAACTCTCTGTTACCGAAGACAAGAAAGTTCTTAACCCCAAAAATTGGATAGAAGGATTGAAAGACACCTCTCCCCATTACTGGCCAGGATCAGAAGGAGCTGGAGCTGAAGGAGGCCTTGGCGGAAATGATAGTGACCACACCACAAAGCTTGCTGAACTGGCCGCCAAAGGTGATATGAAAGGTTATCGTGTCTTGAGGGACAAACACAACAAGGCTAAAAAATAATTTTATTTTTGGCTTGACTTATGTATTTTTATTAATTATTATGTCAAATAGCCTAAGGGTGTTTCTGTGAAGCACCAACATTTTGAAGACCTCGGGGGTCGGAAAAACATTTATTGAAAAGTAAAAGTTTCACCGGCCCTTTTCATTTAGATCGGTGAACGTAATTAATTCTAATTGGAGGAATTTAAAATGGCAAACATTTGGGAACACCCATCAATAATCGCCGCAGAGGCATTGACACATCTTGAGGACGCACTCGTAATTGCACCTCTTTGTGCCAAAGACAAGACCAGTGATTTTACCACTAAGGCAAATGGCTGGAAAGTCGGAGACTCTGTATCATTCAGGACACACGGTGAGTATGAGGTTGATGAATTTTCAACCACTATCTCCACTCAGTCCATCGGTTCCAGCACCAGGCCCATGAGTATTGAAAAACATTTCGATATTTCCGTCGAAGTGACTGCCCGAGAGGCCGCACTTGATCTGGACTCTTTCGTAGAACAGGTCATCCAGCCCGCCACCTACAAACTGGCTGAAAAAGTTGACGCCTACATCGGTACCAAACTTCTCCAGGCCGCGGGTGCTTATTACAGTACAGCCCTTTATGAAACTGCCGCTGATATTGCCCTGGCGAGAAAAACTGCCACATTGCAACAGTTGGCCATGAATCGTTTCTGTCTGGTCGATCTGGACATTGAAGCAACCCTCCTGGGACAGACCTGGTTTAACCAGAGTCAGACTCGTGGCGCAGACGGCGAGACTACCCTCCGTAATGCTGACATGGGACGTGTTATGGGAATGGACTTTTATTCCAGCATCGCCTATCCGACTGAAACGGCCGCTTATACAGTTGGTACACATGTAACCACTACCGACAATGCCTCAGGTACCAAGAATCTCATCGGTGATGAAATTTTGACTTGTGATGTGATTGCTACCGCCCTGACTCTTGTAGTTGGTGACAGAATCCAAATTGCAGGCGTGAGACGGCCCTTGATTGTTAAAACAGCTGTTGCTGATACTGGTTCCACTACTGGCGATTCCACTGTATCCATTGTGCTTGTTGACCCTATCACTGAAATCATCCCCGACGGAGCCGCGGTTACAATTGTTGCCTCCGGTAAAGATGTTCAGCATCACGGTGTTATAATGGATGACAGATCCCTTGCAGTTGCCTTCCCCATGCTCGATCTTCCGGAAGACAGAGTTGCCGCTACAGCCACGAACAATGGTATTGGCATCCGTATTGTTAAAGGTTACGATCTGAGTGGCAAGAAAACCACAATGTCCATGGATCTCCTGTGCGGTGCGTTTGCTTTGGATCCGAGACGTATGACCCTCATTGGTGACAAGACCGCCTAATACATCAGGCTGGGTATAGTCATTAATTTCAAAGTTAAAGGAGACACGATATGAAGCTTTATAAGGACGGGAAATGTATGCAGTTTGTTGATAAAGACCAACTGAGTACATGCCTTGATGCCGGCTGGAGCAGAACGGATAAGGTGGCAGAGGAAGCCAAAGCCAAAGCGGATGCTGAGGTGGCCGAGGAAGCTGAACTACAGGCACAAATCGAAGCCGAAGAAGCGGCAGCAAATGAAGATGCCTCCAAAAAAGATTCTGCCCCCGCACCATTGAAGACAGTAAAAATTATAACCTCCAAGAAAAGTAAGTAGGAGGAATAAATGGCCTTAAATGCAACATTAGGTGCCAGCGATGCCAACTCCTATGTAACCCTCGCTGAGGCAGAGATCTATTTTGCAGATCGTATGCATGCCTCAGCCTGGGAGGCATTGACAGATGAAGTGAAATCCAGCTTATTAATTTCCTCATCCCAGATGTTGGATTGGTATATTAAATGGAAAGGTACAAAGGTTATAGTTGCTCAATCAATGCAATGGCCCAGAACAGGAGCTATTAGGCCCGATGGAACGGAGATTGATGATGGTGTCTTGCCTCCTGAAGTAAAAACGGCCACGTATGAGCAAGCCTTTGCCAACATTGATGCTGACCGAATGGAAGATGATCCCTTAGCAGGAATCGGACAACTTAGGGCGGGATCTCTTATGATCCAGGCAGGAGCTGAAAAACCAAATCAAACCAATGCTAAACCTGTTCCCGATAATGTGTATAACATTGTTTCGGATCTGTATAACAGGGGTGGCGTAGTCCGTTTATTGAGGGCATAAAATGGCAAAACTCAGAAATATATTCCTAAAAGGTGTTGAGACTATTTTCAAGACTTTTGAAGAGGCTGTCAAAACTGGCACGTATAACACCAGTGATGATGACGGGTTCGAGGATACACCTGTAGTAACTACAGACGTTGTTAGGTGTCTTTTTGAGAAGTTTACTGAAAAGGATGTAGAACTTCTTACATTCTCTAAGTTGATTCAGCCGCAGGATATTAAAGGGCTGATGCCAAGTGTTGATCTGGTGAATTGTGAAATGAATACACAGGGGTACTGCATTTTTGAAGGAAAGAGATATACCTTAGAAGGATTCGATCTCGATCCAATGGATGTTCTTTACACCTTGCTACTTAGGAGAAACTAATGGGAACTTTGAAGGAATTAATCAGGGACTTGAATAGTCTGCCTAAGAGGATGAAACAAGCTTCTCAAGCGGCATTAGATTCAGAAATCCCGAAATTGGTTTCTGATTTGCAGGAGAGGTCTCCTGTAGACACCGGTGCATATCGGTCAAGCTGGAAAAAGTCTTCTCCTCGTTTTTCTCCTGCGGGAGTTCTTGCCAGTGCAAGTGTTTTAAATGATGATCCTAAAGCAGGCATAATGAATGAAGGGATAGCACCTGGAGCCGCTCCATGGTACTTTCCAAGTCAGAAAAAACCAACAGGCAAACTCGTTGAATCGGGTGGGCGTATTTGGGCAGGAGGATTGAGCCCAGGCCATGCACTTACAATAGGGGGTGCTATGGGACCGATTCTTTTGAATAATAAAGACAGGCAGTTGCAGATTGCAAAAACGGTAGCCAACAGTATCATAAAGGTCATCTAATGGAAAATAGGGAATTAGGACTACTTGAAATAAAGGCAAGGATTAAGGCAGATAGAACTTCCCTTGGTTTAAAGACCTTTAAGCGTACTCCGACAGACCCTTTAAAATCAGAGGATTTGCCTTGTGTGATTTTGCTGGAAGGTACTGACAATATTTTTAAACGTGCTTCAAGGAATAAACTTGGATATCCCGCCCAAAGGGATCTGGAGACAATTGTTGAACTGGTAGTTAATAAAGTTGACACTCCTGATATTAAAGCACTGTTCCTGGAACTGAGAAAAACGATTTTCAAAGTTAGGAACGAGAATGATCCGAATGCAGAGCCTACGTATAGCTCGATTATTGCGGATGACGTTTTTATCAATGAGAATAGAACAGAAGGACCAGTAGGATATGGGCTTCCTGATATCAAAGTAATGAGGCTCGTTTTGGACTTAATTTATACAGATGGAGGATTTTAACATGGCCACATCACCAAATACCGACAATTACACTTTAGGAAAAGGCGTGGTGTTCTTCGATCAGCTTGTCTCTGGAACTTATCAGGGAGAACGTGATCTCGGGAATGCCCCTGCCTTCACTTTTAACATTGCTCTTGAAACCCTGGAACATTACAGTTCACGTGGTGGATTGAAAGCCAAGGATAAAGAAATCATTTCCCAGATTACACCGGGTCTTGCCTTTACCCTTGATGAAGTCAATAAAGAAAACATGGCGTTGCTCACCTTGGGCGATGTTACAACCGAAACACAGGTAGCAGGTTCTGTTGCCGCTGAAGTTGTCCTGGCACCCAATACGCTCGGGAACAGAGTTGATCTTGCTTTCCGTGGAATCATTAACTGGTATCTTCCCTATGATGAATCCGCCGCAGATAACGTCCTGTTCGCTGTAGGAGAAGTTGTTACTGGAGCGGGCGGAGCCACTGGAATTGTTTTGGGTCTTTCTGCTGGAGCAACTGCTACCACGGGAACCCTGATCATTGCCCGAACCAATACCACTGCCTTTATTGATGATGAAGTCCTCACTGGCGGAGCCGCAGGTATTGCGGAGGTTAATTCACTGACAGGTGGAACACAGGTTCCTGCTACAACCACACCCCTCGTCCTTGTACAGGATTCTACCGATACCACAACCTATGTTGCAGGTACCGATTATGAAATTGATATTTCCCTCAGTGATGAAAAACTGGGCCGTATCAGAGTTATTGAAACTGGTTCGATAACAGTGGGGGAGACCCTGCATGTGTCTTATCAGTATGACGCCCTGTCCTGGACCCAGATCGCGGGTTTTGCCAATACACAGGTTGTTGGTAAACTTCGTTTTGTTTCCGACAATCCAGCAGGTAATCAGCAGGAACTCCGAGTATGGAGTGTATCTCTTGTGCCTGCCGGAGATACCGCATTGATTGGTGATGACTGGTCAACTCTTGGTTTTACAGGTGAGATTCTGAAAGACGAGACCAACCACCCACTGTCTCCTTATATGGACATCATTATGAATCAGATGGCCACGTAATATTTAACCTTTAATTAACGAGTCTGGAGGACAACCAAAAGAAAAGAGTCCTCCAGACCCTTCACCCTTATATAAAAAGAAGGAAAGAGCCATGTCAGACAAAACACGGCAGAAATTAACAGTAGACCTCGAATCTTTATTCCCCGGAGGTACTGTAGAAATAGGTACCCAATCCATCGTAATCAAGCCTTTAGGCCTTGAACAAATTTCCGAAATTTCAAAAAGACTCACAGGGGTAACAAAACTTCTTGAAAAAGTGGGGGTCACCTTTGATAACTGGAACCATCCAGAAAGCATTCTAAAAATCGCAGGAGTATTGTTTGACAATTTTCCTGATGTTCTTGAAGAAGCCGCAAACCTTGATATTGCTGATATCAAGAAAATGCCAATTGGCCTCATTGCCCGGGTAGTAGATAAGGTGATTGAAGTCAACCTTGAATCTAAGGAACTGCTATTAAAAAACTTCGGGAGCTTGATCAAGAGATTGTTTCCCCAGGAGAAGACTCCGGAACCAATTCTGGAACCGACTCCTCTGAAAAAGATACCCGGGAAATAACATTTGCAGTCCAAACACTGATTGCCAATGGACACAACTGGTCAAGCATTAAAACCTATACGTTATCAGAAGTAGGAACCTTTTTCAAAACAATAGTAATAATGGAAAGGGAGGAAAAAGCCCGAAGCATTTCCGAAAAGTGGCAGGCGAATAATCTTACCTTAGAAGGGTTGAAGGAAGTTTTAAAAGAGTTAGGAGTGAGTCCTTCAAAACAGAAACCAAAAGGACCCTCAGTCGATGAAGTGAATGAAGACTGGAAACGATTAGCAACCTTTATGTCTAAGCAAGGATAAATGATATGGCTGACGTAAGAAAGACAGTGGAAATAGCTTTACAGGTAGTAGGATTTGATGCCTCAAAAGTAAAGGCCATTGCCACTATATTCGAAAATGTCCAGAAGTCAGTTACTAAGGCCACTGAATCCGTAAAAAGTTTTCAGGCGGCCTTGGATACTATTAAACCCCCTCCCACTTTAACCTCGACAATAAATACCTTAAAGCAGTTGGATAAGATAAAAGTTCCAAATCTTAACGCAATTGCTAATGGTTTTGATAAAATAGGGAAGATGCAAACTCCTCCTGATCTCAGTAAATTTGCTCAGGAATTAAGTAAATTATCAGGAATTAAGCTTCCCGGAATAACAGCCCTTGTTACAGGATTCAAAAAGCTCATTGAATTGGATGTCAATGGAGTAGTGAATAAAATCCGTTCGCTTAATACAGCTTTAAAAGATCTTGACAAGCGTGGTGGTATCTCTGCATTCAAAAACTTTGCAAACGATGTCAGCCGTCTCCAATTAGCGTTTGGTAGCGCGGCTTCTTCAATGAATCACATGAACAAAGCCATGAAAGATACAGGAACACAGGCAGACAGGTCAGGATTGAAGATTCGCACCTTTGCTGATAAGATACGGACAGTTTTAGAGTTCAGAGGAATATCAGAAGCCTTCCAGTTTGTTAAGTCATCTATATTGAACGGTGTCACTGCCATTATTGAATATGATCAGGCCTTAAAAGATCTCCAAGCAATAACAGGAGCCACAACCCTTGAAGTCGCTCAGATGGGCCTAAAGATTCTTGAGGTAGCATCCACAACTAAATTTTCTGCCTCCGAAGTAGCTCAGGGTATGAGGACTATAGGACAGGCTGGTTTCAGTGCAAGTGAAGCGGTAGAGACCATGCAAGCTGTATCAGATCTCGCAACGGGCACCTTGTCCGACATGAGTTCAACAGTTGATTTAGTAACCACTGCTATGAGGGTATTCCGTATAGAGGCCTCTCAGTCAGCCGAGGTATCAGATGTTTTCGCCAATGCAGTAAATAAATCCAAACTTACCATTGATAAACTCCGTACAGCAATGAATTATGTAGGCCCTATTGCGAGAGATTCAGGAGTATCTTTTAAAGAGCTTGCGGCAGCAATGGGAACTCTTGCTAACTCAGGCTTGAGGGCATCCACAATCGGTACAGGACTCAGGAGAGTCTTCGCAGAACTGATTGATCCCTCCAAGAAACTGAAGGCGGCAGCCAGAGAGGCAGGCGTTGCACTTTCTGAACTTGATCCCAGGACTTCCAGTCTTTCAAGTGTAATGTCCAATCTTAATTTGGTAGTTGACGATGCATCTGTCGCCTTTGACGTATTTGGTAAAAGGGGAGCCTCCGCTGTATTGGCTCTGTCAAGCACTGAATCTAATTTTGAAGGAATGCTTGAGACAGTAGGACGATCAGGTACCGCCGCCCAACAAGCCGCCATTCAGATGGAAGGTCTCGGCGTGTCTTTTAAGAATTTACAAGACAAGATTGGTATATTTGCAATCACTTTAGGTAAAGCAGGTATAGCCGATGCCATGAGGATTGTGATCAACGTGTCCCGTGATTTGATTGATGTATTAACTGCTCTGGTTGATACAGCGTTAGGAAAGTTCATTGTATCCGCAGGATTAGCAGTAGCGGCAGGTTATGCTCTTGCTGCCGTCATGGGGGCTGTAAGTCTTGCCATGAAATCCACACTGTTCCAGGCAATGGCTACAAGTGTGGTATCTTTTACTGCTTCTATGGGAGCCGCTACCACAGGTGTGGGAGCATTCTTGGCAGTGCTTGGCCCTATAGGAATAGGATTACTTGCCCTTAGTGCTTTGCTTATAATTCTCCGTGAGGACGCACAAACTACCTCAGAGGAGTTCTTTAAACTTGCTGACAATTTTGGCACCCTTGCCAAAAGCTTCCAGGATTATGAAATAAAGACAGCCTCATTTAAAGAAGGGTCAAAAGAATTAACTGATGCCAATAAAGCTTTAAGGAAAAGCTTGTTAGAAACCGCCTCTGGTTACACAGATATATCATCCTTTGCAAAGGACGCGGCAGCCAGTATTAATCCTCTCACAGGTGAGATTGATGAAGGGGCTGATGCTTTAAAAAAATACAATGAAGAATTAGATAGACTCCAGTTTGATAATTTAGCAAAGGCGGGCAATAAAGTTAATCAAGCCATTGCAGAACAAAACAGCCTTATGGGCAGGATTGTTAATAAAGCCATTGCAGATTGGAATCAATGGAAATACTTATTCACGGAGGATTTTGTGGGGTTCGGTAAAAGAGCCACAGAGGCCAGAGATTTTGCTAAAGAGATAGCAAGTGGTTCCGTGAATATGAAAGAACTTGGTGATTATGTTGCCAAACTCGATCATACCAGATTGAATGCCCAGCAAAAACAATTGATCCGCAGTTACGAGATACTTACAGAACAGGCAGATAAATTTGTTAAATTCCTTGTGGAAACAAATAAGATAGGCCTTGATGATACTATTGAAAGTATCCAGCAAGTTGCAGAGGACGCGGGTCTCACAGGAACAGCTTTAACCGCCGTCATTGAAAAGATCAAACTCCTTAAAGAAGCCAGTTCAGGCTCTTTTGAAAACATCATTGAGAAATGGGGAGAAGATGGAACAACTGCCGTTACTGATTTCATTGAAGAATACAAAAAATTAGGTGGAGTATTCTCAGATGGAGAAGAGGCTCAGATCAGGGAGAATGCCGCCCAGAGGCAAAGGCTCGTTGATCGTTTAGAGTCATTGAAGGAAATACAAAAGGCTGAAGAAAAGGCAGGTATCAGTATAGAACAAAGTTGGAAAAACTATTACGCAGGTGAAAGGGCGCTACTTAAACAAGCCTCTGATCTTAAAAAGGAATTAGCTGAAAATACCGCCGCCCAAAGCATAATTGTCCTTCAGCATGAAAAGGAAGCCTTAGATAAACAATTAGAGGAAATTGCGGTAAAATATAAGACCAACGCCAAGCTCCGCATAAAACACCAAGAAGAGGCAACCAGGGAATACATTAAAAAAGAGAAAAAACTCCTTGAAGGTATCTCCATTGATTATTCACAACAGGAGGATGATTATAAAGCCTATCTGGTTGAAAGAAAAAATCTTTCCGCTAAATACATTGCAGATGTTGCAGATGAAGAGGCAAGGGGTTTAATTAATGCTGATGATGCCGCGGCGGGTCGTTTACTTATCCAGACACAAATGTATCAGGATATGTTGACGGAAGCCAAACGATTCCAGAGCATGGTTACAGAGGAAGAAAATAAGGCAGAGTACGACAAGCGCCACCTAATAGTTCTAAAAGCTGAAGAGGTGTTTTATAAAGCCCGTGCCAAATATATCAATACTTATAATAAAGAGGTAACTAATTCCAATAAAAAAATAGCTGATGCTCATTCGGATATTGAATCTGAAACCAGTAAGAATGCTGATAAGCTTGTTGAGATTACCGACAAAAGGAACTCAGATTTAGAAAAACTGGCAACAGATTATAAGGACAAAAGGATTTCAATTGAAAAGGCCCTCCAGGACAAACTCAAAGATATCAATGAAGATATCCAAGATAATAGAGCCTCTACCTCTTCTGATATTCTAAGTCTTGAAATTACCACAGAAGAAAAAATAAGGAATATCAAGCAGAGAAGTTTTACCGATGCCCAGAAAGATGCAGATGACCAAAGAGCCGCCCTACTGTATCTTGCCCAAGGCCGTACACTACTTGCACAGGCTGAAGCTGAAAAGGACAAAGAGAAACTTGATCGTGGTACTGATCTAATAAAGATGTCGGAAAGTCTTGTGGGTGGTTTAAAAGATGAAAGGACCGCAGTTCGATTAGTACGGGACACCCTTGCTTCCTTGAAAGATGCCCGGAATATAAAAGGTGAATTAAAAGAACTCGACCTTCTTAAAAAGAAGAATGAGGAAATTGCTGAAGCCGCCGAAAAACAGGCAAGAGAGAAAGTCTTTTATGACACAAAGGTTCAGGCTGCCATTGATGCCATTGATAAGATAGCCGCAAAAGAGGCAAGTAGACATAAAGAGGAAATGTCAAACTTGGATGCAGAGATTGCCAAGTACGAGGAAAAAATCAGAATAGCAACAGGTAGATTACAGTCCGCTCCCACAGTTGATACGACCGCTGAAGATGCTAAAGCCTTGGCCGCCGAAGATCAACGATCTGCTAATGAATTACAGAATATTCAGGCAGAGAAAAATGCCATAAAAGAAAAGTACACTGTGGCGAAAAATGAGATAGACAAATACGCCTTATCCCAGAGTGAACTGGATATGGGATTTGATGAATTTTTAAAGACCCTCCCTGAGCTTGCCAAACTTGTGGGCAGTACCCTTGATGGGATATCAGATACACCAGTGGAAATTGAAGTGGATGATACAGAGGTTGTTGAAACTCAATCGTTACTGGAAAATATTCATGATACTGTTCTGGATGTTCTTGCAAAAGTATTAGGAAAAGATGATGTTGAAGACCTTCAAAAATCTATTGACAAACTTAAGGACAAAGTAGTAACTATAACAACAAAGTATGTTACACAAGGCCAATCTGTTACAGGATACAAGGGAGGAGGAAGACTTCCAGGATTTGGGGGGGGCGATAGGAGACAAATCCTTGCAGAGGATGGTGAATGGGTTATTAACAAGTTTGCAGTTAGGAAGTTTGGAGATGATTTTATGTCCAGCATAAACAACATGACATTACCTAAGTTTCAAAATGGTGGCAAAGTTTCTGTTCCTAATTCAACTGCAACAAAATCAAGCTCCATCTTAGGAAGTCTTGCTAATTTTGGCACAATAAGTTTAGATACAGGCACAGCAAGAATACCCGCCATAGTGCAACAGGACGTTGTTGGCCAGTTAACCACTCATTTAAATAATTTAAAAAGGTTTGCAACATGATAACATTAAATGGAGAGACATTAAGTGAGGATTTGATTTGGGAGAATGAGTTTGATAATCCAGCCATCTCCCAGAACACCCAAAGAACCATATTAGGTAATTTGGTTATTCAGAATTTACCGTTATCAAAAGGTAGAACAATTAACCTTGTTGCTGTGGCAAGTGATAGCTCTTATGAAGGGTTTTTTACCAGGTCACAAATAATTGAGTTCAAGTTCCTTGAACAAGCAGGATCCACAATAGTTTTTCATTATGAGGGTACTGATTATGATGTCAAAATTCAGGCAGGGGGTGTTCAAGTAACTCCTTTAATTCCTCGTCCGAATCAGGCAGTCGGTGATTTGTATTCTGGACAACTAATTTTAATAGAAGTATAAGGAGAAAAGATTATGGCAATAGTAGACAGTGAACTTGTAATGTTAAAAAGTAAAGTGGTAAGTGATGTGGGTGCCAACGGAGGTTTATTGGATAATACTGCCGTTGTCACTTCTGGAGTTGTGAACAACGTATGGCCTTCTGTTTTTAAAGCGGAAAGAACTGCTGGATCAACCAAGTATAGAAAAACCTTTTTGAAAGTTGCTAATGATGCCGATGAAACATTGTACAACACCCAGATTTGGATGGACATCATAACTCAGGGCGATGATTGGGTCACCTTGTTTCTGGGAACTCAGACAGACACACAGGCTGATATAGTAGGAACAGAGGATCATTATGGTTGTGCTACTCTTCAGGCGAATATTGCTTCAGGTGTTTCGGTCTTTACCGTTACAGTTGAGAATGCATCTCTTGTTCCGGGAGGTGCCGATGAAATTTTCCGTGATGGTGACACAATTAGAATAACCAATAAGGATGCCCCCTCATCAGGATCGGGAACAGAAGAGATTCATGTGATCTCAGGTGTTCCAACTGTGTCAACTCTGGATGTAACCATAACCATTGTTGGAACTCTTGCAAATGCCTATAATACAGATGATTATACAAATGGCACAAGAATCATGTCTGTTCTTGAGCCGGGGGATATTGTAGGATCATTTGATAGTTTTGTAGATACTACCGTAGGTGACGGGGCGTATGACGATGCCACAAATCCTGTTCTTCTTGACAATATCGGATCCATTGATCAAACTGTTACAATAACCTTTACTGACGCCATAAATTTTACAGCGGCGTCCAATGTAGCAGGTGTAACTTTGTCAGGAGGGGATAAAAATACTGATTATCTTCCAAACAATTCTGACGTTACTAAACCTTATTTCACTTTGGAAACTGCGGGTTTTTCCGGAACGTGGGCCTTGGGCGATACTATTGTATTCCATACTGTGCCATCTACGGAAGGAATTTGGCAGATGAGAGTTGTTCCTGCTGGAGCCGCATCCTTGACAGGCAATAAAGTTACAGTTGTTTTTTCTGGTGAAAGTGCGTAAGGTCTGATTATAGTGTCCCCTGTTTTTTGGGGACACTATATAAGGAGATATAGAATGTCAATTGAAACCTCAATGGTTGTGAATTTTTCTGAAGCCAAAGAAGACTCGGGATTACGAGATATGTTGATTCTTACTCAAGAGGATTGGATAGATAATATAGGCAAGGTACGAATGTCTGATTTTTATAATTTTACCCATAACGTTCTTTTAAGTAATACCATATCAAACGATATTGATTGTGGATTAAATTCTGACGGATCTTGCACATCCATTATATACGCTTATCCGAGAGTTTCAGATTTGTCCTATCAATTACACACCAGTTATGGCGAGTTATATGAACGCATTGTTGATTCATATGCACACCAAGAATTAATTTCATTTGATATTTCCAAAGAATCAGATTTAACGTTTACCCCTGTGGGAAATGTTAGTTATTCTTGGTTAGGTTCTGTTTATGATAGTTTTGGAAATGTAGTGAGTCCCCCTTCTTTGGTTATAGATTCAAATGGTAAAGTTTCCTTATTTTCAAAAGTGTATGGCACTTTGAAGGTTGAATATCAAGTTACACAGCACAAATATTCACTTAAAGTTACTCGCAGAGATACAGGAACAGACCTTTTTGGTGCCGTTGTTTACGGTGTTTATGATCAAGGCATATCTTGGTTAGAGTTAGACAACCCACCAAATCTTGATGAACTCTTAGAAGGAACAATGAATTGTGGTGGATTTTCTGTAGAAGATCCAGAGGATGGGGATGATGCTGGTAGTCCCCCTACAAAAGCACCAAAAGTAGATAGGGTTATAACAACTGACTATTGTTCCCAATTAGTTTTAAGCGATGTTGTGACGTATATATAATAAAGCGCATACATCACTATCAAAAACTTTTAAAACAGTCTTAAACAGAAGGGAAATGTTGATGATATGAGTACAGCAATAAAGACAGTTGATTTTAGTAGTGCAGACATAAACGAACAGGAAATATGGGTAAAGATGGAACAGGAAGTAATACCTGAGACCTCTTTAGATGCCAATCTATTTGATATTTTTCAAATGATAAATAGATCTGCATCTGGATTAACATCCTTCTCTTATGTTCCTACAAGCCTTGATTATGTAATGTTCACCCCTACAACTATAGAGATTAAATTGGATTTTTGGGTATTCCCTTCCAACATGGATTTGCTTTATTCTATGACAATTAATCAAGGTTCTTTGTCCAGTCGGATTCATGATTCAGTACCGAAGGTGGGAAATATAGTAATTCCACTGGATGATAAAGTGCAAATGCCTTATCTGATTGATCCTGTGGTATCCTCTTTTGGTTGGGAATCTCCTGTTTATGATGATTTAGGACATTTATTAGATTCACCCGATATAACTGTAAATGGACCTTATCTTACATTCACACAAGATGTATTCGGTATTGTTCGTGCAAATATAATGGCCCAGGGATATAAATACACCGCAACCCTATCATTTCCTAAGTCACAAACAGGCAGGGCTGAAATATTTGGAATAATAGCCAATCAAACTTCTTATACTTCTATTACCAATGTGAGGTGTAGTGTGATTTGTACCTATATAGATGAGAATGGAGAGGAACAAGAAGAGATGCTTGAGTTAAAAATACCAAAACCTGTACTGGATTTTTTAGCTGAATGTGATGATGGGTATCCTACATTATGGCCCCGATGTGCTGGTAGTATATTAGACACTGAGGAAAATCAAACGTATTCCACTACAATTTATTATTCAACTTGCACAGGCGAGATTCTTGATACAGTCAGATCTGATTTAGGTGGAACAGGGTGTGACAATGAATGATGTAAATATAAACGTAAATTTTGGAAGTGTTGATGGGCTTACTGAAAAATTCTGGGCAAGGATTGAAGTACAGCCACCTGAATCAGATTTTGTATCTTTATCTGATGCCGCAACCGTAATTGATTCCATATATGATATTGATCCTTGTAATGAGGATTCTGCTTTAGTAGGAGGTCAAGAAGCCAAAGTCTTTGAAGAAGAAGAAGTGGAACCACTCCTATCTGTTGCTTTTGGTTCTATAAGTTATGATCCTTGTAAATATGATGCCAATTCATATAGTTATGAGGCAACTTTGTATATTTATAGATCTCATTTTGATATTCCTTATAAATTGGTTATTAATGATGGGACTATTCTTAGTACCGAGGTGGTAGAAAAAACAATAGAAACATTAGTATTTCCTGAAGAAAGAAAAATTGAGGTGGATTACCCTATTGTAGGCCATATCAAATGTGATGAAGAAATTGTATCTTTTGTAGGAGCACGGGCATTATTGAAAAATGATTACACAAAACATCTGTCATTTTCTTACCTTACTAAATATGATAAAGTAACCATTAAAGTCAACGGTACTGATTCTGAGGCACAAGATGCAAAATGTATTGTGTTTTATAAAGAGATCGCCTACAGTGAAAATGTGAGCAAACCAACAGAGGATGCAACTGCCGTAAATCTTTTAGGGTGTAATCCCATATCTTCAACAAATGGGAAAAGCACTCCCGATGAATCAGAGGAACCAACTGATCTTGATGTTTGTTATCAAAGGTATATTTATAGTCAAATATGCCAATGTTCGGGTAATATTAAGGATTCTTACAGTGTTGTTGCAGAAGTACCCTGTCCAGATTCCCCCGCAACACCTCATTCGGATACAGAACAAGGTGCTTTGAATTTTTGGTGGCAGGCGAGACATATAAACACGTATGTTCCTTGTTATGAAGAAGAGACATGGGAGGGAAGTGAAGAGGATTTTTATGTAGACAATTGCTGTGTTTCTACTGTTGAGGCTCAGGTTAGTCTTCCTTCTTGCGAGGTTAGAACATCAAATTGGTTAGGGGGTGCCGGTATAATAAAGGGTCCAGATTTTCATTTAGATAATGCCTTTCATGATGAGCGAGTTATATTAGTTGGGGTAGGTCCAGAGGACGGAGTTTGTGGGACTATTAAATATGTTCAAGAGGTTAATCCTAAAGGATGTTGTGATTCTGAATCTTATGATTCTTTGTTATATGATGAAATAAATAGTGTGGATACTATAGCTCCTGATACAGCTGGAATGGTTTATTGGACAGGCGGTTTTGTAGGAGGCCTCACCACTGTTTCTGTCAATGGTGAAGGTTTTTATTTAGATCCTGTACATTCAAAAACAACCATAATTACAACAAAGCAGTATGTTACTCTTTATGCTGATATGGATGCTTGTGGTATGTGTGTTGTAAATATTGAGGATATATGCTCTGATACAAGTGGTTCTGTACGATCTACGGCGGGTGGGTGGGGTGTTGCTGTTGAGTACTCAGCATCTCTTTATCCAAGAACTTTTGTAGCTACTGAATATTCAGGAAGTACAGCAATAGCGTATGAAGGGAAGTATAAATATTCACAAAATGTTTATACTTCCTATACTTTATTTGAATATGTAAGTGAAGCGTGTGGTCCTGTTTGTCCAACAAATGGTTGGGACATTTATGCTCCGGGAAGTGGTGCGGCGTGTGCCAAACCAATAACAAGCTCTTATGCTGGTTGGTCTATAAATGGCGTAATTTCAGTAACTCTTGCTGTAATGAATGCAGGGGAAGTATCCTTTCCGGAATCGGAGGATGCTTGTGGTTTTTTATTAAATCCGGAGCATACTCCTTATTGTAAACCAAGCACTATTTACCAGGATTGTTACCCGGAATGTACTTGTCAAGCAGGGTACGGATGGAAAATGTATAATAACGCTATTTATGTTCAGGAGTGGATATGTTAAATTTTGAAGCATTTACAGGAAGAGATTTACAAAATGCAATCGCCTTATTAACTATTTGTGAGAGAGAAGGAATTGATACTATATCTGTTTTAAAAAAAGAAATAGAGGATCATTTACAACTAAGAATAGTAGTTGGTAAAAAACATCAAAAAGAGGTAATTACCAAAGTTCATAAAGAGAGACAAGGGTATAAATGCCCTATGTGTGATGAAGGAATATTATTACCTATAATAAATGCAGAAAAGTTATTGATACTTGGGTGTAAAAAATGTAGGTATAGTGAGATAATGAAATAAAGTATCAAACAGGGAGAAACAAAATGGCATATAAAAACTTGTTAAATGTTAATGTGACGAGCAAAAAAGAAGTATTTTCAAGATGGAGAGATTTTATTTGTGCCCGAAATGGAACTTATGATTATTCTACAACAGGAATAGGGTGGACCTTATTTGATTCTTCTTACGCAGTAGATGAGGACAATCCACAACTTAACGATTGGTGTGTTTTTTATTCTCCGGGCGAAGGTGGAGATGATGACATGTACATTAGGATGTCGTGGGCTTCCAGTTATATGAACTTTCATTTATTTCAGGCATGGGACCCCACAACACACACAGGAGCTAATCAGGTAAATACCAGTACGACCCTTGCACAGGTCAGTGATACTACTTCCAATTCATACTTATGGGTATATGGAAATCTTGACTACATTCTCCCTATATTTGATAAAGATGTAACTTATTCCTATCCTACTATTATGGGAAGAGCCCTTCCCATATACCCAGGTTTAACAGGGGTGGCAGGGATTAGTGCTTCTTCGTTAACGGCGGGTAGTGGTGTGTCTGTTACCCTTGATGCTATTCCTTCTCATTGGTTCATTGGTATGGATGTATATGTAAGGACTACCCATACTAATGATAATTCCACAGTTAAAATAGAAAAATCAACAATTATTACATTATCTGGAAATATCATAACAGTTGATTTAGTAAATAGTTATACCACAGGATGTAAATTCTCAGATCATGTGGGATTATTTGCACAAAACTCCACTATCTCATATAGTACAGTAGTGTCTTTAATACTGCCAGATGGGACTTTAATACAATCTACTCCTATGCTAATTACTCCTAATTTACCTGTAAGTAATTATGATCCTGAAAGTTTTAGTGATTTTGTAGGCATATACCAAACATTACTCACACATGCATCAGGATGTCCGGGGTATCTGGACAAATATTGCAAAACAGGCACTTTTAATGCATTTTATACGATACATGACCTACTTCTTGAAGTAGACGGAACAAAATGGAGATGTCATAAATTTTATAGCAATCTATATTTTGCTATATTGGAGGTATAAAAAATGGCTGTATTAGCTGGTAAATTTATTCCTGTATTTAAGGGAGCGAGAGTTGCCTCACAATCTCTTTGGGGAGTAGTCACAGTAAGTGGGGTGCCTGTAGAAAGGACTATTCTTGTGTATACAATATTAAATGGTACAACTGAATTAGCTGGAACTACCACATCTGATCCAACAACAGGCATATGGAGTATCTCGGTTAAAGTAATTGATTTGGATACTGAATTTAGAGTCATATGCATAGGTGGTGTAGATGAAAATTCACTTATTTATGAACACGTTCCTTTTACAGGATAGAATAGGAGAAATAAAATGGCAGTATATGTTCCTCCAGAAATAGAGGTGAGTTTTACATTAGTTGGTGGTTATACTCCGCCAACTAATGGTAGATTAGATTTTGAATTAGGTACAGTTATTACCTCTGTTAGAGCTACATTTAACGAACCTTACTCCTCCTATATTTATGCGGTACATAGTTTTGATCAGGAATGGATTTATTATACGTATGCATATAGAGCGTTTGATTTACCGTGGATATTACCACCTCCTCTTGCGCATGTTTTTGAGGAGTTCTATTCCTTTAGTACGGATAATATAAAAGCAATTGAGGAAATTTGGGGTATTTCTCGTCCTAATATAAATTTTGTTTCTGAGATCTATGGATTAAAGATGGGAATAACGTGTGTAGAGTGGTATGGAGATAAACCAGTCTCACTTGCACTTATTAATGAATACTATGCTGATTCTTCTATTCTTAAAAGGATTATTTCTTTAAGATACTCAGACGCACTTGTACCTATTAAGAATTTCATTGAGTTGTACGAGGATAAACCTTGTTCTGTTAGTTCTAAAATTTTACCATATACAGATTCACCCGTAGCTACTGAATTTTATATGGAATTTTATAATGATGCTCCATTTTCTATTTCGTCTAAAGACTTATTGTACGGAAATAGACCTACAACACTTAAAACATATGCTGAATTTTACGGAGATACTTCAGTATTATACAAAGCAATTGAACAGAGGTATAATGATGCATTATTATCACGAAACCAAGTAACTGAATTGTATGTTTTCACTACAGGAGCAACATTGGTTGTAAATGAATCCTGGGGAATATCATCTACGGATATCATTGCATCATTTGAACAAAATTATGAATTGGAGAACTTGAATAAAATAACAAATGATTTTTCTATGCCTTACTATTTGGTATCGGAAACATCGGTGGAAAATACAGTAAGTGTTTCTGTGGAAGTAAATGGCACTCCTATTGATTTCTTTTCAGTCGATATAGAAGCAGGAATGGATAAATACGTTATTATCGGAAACATGGAATTAGCATCCGAGGTTGATTATCAAAATTGTCCAGTGGATGGAGAGGTGGCATGCATAATTGATGGTGTGACTTTTAATCTCTTTATTGAAACCAGAGGAAAGAAGAAAACAAACGCCACTGGTGCCACTTGGGCAATAGATATGATAAGTCCTACAGCGAAACTGGATTCACCCTATTCTAAAACAATGGTAAAGAGTTTCACTGATGGGATTTATGCTTCCGCACTTGTACAACAAATGGCAGATTATCAAAGTATCGCAGTTGATTGGGATATAATTGATTGGGCTATTCCTAATTATGCCATTTCTGCAAATGATGAAACACCCTTTGCTGTAATAAAGAAAGTGGTAAATGCAGTAGGAGGGATTATCCAAACTAAACCTAATGGTGATATGTTGATTACCAGTAAATACCCTGTATCTCCAACATTATGGGATGTAACTATACCCTCCGTAATTTTTAGTTCTGAAACGGATATAGTATCCATTGCCGATTCTATGATTATAAATGAAGGTAAAAATGCCTTCTTAATCACAGACCAGGGCAGTTCAGCGGCAGATATTAAATTGGTAGAAATTGATGTTGACGGCACCACCAAAATAATTAGAGGATTCAGAGTTCCTTTTGATTCAGGTCCTTTTGAACTTGTGACTTCGGGTGGTCCCACTATTTCAGTTGTTAAAGACTCCTCTTATATAGAGGCCAGCCTCCCTGGAGACTTCACAGAAGATGAAGAAGAATGGGAATATGTTGAATTTATTGATTGGGTTGGAACAACTAATTTCCCGATCTATGAGATTATTGATTGGGAATGGGTGGCTGAAGATATGGGAGCCTTTCAGATATCTGAAAATGGAACGTTGACAGCCATTACACAAGATGATAGTTTGAAAGAATCCTTATTGAGGATTAAGTATAAAACGAAATATTGGAAATGGACAGTCAGAGGACCGCTTAATGCTTATGCACAGGTTTATGTACCGGAATTAGAGACAATTTAAATAGGAGATAAAAAAATGGCAGTAGAAGCAAGTATAGTTGTATCATTCGGTGAAGGTGTAATAAGTGACACGGTTGTGGTGGAATTTGATCCAGAACACACTAATAACCTTGACTCTGACGGTAATGTCAAGAGTACATTTGATTCGGATGCTCCTGATCAGCCTGTTATCCTTCTTCATTATGGAAGTACCTTATCCGTAGGTTCTATATCACTCACAGCAGGTACACTTTCAGAAATTGGCGGACCACTCACACAGGAAAGAAAGGATGATGTTACCTTTTCAAAGGTAGGAGATACTTCGGGTATAACCTATGCAAATGCCAGTTTGATAGGACAACCTGCATGGGTTGGAGGATTATCAGGCACAGTAGAGGTAAGTGATACTAATTTGAAACTTATCGCCGGAGGCCCTTGTACAGGAGAGGCTACCCTTAACGTAACTTTTCAAAAACAATATATGTTAACCCCGCCCACTCCGATAGTTCTTGATGAGGATGGCAATTATCAGATCACCATTTTTATCTTTATGATAGGAGCATAATGTCATGATCGGAATAAAGGTATGTAGAGGAAACACATTTCCAAGTCAATGCAAAGAGACTGATCCAGCATTGAATTGGGGCAATGATATCTCCGAAGTCCTCTTAACAAATGAGGATGTGGCATTGGAGCGTGGCAGGGTTGAGATTGATGAAGGCTATACCAATCGTATAAATTCCAACATATCTCTTGCATCAAGGATTTACGCATACCCTGGAAGTTTTGTGGGGATAAATGATGATGGCATAATTGTTAATGGCATGTTGAAAAGCATAAAATTGTCCCTCAAAAAGAGTGGTGATGTCTTTTCAACTGCCACGAACATGACCATAGAGAGGAATTTATAATGGATCCAATCACTTCATTAATTACGCCTTCCTCAGAAGAAGTATCCAAGATAGTGACGATTGTGAATAGAGTTGGCAATACATCTTACTCCGTTATTGACAGAAAAAGTAGGAAGTATATTGCTGAAGCCGCTGATATTTATTTACCAGGACAGTCAGTTGTGATTAAGAATGGTACTATTATAGGCAGAACTAAAAGTTCCCAAACTTATAAGGAATTTAATATATGAAAATCAAAAGGACAATAGACGTACTTCATCCTATATTGGCTGAATGTGTCAGAAGAATCAGTTCCCAACTTATTGACGCACATAATATGCCTATTCGATTATTTGAAACTGGTAGAGATCATGATCGTCATGAAATGCTGGTTAATAAAGGTAAGACTAAGGATATCATATCCAGACATTTGTTCAATTTAAAAAACGTTCCACCTCTTTACGCAACCGCTGTTGATTACGTTTACTTTGATACAAAATGGTCATGGAATTTAAGAGATACTACCACTAACTCTTGGTATATTCTTTTTGGAAATTCAGTGCTTGATCTTTGTCCTGAATTACAATGGTCAGGTATGAATAGGAAGTCCGTTAATTTTTGCCACTTTGAAATTAAAAGAGAAGTGCTGATTAATAACCTTAAAAATACACCTTGTGTAGTTTAATATAGGAGGTCAAGATGGCTGGCAATCCCTTCCAACATGAACGTGCCCGAATAGACAGAGGCAGAACTCTTGTTGACACAGATAATGAGGCAAGAACCTTAGCTATCACACCAGAAGGATATTTGACTACTGTTTCAGCAGGTGTGATAGGAACAGAATCAGTTGTAAATTCTACTGTAACCTCTCTTAATGCAGGAGAAACTTTCACAGGAGATTGGGAACTTATAAGAGATTATGCCTTAATTAAGATTTTTATTTCTTCTGATCAAGATTCTTTAGAATATGGATTAGTTTTTCAACAAAGTCCCGATCAAGTCTTTATTGGTGATGATTCTTACAATTACATAGGTGGAACGGAAAAACTTTACGCAATAAATCCGGTTGCTAAGTATTTTAGAATAAAATTTACCAATGGATCTTCTGACCAAACTGAATTTGTAATTCAGACTATATATTCCTCTGTTTACTCAAAACCAACCACACACAGAATAGGCGATACTGTAACAGGAGATGATGATACGGAACTTGTTACCTCCATTTTGAAAGTTAAAACCAATGACGATGAAACATATAAAAATATTGATGCTCAAAATCCATTACCTACTGATGGTGACAGTGTATATGGTAAAGATTTATATCTACAGGAATGTGATACGGGCGGCTTTATAATTACATCGAATCCTACAGCAAACCAAACTGAAATATTAACAAGTATGGTGAGTGATGTTTGGTTGGAAAAGAAAGATGATTCTGTTACTAATCCCAAAATAGTTACATTGGCGTTTAGACGGCCCATTTTAACAACTTCTTTTGGTATAGATGCAGGACCAAGTGGTGATTTTAGTAATGTTAAAATTTATATAAAGCAAGGCCAGGAAGAATTTTTAATTGTGGATGAGAGTTCTGATAACACTAAATATAAAATAAATTTATTTTCCACAGCTCCTTTAAAGTTCAGTCAAATGCGGATTGAATTTCATACATCAGACACAATCACGACAGGTTTATATGGTATATTCAAACACATTGAGGTGGCAGCAAGATTACAGGCATTGAAACCTGATGGTTCTATAACAGATATTGAGGCCACTGCCGGTTCAAATCTTAAAATATCTATGGAAGAACTTGAATCAGGTATAAGTGTAAATAATAATTCACAATTAAGAACTACCAGATTTAATTCTGATGGAGTAGAGAAGGATATTGATTTAAACGGATTGGATTTATCAAGGGATTTCTTTACTGAGGTTAAACTCGGAAATGTCCCTGGTTATAGTTTAATTCATAAATTTGGCCGTAATGATGTCATTGGAACAACCTCGAGTGTTGTGGCTATTGGCGGGGTTTACCCTACCCCAATGGTAAATACTGCGCTTGAGGTTGTATCAACCAGTACAAGTGATGCAGTGGGTGGGGGTGGTGCAACAAAGGTTATGGTTTTCGGCCTTGTTGAAACGGCGGGAATATGGTCAGCGCAAAGTGAGGAGGTAACTTTAACTGGCACTACTCCTTCTCCACTTGCAAATGATTATATCAGGATATTTAGATCCTACATAAGTGAAACAGAAGGTTATGCCTCACCTACATCAGTAAGTGGTGTCGGAACTCTTACAATTCAAGAGGCCGGAGCTGGAGCAGCGTGGTTGGTGATAGGATTATTTACTACAGGAAATAGTGCAGGACAAAGTCAGGTAGCAATGTACACAACTCCGAGTGCATCAAAGGGAATATTATTTACTCCCCATTTTACAATTGATTCCACAAAAGTAGCAAATATAACAATGTTTTTAAGACCTAATGCTGATGACGTAATAACGCCATTTACAGGAGCAAGAAGGATGATTCATCAATGGGACGGATTAGATGCTCCTGGTGGAGGTAATTTTTTTAAACCTTATTCCAGTTTTGTAGGGGCAACAGATTTTGGAGTTATGGCAAGTGTTGGTGTAGGCACAGGAACAGTAAGTGCTGAATTTTGGATTTTAGAAATAGCAACATAGAAGGAGAAATATAAAATGGTTAAAGATTATTTTACTATAATGGCTGTTTTAATAGTTATACGAGGCTTATTTATACCCATCTATATTTTTATATCCAAGAGAACCAAATTAAAAAATAAGAATAGTGATTTTATTTTGAATAAATGGTTTAATTCTTATAATTCAAATACATGGAGAATATTCTGGGCTTCAATGCTGTGGTTAATTGTTTTCTTTTTTCAATACATACGAGCGTTTGTGATTGTAGGACTTGAATCCTTAACGTTTTTATAGCTTTTTGTGTGTAGTCAATGACTATGCATACAGAGAAGCCGATTGAAGCGTTCAAATCAGTATCCTTGCCGGCAGGGAAAGAATGCTTCAATAATCCAGACAGCAAGGGTTTTAAGCTCCACACAAGGACACTCACCTTGTATTGACTCCCTTGATTTGTCTGGTGGCCCAACTTGACTTTCTTATCTTAATCTGTTAATAACGAAAAATAATGAACGTTGATCATAAATCATTAATTTAGGAGAAAATCATGTCTTTAGCGGAAAGAAATTGGAAGTATAACTTTAAGGATGGAAACTTTGGAGTGGGCGGGAATTTCTTCCAGAAAATCAAACATATTTCGGCCAATTATACGTATGATCCGGGAGATGGGCTACTTATGGTTGATACTACAGCAGGAGCAATAACGATCACATTGCCTCCAATTGCAAGTTGGCCTGTTGATGATTATCGTATCATAATTCCGATTATGCATGTGGTGGGCACGAATGGAATTGTTGTTCAGCTTTCAGGTCTTGAAACATTTAGTCTTGGAAATGCCTCTTTCGATCTCCCTGCAATCCCTAATTCTTTTGATTTCTATGTCATCAATTCCGCTTCTCTTACCATGTATGGTATTTTGAGTGAATTGACGTTAAGTGCCAGAACAAGTTATTCAGGAACCTGGGCAAACACAGCATGGGCCGCCTTGGCTATTGTTCCTTTTGCCACTGAACTCGACAATACACAACAGGAAGTTTTTCTGTATCAGAATTACCTTACGGGAGCAATTGCTGATGTGGCTGATATTGGTGATGGTACTATACTTCTTGGTGATGGAGCACATGGACTGATTGCAGGAGATGAAATTACAATTGTCAGTACCACAAGTTACAATGGAGATTATTCCGTTGTGGCTGTTCCTGATACGGATCATTTTATCATTACTGAAACATTTGTTGCAGATGAAACGGGATCATGGACGAGACCCGCCAGATATACTGTTCTGTATGCTGATCTTTATAATATTGGATTTTCTGCCCAGATTGATTCAACTGAAGGCGCCGCCTGGGATGCAACTGCTTCCCTGTATGCAGATGGGATTATTATTCCTAATACTTCCTTTACTGTGTCAGGCCTTGCGGGAGAAAATAAATCCATGAACCTTTCTCCCATAGGAGTAGCACTCACCGCAGGCCAATATATTGATCTTCGGATTGATAACAATACATTGACTGGTAATTTGACAGCCGCAGTCCTCGAGATTTCTACTAAGGCGCTTTAATCCTTAATTGTTTGATATTTCTGCCATAAGGATAAAAAATGGAAGGGAAAATAATAGATCGGATCTTTACTGAATTGGATAATCATTCCAAGCGGTTAGTTGATTTGTCAGAAGTAGTTCATGCCAATGCCGCTATCCTTGGACTTGTGACTAAGCTGGTAGTTGCCATAATTATGTTTATAGTAATTACCAGCTTGGGCACTCTATACAGCCACCTTAAATCACAACCTACTGTCTTGTACCACAGACCCATCCCCCCCGTTGAGAATTACATGGACTCTGATAGAGACGGTGATCCCGACAATGAAGGGGGAGTATAATGACTGCTATAATAAGGGCACGAAAGTTTTTAATCAATTTTTTTAACCCCACCATAGCTACAAAGCAACTCACCAAAGAAGCAAAAGACCACAGAGTTAGGATAAAACTACTTAAAAAGGAATACGACACTTTGTATTCATGGAATAAACAATACATTGCCACTTTAAGTATGTTGACAGAAGCTATCCAAGCAATGGTATGGAAGAAAGACAAAAGCCATAAATATATTTTAGCAAATCCAAATCATTGTAAGTCTTTTTTCGGATTTGAGGGATCGCAGGAATGTCTTAATTATGTTATAGGTAAAACAGATGAGGAACTTATTAAAAAAATATACACATCTAATGGAATAATTAATACATTTGAGGAAATTTGTTTTGTCTCTGACATTTATTGTGCCAGTAAAAGAATACCTGTTCACTTTCTGGAAGCAGGAAAAATAGATAATGATGAAATCCTTCTTTATACTATAAAAACACCACAATTTAATTCCGAAGGAGAGTTTATAGGCACAATAGGCATTGCGTGGGATGTTACGAGTCGTTCCTCCTTTTTAACTGGGCAATTAAACAGGTGGATTTACGATGAATTAGCCACCAAGATATTCCATGATAATAATGTGTTTTGTTACGCCATTGTTCCCGAGGTGAATCAATGCTCCTTGTTCAAACATGTTTGTCCTAATCCACATATTATGGATGGAGTTGAAAAAAAGGATTGTAACATTTGTGATCATCTTGGGGGATGTTTTAGAAAGGAAAAAATAATATGATAAATTGGGATTATGTTTATAAACTATCACCAGGGGAATTTTCAGAAGATCCAAATAAATATGCAGATCCTGAATTGATGTATGCTTTAGGAGCTTTAAGGGAATTATTAGGCAATAGAATGTTCCCTTCCCCCGTCCCAGGAGCATTGGCCAGAGATTATGGATCAAAGACTTCACAACACTATGCTATTGGAAGGAAATCTACTGCTTCTGATCAGTTCATTGAAGGTGTGCCTTTTGAAATTTATTCAAAGATATTGCATTCCGGGTTATTTACAGGTATTGGAATATATCTTGATACAGCAGGACCAGATGTAAAACCCTGGGTCATGTTTCATTTGGATATAAGGAAAAGAGTTTATCCTTGGATTTGGTTTTGTCATAAACTTTATGACAGGGAAACAAAAGAGATTTCCGATTGTTATAGATATCCACAGAAAAACTCTGAGTATTGGAGATTATTCGACAATGATAAGTTGTACAAAAATAAACAGTTCGGAACTTGGTGATCATGTTGAGCTTGTTAAACTAATTTCAGAGGAGTCAACCTTATTGGAGAAAGAAACCTCTCCTGATATTATAAAGAGGCATACAAGGATATTAGGATTTTTACTGGAACTGCAAAGCAGGACATCAAAGGAGCTACTATGAGAATACTGGATACAGTAAATTTTACAAAAGAAATACATTTTCCGATATCAAGGGCAGTATATAAAGTTCCGCCAAAGCGTAATTGGTATCAGAAACTTATAAAATTTCTCACCTATCGCAGATGGAGTGAGGTTATGGTTGATTATGTTCTTTGGGTTCCTTTATTGAACTCCTACATATTTGTGCCTGTTTCTTTTCTATCGGACGGAGCAAGTGTTCCCAAAGCATTGAATGGCCTTTTCAGTACAAACGGAATGTTGCTTCTGGGTGCCCTGCCACATGACTTCGGTTATCGTTATAAGTGCTTGATTCTGGTAAGTGAGATGACCGGGGAACTTTATATCAAAACATTTACCAAAAGTGAACTTGATGAAATATTTGAAAGCCTTTGTGCTTGGGAAAGTGGGTTTAAAAAAGCTTCCAATATTGCAAAGAAAACTTTATCTGTTGCGGGTTACATCGGATGGAGGGAAAATAGAAAAGCTAATAATAATTTATACGCTGATTTTCCAGGACTATTTGCGGAGATTTAATTATGCTGACCAAAAAAGAAAGAAGAGGAATAAAGGATAGAAGACAATTTTTGTACACGGCATATTGCCCGGAACGAAGAATAAAGGAAAGGAGAAAAAAATGAAAAAAATAATTACATCATTGATGGTGATTAGTATTTTATTTTTTACAGGATGTGCCACAACAAAAATAGCCACTGACATTGGAGTTATAATTGGATCATCTTTTCAAGAATCAGCAAATAAAGGTATAATTAGTGCTGAACAATCCATACAAGCTTGGCCCTATGTTTCTGGATTAATTAAAGGCTTACTGGCATCAAATTTTGATCTTGAAATGCCGAAGTTACTCACAGGCATAATGAATGAGTTGAATATTCTTGCAAAGAAGGAAAGTTTAACTTTCGAAGAAAAAGGGTATGTTATAGGTTATTATGTGCGCTTAGAACAACTCGGAGCTGAATTTGGGTGGGACAAATATGGAGTTAATTTAACTTCTTTTGTTACAAAGTACGTTTCTTGGTAGCTTATTTTAAGAGTCTTAGATTGTAATTGATATCACACTATAAAGAGTTTCTGTAACTGAGTAATACAGCTATAGAAACTCTTCATAATGTGATTTTTTAGTATCTGTAGAACTTAAATTCGTTGAAATTTGAAGTAGTAGAAGTAGAAGAAGAATTATTACTCCATGTCATTCCGCCAAATCCTTGCCTTCTTATAAAATGAATATTTTGTGATCTCGGTGCCACTCTTGTGATTTTAAGTTTCATTATAAGGTCAATAGTGGAATTGATCTCTTTCATTTTGGCTAATTCAGATTCACCGGAAGAAGGAAGATCTGGATGATACTTTTTCGCCAAAACTCTATGTTGTTTCTTTACGATACCCTTAAAGTCCTGAAGGGCTATTTCTGCTTCCTCTTTTTGCATGTTTCCATGCAATCCATATGAATTAGGAGAAATTTCCAGTATATTACAAATATCCTCAATCTTTATTTGGTTTTGCATGTTAATTCCCATATTTTATAATGTGGAGTGAACTTAACTTCCTTCGCTTTTATTGCGACAGTCATCCGGGCTAATCCTTCTCCACATTTCTGTTAACCTCTTAATCTACTTTTAGGTTTCTTATGGCTCTAAATTTAGCAAGATTGATATCTTTTATGACAACGAATATTTCAGTCATGAGCTTTTCAGCCTCTTTAAGATTAAGCATATGTTCAACCTCACCAACTTTTATACAGAGCCTGCCATCAATTATTATTGCTTCCACTTTTTCTACCCCCCCGAGATATGATTACCATAGGGTATATTTTGTTTGATTCTGAAATCATGCCCTTCCATATTAGATGCATCTTTTCCCATTTCCGCTTTAAATTCTTCCGCAGAACGTCCACGAACCGTTTCGGCAATTTCCCAGACATAATTATAAAGATTCTTCATATGTGACTCCATGATTGTTTTCTGATTATACTGGAGATTTGCACTTGTGAAACTCCATAAATAATACCCAATTCTTTTTGATTTTTATTTCCTTTTTCATATATTTTTCTAATTTCCATTACTTGTTTTTCATCCAATTTGGAGGTATTGACTTTTTCTCCCCTTGAGTGTCTATGCTTACCAACACAATCATTTTTATTGTCTTGATGAGTTCCTAAAAATAAATGATCTGGATTAATACATTTAGGATTATCACACGTATGGCATACCAATAAACCACGTGAAACTTTTGTTTTATTATGTACTTCATAAGCCAATACATGTGCTCCATGCATTTTTCCTTCTACACAAAATTGCCCATACCCATCTGTTCTTAGAGAAAGAGTCCATTCCCAACAACTATTTTCGGATACTTCATAATGATTCCAAATATTAATTTTTTTATTAATATCAATCTTTGTTTTTAGAACACCTTTTCTACTTAATGTCCTTCTTATGGTATCTTGACTTACTTCATAAGATTCGGCAAGCTTTTTGGTATTTTCATTTTTCAAATACGAATGCACTATTTCCCTTTCTTGAAGGACATTAAGTAATTTTTTCATTTTGACAGTTCCTTTGCAAATTCTTTTGATGTTTTTCCTCTTACAAGTTCTGCAATCTCCCACACATATGAATACAAATGTAACCCTTTACTTGAGCATATGATCTCTCCATTTTCAACACCAATCTGTTCCGCGCAATATTGTTTCATGAGTTCTATGGCAGCGAGATTCGCAGGAAGACCTCCCCATAAATCCCATGATCTGAAATAAGGATAGAAGTGAAGTTTACCGTCTTGAATCCTGGTACCAATGTGGCGCAGACAAGGAGGATCTTTCAGAAGCATGTCAGTAGGTTTTCCTACTTGTAAAATCATTTGATTGTTACGAAATCCTTTATTTTTGTATGTCCAAATCATGAGTTCCAATTGATTTACACGAAGATGGTCCCACCCTTCGCCTTCTTTTACATTTTCATTATTTTTATACAAAGAAATTATTCCTTGTTCCACTAACTCACCGAAACCTGATATCATGATGTCAGTGTTAGCCATTCCACTCGCACTCATATCAGCCACACTAAGTTTGGCGGCACATATTCTTTGTCCGTACGTGTACGCCTCACCAGGTTGTTCTTCTCCAGTCATGAGGTAAGGCATATATTGATCAAGAAAATCTTGGGCACAAGGATCATCCAGATTCAAAGCGGGATTCAGTTTCGGAAGAAGTGCCCCCACCCCAGGACATTTAGAATGTAGGACAACAAAATCGAACTCTTTTCGTCTTTGGCCTTCATATGATCCCGTATCTACTGTAAAATCTCTTCCAAACTCTACCGCTTTGTATAGAGTTTGATACCATAGATCAGGTAAGTTTGTTGCTTCCACAAAGATTACATTTTGTGCCATTTTAAATTCCTTTTTGTATATTATTTTTTACATATTAAAATGCGGGACTGTTATCATCACATCCCGCCCAATTAACACACTGTTCCCCTGCCTTTACTTTGCCGTTAGCTTTATCTATTTTCCAATAAAAATTACCTGTCCAAGGATTATACATTAATTGATTGTGTAATTCCTCGTATTGTGTCATTTTATCTCCCGTTATATCGTTGTCCACAAAAATCACAAACTATAGCATTGTGTGCCTGACTCATGAATACATTTTCAGAATCACATTCACTACAAGTCCTTCCATGTACCAAGGAAATGAAAGGAAGCTGACGGTTATTCTCGTTTTTTCCTTTTACAACATTAACTGTGCCTGACATCGCTTTCATGGCATACTTCATGGAATCAATCACATGATCGGGTGATGTACCACAACCCACGCTACCATAAACATCCCCAAAGACGGCCTTTACATTATTTTTCAACTGTTCCAGAGTACCATTGTTGTCAATTTCCACATCGTAATCATATTTACCATACAAACGATCACCAGTTATACTAAGATCATTTTTCTCAGCCTCGATTTCTGCCTTTGTATTAATGACACGACAGGTAACACATTGCAAACTCTTGAATTTACAAATTGTTACCAGTTTTTCAATTTCATCAGGTTCTCTGATATCTACTATAAGAATATCTACGTTATAGGCAGACGCACGATCTATTTCCTCAATCACTTTTTTTGTAGGCAGATCATTGTAAGCTATCATGGCTTGTTTGATTCCTGCAAGAAGGTTTCTTCCAGCCGTGTCCTTCTTGCCATTCCAGTCGAACGTACCGATTGCAACTGCTTTGACATAAGTAATTGAAGAATATTCCCCAATTTTAAATTCAAACAATTCTTTTAGATACTTTGCAACTGTTCCTTTTCCAGATTCAGCGGGTCCATTCATAATAAGTACTTTAATCAAAATAATTCTCCTTTTTTCGTTATAGATCCTTTGTGTTTATTCCAGTGTTCCATCTTATCCCATTTTTCTTCTTTTACTCCATATATCCTATCATATCGCACTATTCCCCGAGCGACAAGGATGTCCACAACAGCAAAAAGATGGCCTAATTCAGTTTCAAGTTTCTCCTGATTTGTCTGATCAGGATGATTTTTGGTATTATTGTATGTGTCCAGCAAACCAAAATGAATGATCTTTGATTTAGCCTGGATAACTTCTGCCGCTTCCTCAGCGAGTTTTTCCAAAGTCAGCTTGTCGTTTGGAAATCTATTACACAGTACAAGAGGATTTTCCATTTATTGCCAAATTCCATTAATGAGTTGCAACCCTGTAAGACTTCTAACACCTTGTTCTATTCTGTCCAGTCTATCAAGGATTTCATCAATTCTACTTTGATCTAAACCTTTTATTTCTTTGGGTTTTCTTTGATATCTGGTCAAATAATCAGGGAAAGGTTTATCCAGCACATCTACCACAGTCTTATCAGGGTTGCTCATTTTATTTATCCTTTTCTGTGTTCTTTGCCTTTATTTCCGCCCCGGCCTTTGCCAATTTTTCTTTGGATTGGCGATCAAACTTTTTGAATACCTTTTCAGGTTCAAGCAGTTCATTTTTCTGATTCCTGAAGATGTAACAACCATCATTCAATTTATCTGTATCTTTCAATCTCCTCTTGTATTTGAGGATAATCTTTTTCGGGCTGATGCTTTGCATCATGAACACATGTTTTTTCATGACGAAAAATTCATGGATCTTGTCAAACTTGGGAAGATCACTGAATATCAATTTAATCTCCGGACGTTCTTCTGCCTCAGTCTTTGCCATTACTTCTTCCGGAATGTCAATTTCCTCATCAGGGTTTTTAGGATTGTAATAGTCACACCCTGTGGTGCATTTGTCTACTGTGGTGAACTCAGGGCAATTTCCATACAATTTACATTTGGTATTTCCTTCTGACATTTTCTGTCTCCTTTAATTGAATATTTACATCCTTTTACTGCTATAATTTCTGGGTGAATAGGTCCGTGATATACTTGCTGATTATACCTATAGCACACATGTTTCCACCAATCTCTGGGGACTTTGGCCTTGTATTCTTTTTTCCTCTTCTTTTCCGCATTTTGTTCTGCCTCCGTAGGGCAGAGATAAGGACATTCATCATCACATAAGGAGAATTTGAATCCCTCTGCTAACTTAACAGGTATATCATCATCTGTACCGAACATGAATTTATGGCTCATTTTGCAATCTCCTCCATAATGCTTCTATGATTTTTTGAGAAACCTCATCAGCATGTGTATCCTTTGCCAGATCCATGTCCTTTGCCAGATTAATATTGCCATCCCAAAGAAGGAACACGTTTCTGATCTGCATACCTAATGTATGGTGTAGCATGATCAAATCATCTTCCTTTATTTTTTTAAGTCTATTCCTGTCGGGCAAGGACATTTCTGAAAGTATTTTATCCAGAACCTCTTTTAAGGTATTTACTTTGTTCATATCCCTACTTCCTTTTTGATCTCCTGAATGATTTCTTTACCCTTCTTTATATCATGGTCATAAAGAGCAAGTTCCAGATTGGTTAATTTTTGATAAAACTCGTCATACACATTTCTTTTGAGAGCCTCTAAGGCAATTTTATGGATTTCATCGTATTCTTCAACAGTTCCACTGGCATTCATTTCCCAGATAGCTTTAAAAGTAAAGGATATGATTTTTAGTCTGGGAGTATTAAATACTTCAACTCCTGAAGCACCCATTTCAAGAGGATTGCCCATAATGGGTTTACTTTTCCCTTGTTCAGAGAACATTTTTTCTATAAAATCACTCACTTTAACACCTCCAGAACCCTGTTAAACATTTGACCAACAGTGTGTGTCCTGTCATACATGGCGTGTTTTAATGGATAATGAATGTCCATGAAATGTTTCTGGATCCTTTGCATGACTTTTATTGCTTCCTTCCTTGTCATCTTTTGTCCTCTCTTTTAAGAAGCGCAAGACCTCTCATTCCTGAGATACTTGTGGGAGTTCTTCGGATCAAATCGACAATCCTAATTATGCCTTTCTTTATTTTCAGACACTTATAGATTTCCAGTTTCAATTTTAGGGCAATGACTCTATCCAAACTGGACATAAAATCTACCCCACACGCACAGAAATCTCTATCTCCTCCACAGGCTTTACAATAATGAATCACGCATTCATTACCATAAGAGGTTGCAGTGGACATTCCCTCTCTCATATAATCACCTTCATTCTTTCAATTTGTCTTTTGAAGGTGTCTATATTTTTATATCTTTCCTTAGGCGTGTCTGCCACTGAAAGGCAAAGCACAATCAATTTATTATAGGATGCAGTTTCTTCTCCAGCCCCAAAATGGTCAAATAGAGTCTGATCATATTCTTTGGATTTTTCCATTAATTTAGTGAGAGTCCTTTTGTAAGGGCCTCCTCTTCCGAATTTATAGAATTTCCAATCATCCTTATCAAAGAGTCTCTTCATTCTTTCAAATTCTTCTCCCAGGCCTTTTAAGATCACGTCTAAGGGCATTCGATTTCTCCTTTTAATATTTTGTCCAGTAAATCCTTATCAATTGCATCCGCCAATTTCTGCATGGAGGGTTTTATCATATTTTAAGAAATTACGCCGTTTCATTTTATGCAACCTTTGATTCTATCATGGTTACGTGACTTACCGCATCCTCCTTGATAACGCTAAATTGTCTATCCGCTGATTTAGCAAGTGCGGTATTATGTGTCACAATGATAAATTGCAACCCACCTTTCATTCTGCTCAGGTTCTTTATCATCATGGAAGCAAGCACTTGCCTTTCTTTATCTAAGTTCCTGAGTGGTTCATCCAATACCAACACATTCCTTGACTCGCCGTCTAATTTCCAATAAGCCACACGTAAAGCAAGGGATGCTATGTCAGCCGCCCCGTATCCGCAAGAAGCAAGTGGTGACTTTCTTTTGCCATTTTTCTCAAATTGCAGATCACATTCGGTTGTATTCCTTCGGAGAACAAATCCAACTTTGAACTTATAAGGATCCTCGAATACTGCCGCCAATGCACTGGATACAATTTTTTCTATTTGTTCAGATAGCCTGGTTTGGGTTACCTGTGATGCCTTTTGGAAGATGGCACGGGCTTCCTCAAGATTCTCCAGATGCAGGAGATATTTATCCATCTTTGTCTCAGTGAGTTCAAGGATCTTTTTGGATGTTTTCCTATCTTGGATTTTGTCTTTAAGATTTTCCAATAATTTCTTCATTGGAGTAAATGCTCAAATTTTGTTTTGAATGTCGCCTCACCCTTTGTATAGTGATCATTCATCTTTACCAGTGCATTTTTCTTTTGGGTCCGCGCTTTCTTTGCTTCTCCAGTATTCTCAAATCCTAAATCTTTCAGTCCTTCCATCAGCATATCCTTTTGTCCAAGGAGCTTATTTCTTGTTTTTTCCTTAGCTTGTACTGCCTTTGTCATTTGAATCAAATCCATTACGCCACCCTCTCCATTGTTTTATTGATTATATCTATTACACCTTTATTTGGATTCACATGTTTTACCACACTATTCAGGATCTTTTTGAAATTAGGACGTTCTCTGTCAGTCTGCGGCAAGAGGTTTATAAATTCCGCTATCTTTGCTTCCGCTTCTTTTTTAGAAGCTTCCTTGACTTCCTCAATGGCAATCTTATTGAAGTCAAAAACTTCCTCATCGGGCAAACACGGAATCTTTATCGGTTTTGCTTTCCATTGGAATACATCTATCAAGTACGCTCTGGGCTGAAATCCTATTTGATCCTTTGTTGATCGAACCAAAGATCCGCAGTTTACTTGAAGCCTGTGTCCTTCTCTTTCTCCCTCTATTCTCAATGCATGTGGAGCATGATTGTCTCCACTTATTATGCACTGAGCCCAGGGGTATTTCCTCATAATCGCATGAGCGGAGGAATAGTTTGTTTGACCTGGCCAGAGTTCACCTTTCTTGGTAATCATTCTATGCATTACAAGAATATCAGCCTCATCCTCTGGTTCTTCATTCCATCCTGCTCCTACAAAAGTTGTTCCGCCATATGTGGTTTTTGACATTTTAGGAGTAAGAATCTCAACTTGTCCCGATGTTTCAAGAATACCAAGAGGGGTATTATCAAGACCACTGACATGGTACCTAAGATCATGCTGGCCGGGTACAACGAGGATGTTCACTCCACTTTCTTTTATCATTGCAAGAACAAGCCTGGCAACTTTATATGGAACATTAGGAGAATCAAAGAAATCCCCAGCAATGAGAAGGAGTTTGGGAGAGGACCATTTAACTGTAATATCAAGGAGTTTTCTAAATTTTTCAATAACTTGACCATAATAATCGCCCTTTCTATTTTCGGGCACTTTGGAGTGTATGTGAAGATCCGCCGCGGCCACTATGTATTCCCATTGTTTTTTTACCATGAGTCAGTGTACCTGCACATTTTACATTTGTAATGGCTTTTGTGTGAATCATGCCCATCACTAACATAATCATGATCACATATATCCTGAAGAGCCTTTATGGCATTATCAATTTTCAGGGATTCTGCATTTAATTCTTTCCTTTTCTGAAATAAAGGATCCATCATTTCTTTTTTTACCATTATTTCCTCCTGCGAATTTATTGATTATTATATCCACTATTGCAAGTAATTCCGGCATATTCTTATCATTTGCATATTTAATTAATTGTTTCCTTACAGAAGAAGGAATTACTTTAGGATACAAATAAGCATCGTCTATAGGTTCAGAATGAAAATCTCTAATTATATGAAAATTATCCCCTATTAATGTTTTTACGATTGTGAGTTTGGAGTCTTTGAATATATTGAAAACAAACACAGGTTTCTTTCTTTCTTTCTTTCATTGTATTTATCATGTGTTCGGTGCCGCTTGAACTGCCATCCCATATAGCAAGAAGTTTATCTCCATAATTCCCCATTTCTATATTCCTCTTGTATCCTGCGCCATTTCCAAATTTATTCCAATCAGCAGGGAATGATTTTACTTTTATTTGGTGTTCTTCTGCTACTTCCTTCCCTCCGGTATCAGGTCCTTTTGCACAACCACTTACAATTTCAGATACACTTTTTTTGGTAATCTTAAACTTTTTTAATGCCTCATAAATGAAAGAAGTTCCCGTTATAGGCCTACTTCCGGCAATTATTAATTTCATTTCCCTTTTCTCCATTCATGTTTACAGATTTTGCACCTGAAATTTTCAATCCTTTTGTATGTTACTGTACTGTTCTCCATATTAGAATAATCTATATGTTCTCCTATTTTTCTCATTTCCACATAAACTACAGATTGGTGAGAATTACAAGAGGGGCAAGTTTCACATGTGTTATATGCCTTTACACTCATATTCCTTTCCTCCCGCATGTAGGACATTCTTGTTCTTTAAAGATTTTCACGTACTCCTTTTTGGCATCTATCAGTTCAATATCAGCCTCAGTTCTTTCCATTCTATTCTTTTCAAGCATACACAAGGAGTAATCTAATTCCTTGTGCTCCTTCTTGAGCTTTTCAATTTTCTGCCGCTCTAAATAAAGCGTTTCAAGAGCTTTTAAAGCTTTGTCAATGTCAGTAGTGGCGTTTAACTGTAAATCAACGTCCGTCATAGCAGAGATCAAGTCCTCTATCTGCTCCACAGTGTGCTTTTCATCGTCAATTGACTGTTTTTCTTTGCCGAGTGCTTCAAGAGCATTTAAAGCATCGTCCACTCCGTTATAATGTGTTTCCAGAACATCTTCAATTCCCAGGACATGGTTTATCTTATCATGGAGATCATTGTATTCCGCTTGCTCTTTATTTACCTGAGCTTTGAACGCCTTGAGCTTGTTTGCAAGTTTCTCCGCGTCATCAACCCATGTAGTTTCTTCTATCTCCTTTTGTTTGGTCTCTATTTCTTCCTTTGCCACTTTTATTTCAGTGTTACAGGTTCTTACTTGTGAGTTTATGTCCTTGATTGCTTTGTCCATGATAGTTAAACCCGCAACCTTATTGAACTCTTTTGCAACCTGTCCTGGTTTATCAGCAAGAAGGAAATACTGTTCAGTGGGATGTTGTGTCTGGATGTTGACAGCTTTCATTTTTGAAACGTCTTTTACCTCATCAGGAACATCCGTCCTTAGGGCACGTAAAGGCTCCCCATCATCTATCTGATAATGATTGACTCCTCCTGAGAATCCGTCCCTTGCCCTTGTAATAATACCTGAATCTTTGTAATCAACGGAAACCTCAGTGAGTTTTAACTTGTCCTCTTTTTTCTTAGGATCAAGTTGGTCATTTCTGTAATAGTCACCTTGGGGTCTATTCTCGGCATTCCACTTTAACTGTCTGATAATGCCCGATTTACCTTCATCAGATTCACCAATAATGACATTGACACCAGGTCCAAATTCAATATGGGTATCAATGTGTGTTTCAAAGAATTTACCTGTAAGGGAATTAATCATCATTCCCGCCTATTGGAATAGTGTCGGGATCTCGAATCACAGATAATTTCATATGTTTAGGGACAAATATGACTTTATTGTTGGTGAATACAGCTTTACAGGCTATATGTGCGTCTTTCATATCATCCTCTGTCATTTTTTCGTCATCAAAAGTAATAATGAGAATTTCACCTTTCTTGAGTTCTACCTTTTGCAAATTTTCTATTGTAATATCCATTAGAAGTCACCCAGAAAAGAAGGAATAGTATTTCCGGGAATTGATCCTGGATTTCCTATGATTGATCCTGATTCATCAATTAAGCCTTCTTCATACTGAGTAGCAAATGAATCCCTGAACCCGTTAAAATGTTCACATTTTTCTGCGGCCCTTTCCAATGCTTGATCTGCACCATCTCCCATTTTATTTACTCCTAATAAGGTAAATCATCATACATTTGTTTGTATAATGCTTTGGCTATCTTTTTCCTTTTGTTGGCTTGCACATAAGCTTCCATAGCATCATTAAAAACTCTTGCCTCTTTATACGTGATCATCAAAATTACATCAGGATGTTTGGCTCCCTTTAGTTTAACATTTTCAAGGATTTCCATTTTATTTCTCCTGGTTAAAAATCTTCACAATGACATGTGCCGCGCCTTTGTTGACATCTGCCATACTGGATGCAAAATATTCACTGTCATCTTTATACAATTCATAATTTTTAAATCCTTTCCACAAAACACCTAATAACATACCACAACCAATAAGTATAGTTATTGATACGGGAAATGCTACATGAAATAAAAGTTCCATTATTCCTCCTGATTAAAAATCTTCGCAATTGTGCGGGGTGCCTTTGTGGATGTTTTCACTTCTCCTTCAAAATCAATCTTGACTCTTGTTGGAGTATACCCCACAACCTTACCAATTTTTATTTTAATTCCGCAAATATTATCAGCCGCCGCAACTCTTGTACCAAGTGTAAGTTTATTTCCATCCATATCAATTGGGATTGTCATTACTTAAATCCCCAATGTGATACCGTTTTGTCGTTTATTTTATTAACACTTTCACCGTATCTGCCTACTTCATTAAATAAATCAAAGGCATCTTGATCGGGATAATGATTGGTGTAGAAAAGGTTTTTAGGTTGAATGCTTATTATTTTTCTGGCACACATAATACAAGGTTGGTGAGTGCAGTAAATATCACATCCTCTCAAACTAATGCCATGAATAGCAGCCTGAACAATAAGATTTTCTTCAGCATGAACGGCAAGGCACTTCTCTTGTTTTTCTCCAGAAGGAATATTCAATTGTTCCCGCATACAACCACCACGATCAACACAGTGTTTGATTCCAGTTGGAGCTCCATTGTACCCTGTTGCCAGTATCCTCTTGTCCTTAACAGCTATGGCTGCTATTTGCCTTCTCATGCAAGAACTACGAGTTGCAATTACTGCCATTATGTTAAAGAAGTACTCTTGCCAAGTAGGTCTTTTAAGTTTTTTCATTTTTTACCTTTTACCACTTTCAGAATCATACCAGGGGCATTTATTATCACCCTATCATCGAGTATAGTTACCGCATTATAATTCACGTCCTTAGAATGCGATACGATAATAATATCATCCTCTCCTATTTTGATTTCCCCTGCCGACGCTATTGTGTTGGAGTCTATTACTCCTTCAAAAGAGATGGGATCCGACAACATTCCGGGTAAGGCGTTTAATCCTATAAGCTCCTCAATATCCTCAGATTCAAGATCAAGGGGAACATTGTAAATAGCGTAATCATCACTTTTACCAGAGCCGGAAAGATACCAGTCCATGTCATCAATTTCATCTTCACTCTCCCAGCTTCCATCAGGCCAAAGATAAATTTTCAAAGTATCATCTGCCATTTTACTCTTCCTTAATATATTTAATACGATTTAAGCCTTTGAACTCAAAGTAACCAACCTTTCCGTATGGTTTTCCAAATTCAAAAACAGTCTTGCCAGTTTCATCCATGACTTGTGTCCATTCAATAGTCATATCTAACCAGTCATCTTCTTCCATCCAAGATTCAACCATTGGAACTTTCTGACCTACGAGACTTCGTGCAGTGGATTCAGCAAGTTGTTTATCACAGGTTCTGAATATAAAATCTCTTGATCCACCGTTCGCATAAAATTGTTCTCCGCCAAATACGAAAAATAACATATATCCCTCTTTAATTTATTCTTGAATATCCATTATTACGTATTTGGTACGCATTGAATGCTCTGTGTCTGATGCCTTTATTTGATATGCACATATTGACGGCTTTGAACAGCAATCTACTTGTCTCTTTTGGAAGTAGTTCGTTGACTGCTTGTCCTATTATCTCAATATCCGTTATGTGATCATTTATAACATCATTGGCCAATCTTCTGAGTATTTTTTTATTCATTAATAAATCCTTTTTTTGATTGCCAACCATTTTGGAATAAGAAATGTAATTTCACCTCTTCGTGTTGGTTCATCAATGTAGTCAGCTTCAGAATTTGGAACCCATCCAGTTATACCATCAACATTGATAAGAACTGCATTTTTTCCAATCTGTTTAACTTCGCCAGTGAACTCCAGCATTTTTTCATCCATTGTTAATTCTCTCCCATTCTTTATGAAAGGTTCTGCCACTCATAAAATCACTATGTTTTATGTTATCGGCCCGCTCATAATAATCAATGATGTCCTTGAGGTATTCATACAGCTTTTTGGGATACTTTGTTTTGGTTGTCTCAAGGAAGCTCATACAGAAGCAAACCACAGAAGCAACATGGATATCCGCCTTTTCAAGATTATCCACATTCATTATTTTACCGAATTTTTCAAGATATGCAGTAATCTCGGATAGATTGTCCTTGTAAATATTAGGATCATTGGCAAATACACGTTTGAGTTCATTATCCACAATGAACTCAATTTCCATGAATCTTGCTCTGAGTCTTCCTGGTTTCAGAGGTTCCCCAAGAAAATCAGGCATACTTCTTAAAATTCCCAATTCAGCCAGCTTCATTAACATATTGTGGTCAGCTTTCATTTGTTTATTTCCTTTTCAATCCAATCTCGCTTTTCCTGAGCGGTAAGATGCCGACAAGTGACTCTAACTATCCTGGGTTGTATTTTACAGATTTCGGTATTATTATGGCAGGCATCTCTTCCTACTTCTTTTTCATGATAAATCCCATGAGTGCAATAAGTAAGGCAATGATCAAACTTTTTCTTGGCATTACAGATCATCAATACTTTTGCCTTCTGTTCTAATTTCCTACGAATTGACGTCTTGGTTACTATCTTTTTCATCTTTTACAATCCTAAAGTTATTTTTAATTAACCAATGGTGAAATTCCTTTGCCGTAAAACAACAATTCCCGTCCTTGTCTCCACACGTTTTTGTAATCGGGTGAAGCCAAGAACAGGAAACTGATTTGCAAAATTCATTCTTATTGTAAAGCCGTCTTTTTTTGTAATTTTTCATTTTATGATCGTACTACACACGACAAATAAAGTCAAGCGTTTTTTAATGATAAATCATTAACTTTTATACTTCCCTATTCAATGGTAATGCCGAATTCCATCAGGGCAAGTTTCAAGTCCTGTTCCCCGATAACCCAGTAACCACCAACTCCTGATTCATGTCCAATATAAAATTCACTGTCCAGAGGCCTGTATTCAATGGTATTATCATTTTCTTCACAAAGATACTTCATTCCTTTTTCTTTGTTTTCATCTTTTACAGAGTCAAGTCTGGGCTCCTTCAATGTTACAGGAATTACAGTTGACTCTTTGCGTAAATCGTCAAGACGTACCAATCCTCCGCCGTCATGTGTATTAAACCCAAAGACGAATTGTCCTCCTTCGTCAGTACAATAGTATCCATGAACCAATGTAGGTTCTTTTTCATCAGGACTGTATAAATGGTAATAACCCTCTTTCATTTTTTACCTCTTTTTTAAGCTTTTTAAGTTATCTGTATTGGATCTATCAGGGCGCATTTCAAGATTTCTGGGAAGATAAAGAGAGTATACGCCTGGTTTGCCTTTGTCAGAAATGATTCCGTCACACTCAAGGGTAGCTATCTTTCCTATTCTTGCATCCCAATCAAGGAGTCTCTCATCGTCGGTGAATCCGCTTACGGAAACAAAGATAAGATCATCATCGGATTTCAACTGAACAGAACCCATACAATCATGGAACCTTGTATCAGCTTTGCCATACTTCCAGCCTACTATCCTAAGTTCAACATCCTTGCAAGCTTTCATTTTGACTTGATCGGGAGAAGTGTTATCCTTCCATTTAGCAAGGATGTTCTTTATAATGGCGCCTTCTTTTCCCTCACCTCTCAATCTTTTGTAAAACGCTTGTGCCTCTTCTAAGGAATGTAACATTACGGACTCTATTTTATGCACCCAGAATGTTTCTATAGGAGATTGTTCAAATAGCTGAATAGTTGCCATTTCCCTTACGAACGTGGACACTCTACTGAGTCTATACGTGTAGGCTATTTCAGATGATCCCGCCCAGAAGTCTTTTTGAGGAACAGCATCCCACAATTTTATGATGACTTGCCTTGCCATTTTTGGATCCGCTGTATTCTGTAAACATGAAGATAGAATCCCGTTTCCTGTTTTTCGGGGGAGAATCTTTCCTCCAACACTAACAAGGAGTTCCCCCATGTAAACAGTATCCCTGTATTTTTCAGGAGCTTTCTGTAAGAACTCCTTAAGGTGGTCTAACTGGTGGATAATGTTGCCATTTCTGGTTCTGAATAACACACCTCCATTGCGGTCGATAATGATATTATCAAACATTCCGTCCGCTTTCTCTTGGCCAATGGCGCCTCTTTCATAATCAATATTCCCCATCTTCGCCTTTTCTGTACTGCATCGACAATAGGGCATAAGGAAAAGAAGATCAGACATTGCCTTGTTGATAGACTTCCCACCGATTCCACACTTAGCGTCCTTGTTTATAATCCGAGTAACCACCTCAAATGTTTCTGTATCCACTGAGGCGAGTTTGCACAATTTCTGTTTATCCAAATTGGACGTACCCTTTTGTAGGGCTAATTTTTCCAGATAGGCAAACAACTCTTGATTATGGTTAGAACTTGATGGAGCCAGAAGGCCTCCTGACACTTTCATTTTATTTGGAAGCTTGTTCACTTTAAAATGCTTCGCATCATCATACATTAGTGTGATAACTGAGCGGAATGTATCATTTTTGAGCATTTCAGCAAGCATTGATATCTTTGCATTCGTAGACTTTGTATCTTTAATTTTGATCATGTTTTGATGTACGATTTTAAGACTCATTTATTTTTATCTCCTTCAAGGATTTCATTTATTTCCCTTTTTATTAAACCGCCCCATCTTTCTGACAATTTTTGTACTCCTTGGAGCATTTCATCATTACCCTCAATATCAATTTGTTGCTGGGTAATTGTTTCTTGGAGTTCGTCTTTTAATTCAGTAAATTTATCACAGGTATCTTTTATACACCTGTTATTATCACAGTTTTCACAGGGTCCGATTTTGATCATAGTGTGGCTGGTAATAGTTAATGAGCTATCAATTGTCAGAAGTCTTCCACAATCTTTACAGGAAAATTCAATCATCTTTTTTTAAACCCCCTTACCGCTTTGGCACTTCCAATTAGAAAATCAATTTCATGGAGGGTGTCAAGAAGATACTTTCTCTTTTCCTTAGCATCTTCATCCATAACAACTGACCATTCCCGTTTACAGTTATAGCATTCAAAATCCCAAGGGCCTTCACTATCAAGATCATTGTAGCCTTTTCCTGCAAAACTGCAATAAGGACATTTCTGTCCATGATAGAACTTGATAACTGCATCACCGACCCATACGTTCTCTTTGTTCCACTTTAGATTTATGAACGGTATCATTTATGCCCCCTGTTCCCATCCTGTTCCCATGTTTATCAGTGTATCATATTTTCCTTTTCTGCGTATATACTCCTTTTGCGCTCTATCCATTTCATTTTCAAGACGTTCTTTAAGCCAAAGGAAAACCTCATTGGGGGTATCTCTGAAAACTGTACTATTGGAATTTTTAGGAGATCTACCTCCCCCCAAAAAGAAAACACTACGGTCTGTTTCTCTTATTATTTCAACCTTCTTAATTGTACCATCCCAGCCATTTTTATATTTGTATTTTTTAACAAGGATCTTTTTTAACATAACTGCATTCTCCTATAGTGGTATAATTTTTTATCCTTAAAGACATTATCTCCCATTATTTACATCAGGAAATTTCAAAACGTCCGCAGTACTCATCATGTCCAGCATATGCAGAAACATAACAACGGAAGGGTATTGTTCAAAGGTGAAATCGTTCATGTTCGGGACACTCTTGCTCCATCTACCACTGTGGTATCTTACTCCTGCAATAACAAGATCTGCCTGAGTGGTTGTGAAATGTGTTTTAAGGGCACTCTTGTTTTTCTCAAGCAGATCTGCCATTGAACGATCATGATAATTATTTGTGTGAGGCATATTACCTTTGGGGCCATACTTCTGAATATCATGGAGAATAATCGCCATAATATACGCATCATTTTGAATGGAAACAACTTTGCCGCCAAACATGCGGATGATCTTTGCTCCTGCATAAAGCATTTCATAGGTATGATGAGCAATTGTGGGAACTGATCCATCCTCTTTCTTGTGATATTTCCCTGTGCTTGATGAGGGCTTGTTCCAGATATCAGGCATTCTTCCTTCTATTTTCATCAACAAATCAAATCCTTCGGGAGTCATGTGGTGTTGTGCCAGTACTATTATAGCCTCAGTGTAATTCATTGTGTAATTCTCCATAGTTATTATTTGCTTTTTTTGCTTGGATTAACTTATATACCGATTCTCTCATTGCATGTTCATCCAAATCATAAGAGATATTTTTACCATCTTGTGTAATTTTAATTATAGGATCAATAAGCCCTTCCCAACTTTTGCCATCCACTGTCCATTTAAATAGCCATGGATAAAAAGACTTCACATGTTCGGAACAAAACTCAAAGAAGAAGAATACCTTAAAATAATTTATTTCTTTCTTAGTTGTGGGCTTATAATCAAGCCTCATTTCTGAACTGAAGGTATCAACTCCAAACATTTTGCAATGATGCTGATTGATTCGTTTGGTTATTTCATCCGTGTTTATCATATTATCCTTTTAAAAAACTGGGTTCTATACTGAACTCCTCGAACAATCGCTCCAGTCCTGCTGTTAACTTCTTGCCTTTTTCTTTTCCTTTTTTCTTTCCTTTTTTCCATTTTTTGTATATCATAACGTCAGGAATATTTCTTCCAGGATATTTGTGATTGTATGCTTTTACCAATCTATTCATACAAGTTTTTCCGAGATATTTACCTTTGGGCACTTCATTCGGATGAATGTATCCCAAATGAGTCATAGTAGGTTTTTCAATGAAGTCAGCCAGATGCCTAAGGAAGTCAGGCATAGTGATATCAAACTTATGCAGACCGCAACGAATGAAGGAATTTGTTATCTTACCTTCCATTGTATTTGCTTGTCTGTGTATAACTCCACGAATCAATCCCGCCTCCTCTGGTCTACCCAGATTATTTGAATTTGCAGTATGAGCATGATCCACACACATTTTAGATACATTAAAACGTAATTTAAGTATAGGACAAATTCCATTTTGTTTCTTATGAAAAAATTTCCTTATTTTGATTAATTCTTCCTGCTTAATTTGTCTTGGTTGTCTTGGTTGTCTTGGTTGTCTTATTGATATTTTCTTCATAGCATTCCTTGTACGTATAAATAAGCAGGACTGGTTGATTCAGAATTTTCATCACCTATACATTGTTCACAGGCTAATCTATGACAAACAGCCTCATCAAAATCTTTGTGGCGACCAAGATATACACATTTGCTATCTATATGAATTTCTGTTTCCCATCTGTTTGATTGTTTATCCCATTTTACACCTTTTACTCCACTCGTATTATTTTTATTATTTCCTGAGATTCTGTTATTGACAGAACGTGATACATCACCTAAATTACTAATCCAATTGTGATATGTTATCTCATCCCGATGATGACAGTTTTTTCCAGGCCAGCAATTATAAACATAAAACCAAGCAAGCCTGTGTGCTTTATATGATTTTCCATTAATGCCTATTATGATATACCCATCTTTATCTGAACTTCCCGCAATACTTCCAACTTTTACAGACCAATAATTAGATACTTTCCAATAAAACAAACCATTCCAAGGATTGTACATTAATTGTCTTAATAACTCTTTATGGGTTAATTTTATCATACCGATCCCCATCCTTTTAATATTCTTGTCCAGTTTTCCAGGTCAGACAATATTGCTTTGAATCCATATTGTTTGGCCATTCCTTGAACTCTGATCTTGCTTACCCTATCAGGTTGAACATCGTATTCAGGTGTTCTTCTAAACGGAAGTATCACAAGGGACTTGTTTCGATTGATTACTCTCTTTCCTTCCTTACTGATTATGGCTTTGTATGATTTCCAATGCTCGGGTAATTCACCTTTAATATATTTCAAAGCAGTATTTTCAGCAACTCCTTGAACGCCCTTAACCTCATCAGTTGAGCAACCCCCGATTGCTTTTACTCTTTTCCACATATAAGGCTCAATTCCATATTCCTTCAAAAACATTGCCTTTGTATAATACGTGGAGGTTTTGGGTTTCAAGATGCATGTGGTGGGAGTTAATAATTGATACATATCTTGATCTGAGGTTACTATGATGATTTCACAGTTTTTGTAGGACTTACAGATTTTTCCGATTATGTCATCAGCTTCAAGACCCTTTGTGAGGAATATATTAGAGTATCCCATCATAGGCAACACTTCTTGTTCCATAGCATCAAATTGTGGCCATGCTATTGCATCCAATGCAAGATCAGCCTCCGACTTTTCTCGGGTATTTCTTTTGAACTTATAGCCTGGATACATTTTTCTCCTGACAGAATCTTCCGGAAGACTGTCAGTTGCAAAAGCACAAACATTAGGCTTGGTTTTTTGCATTAATAATTGAAGTTTAAAAAGAAAGCCAAGAATGATATAAGTGGACTTATCCTTTTCTTTGAGGTGTTTACCTCCTGCGTGTTTTACAATGTGTAGGACACTTGAGGTGTCCATTAACAGAATCCTTTTCCGTGCCATCTGATCTCCTTAAGTGAAGGAGACTCCCTAAGCAGAACTCAGGGAATCTCTTATTTATGTGGTCAAATTACTTTGATCATGCATTAATCATCTTGCCAGTCATCATCCTGCCACTCATCGTCACCGCTTTTGTCACCGGCATCACTATCACCTTCTTCGGTGCCGTTGTCATCTTCTCCGCCTGTATCATCTCCCCCTTCTTCATCAAAAAGGGCATCAATAATGAGCATTTTAAGAAGGGTAACTTTTTTGGAAGTATCGACATTTTCCAGGCCTTCTGTAGTTTCACAGAGTTCAATCAACTCATCCTTTTTCATTGAATTGATCAGATCCTCAGAAAGTTCAATTTCCTCGGCTCCTGTGTCATCACCCGTGTCGTCACCTGTGTCATCGGGTTCAGAATCGGGTTCAGAATCGGGTTTGTCTGTTCCCGCATCGGGTTCAGAATCGGGATCATAATCTTCATCATAAGTGGCAATACGCTTATCAGCAAGGGTTTCCAATTCTTCACAGAGTCCTGTCAACGCCTCTACACATTCCTGATCTTCCGACAGGCTTTCAGTCACTTCAAACTCAATTTTGACCTTTGCATAATCAATTTGTCTTGATACCATTACCCTGATTATTCTGCTCAAGGCGCCATTGTCTTTTACTACAGTTTTCTTTCCAGTCATGTTTCTCTCCAAGGGCTTTAGTACTTTCGTTTACGTTTAGGTTTAAGATTTTCCATAATTTGATCAAATGTTCTTTGACAGAGACGGAACATTTCCAATTCTCGGTCATTTTGTTCAATATCATCAATGATCATTTTAATGGATGGGTGTTTCTTTTTATTGGTAGAAGTTAAATCGGGTGCCAGAAACCCTTTTGTATTGATTGCTCCGTCAGTACCCGTCCAGTCTCCTTCATCTTGTAAGAAGTGTATACAGGACTTTAGGTTATCAACGCCATAATCACGTAGTATAGGGAAATAAACTTCACCATGATTTCCAGTCAATTTGTTCTTGGTGATTTTTGCCTGGACATTTGTAACGATGGTGCGTTTCCCTTCTTTTTCCTTCTTCTGACATGCAAGCCAAATTTCATGAAAGGCGTAGAATTTTAGAGCCCTCCCTCCTGATCTGGTTTTGGGAGTAAACATAGCACCAAAGCCTATGTTATCCCTTGTTTGTGAGATAATGATTAAAGCGGATCCATTGTCACTTAGGTCCTGTATTCTTTGAGAACAGAAACGGGAGAATGTCTTAGGTTTACCATCACCATAATCTCCTTTGGTTTTGTTCCCCTTCTCTCTTGCTTTTCGGTTCTCTGCATCTTTTTCCATGGCGGCCTCAGAAGTCAAGGCATCAAAGGAATCCAGCACATGAATGAAAGGACGACCCTCATCCAAGTATCGGGCAATATTGTCATTATAGTCCTCAATTGTTTTGGAACGGACCAACTCTATCCTGTCGGCACATTTCTTACCGAATAATAAAGCAAGGTTAAACTCATTGGCGGCCTCAACATCATCATAGATAAACCTATAGTTATCAAATCGTTCCAGCAGGGCGCATTCCGCAAATACTGTAAAGGCAAAAAGAGTTTTGCCAGCATGAGAATCTCCTATTAGATTGACCATTTTTCCAGTCCTGAATGCCCCTTCGATACGTCCGGAGCATTCAAGATTGAAAGTTGTTGAGCCCGTCGGAATTAGAGTAAGAGGATCCACAAACGATTCCTTTTCATAATCATAGAAATCTTCTGCCTCCCGTTGCTCGTCAAACTGTTCTGCCACTGCTTCCGACTCACTTTTGACGGGTAGCTTTTTAACAGGTAGCTTCACGGGCAACTTTATGGGAGTCTTTTTTTTGAGGATGATCTTCTTTTTCATTCTTCAATGCTCCTTTATTTTTTCACAACTCTGCGGACCACACGTTTATTCAAGCCAGCTTTGGGACTTTTTGCCCCCGCCTTTTTGTCCTGTTTTTGGTTTCGATTCGTCCGAACATGATCATCCGGAATATCTTCATCACCCTTAAATGGTACATCGTCATCCGTTTCTGTTGCTTGATTTCCCTTACTAAGTAATTCCTTCGCTTCTTCTGCGATTTCTTCATAAGTAGGGTGCATATTGATACACTGGTCAAGAGCAAAGCCCTGGTCAAGGATCCTTTCAGGGATTGGTGCTTCCCTGTCAATGAATCTGTGGCCCAAGTACTGTGTATTTTCCTGCCCCGAACCCTTACGAGTCCAGCATACACTTTTCCCTGTATCAGGATCGGAAAAGACTTCATATCCTCCACCTCTGGGAAGCTTTGCGATTTCGAGGATTTTTTCTTCCATGAAGAAATGAGCGGCATCAAAAATCTGGACACCTTTTTTCTCCGATTCTGGAGTAGTTCTGTCCCATAACAGATATATGGAACGCCTTTTTGCCCGAATCTTGCTCCATTCTTTTTTGGGCAATCTGTTCGCTTTAATGTACTCACAAATGGGACATGATTCACCAAAGTTTTCAAAAGGACAAACGTAGGGCTTCTGCATCTTACCCACATTCTGATGGACATACAAATCCAGAACATAGTCAAATCCGCCTTCTTCCACGACAGGCTGGCCCTGATCATCAAGAGGCATATCAGGCCCGGCTTCCCAGGGGAGGATATCAACAATGTGCTGTCCTTCTTTACAGGAAAAGAAGTTCACTCCTTCGGGAATGTTCTTCTTATTAAATACTGTTGGATACCTGCCTCCACTTTTCTTGGGTGCCGTATTGTGCCTCTTTTTCAATCCACCTTTGCGTTGTTTCATTCTGTCCCTGAAACTCATAATACTTTCTCCTTACTGTTTTAATGAAATACGGGTCTAAGCCCTTTAATCCTATCCTATAGCAATTTTTTCAAGTTCACTCCGTATGTGTTCTGGGTCCTCATTTTTCTCAGAACATCTTAATTCAAAATTTGCCCAATTTTCATCAACAAAATCTAATAAAATTTGTGCCTGTGTTTCATTCACTTGTCTCCTCCTTTTTTTTACTCCTGTTTTTCATCCTCGTATTCAGATCCTTTTTGTGTCTAAAATTATCGCCAGAACTGATATTTTTCTGTAAGTCCCTGACCTTGTTTCTCGGCTCCGAATTGAAACCCGATATCTGCATTGAGACAAGGTTTCCGAGAGCATGTTTCTTATGCTCAAAAGCCGTTCTAACTCCGGTCATGGAATTAACTATCTTAACACATTTATTGAATTTTCTATATGCCTTAAGATATTTTTTATTGATCATAGTAATGTTTTTTACGGCACCTTCAGTTAACTTCTCCAGACCGTATTTTGATTGCCAATGTTTTCTAACATCAAGGTCAATATTAGCAGCAACCCAGTCCATCTTCAATTTTGCTTCATCACGGTTGGCAATGGAATCTGCAAGGATCTTTGCGTAATGCATGTAAAGGGAGGCATGAGTTATCCATTCACCCTCAAGGTCATTCTCATCAACCTCAATATCAATATTATAATTCCTAAGTTCAGGCATTTTATTACTCCTCCTCCTCCTCTTCTCCTGCAGAGCAGGCGGCATAGCAAGCTAACCTTAGTTCGTCCTTTCCGCTGTCATAGAAGTTTTTACGGAACTCCATCATGATCTCTGCAATGAGGTCATTATTGTTGTCCATAGAATTATTGATGAGTACTTTGGAAAGATAACCCATGATAGGCCGTCTTGCTGATTCTCCATCTGTTTTTAGAGAGGTGAGGAGTTTACGAACTCTGGTCCATCTTGCTTTATCTGAGATACCGAAATTGAGAATGGCACGGCAAATGTCCAGAACTTCTGCCTCAGTAGTGCCTGATGATTTTAGGGTTTTCAAAGCTCCCTTAATGTCATCACTCATATCAATTACCATATCTAAATTTTTCAGAGCAATTCCTGCGGATCCACCTGATAGTTCAATTATCCTGTCAAGAATGTCAATCGGAAAGTTCTTTGCTTTGTCGGGAGTCTTTTTGAACTCATTAGATAAGATCCGCCGCATCATTTTTAAGAGTTCATTGCTTGTCAATAGTGCAACTTCATAAATGTGACAACGCCGTTTAAATGTGTCTTTAAGAGCTTCGGGATTTGTGGTGCAGATTATGAAATGAACATGCTTGGGAGGCTCTTCCAATGCTTTCAATAATGCTTCCTGTGATGCATGTGTTATTTGGTGAGCTTCATCAAACAATACGACCTTTTTCTTTCCTTTTAAAGGAAGATAATGTAATTTTTCAAGAACTTTTCGTATTGCAGGAAGTCCTCTGTCATTTGCAGTATTCATTTCCTTAAATGATGATTTGGAGCACCCAAGCCCTCTGGCTATAATTCTTCCCAAAGTAGTTTTACCGCATCCAGAAGGTCCAACAATTAAGAATGCAGCCGGAGGCTGGTCTCTCTTTAACATAGTCTCGAGGTTGTTTTTGATATCAGGGTTTCCTGCCAGCATTTTCAATGTTGATGGTCTATAAACAGTTTGCAAACTCAAGAGCCACCCCCTTTGTCACCATCACGCGGACAACCCACACATGTATTTGCTTCAGGTTGCGGAGCATTACATACAAGATCAAACACTACACAAAACCCATCAGAATCCCGATTCGGACAATCATTCGGAACAGTGTCCATGTCCATATTATCCGGTATTTCAGTGGGCCTTCTTGGTTGTTTCATCTTTTCTTCCCACTTTAATAGAATGTTACATATAAACCTTGATCTTGACATCCCTGCTATATCAGCCTTATTTTGCAATAAGGCTTCCAAAGGCTCAGGAATTGTAACGCTGATTGTTTTGCCCATAATGTTTCCTCTATATACGTATTGATTTTCATTTATTTTTATACAGTATTCTAATTTCAATGAAAAGTCAAGTATTTTTTAATGATAAATCATTAACATTGCCGATTCTGCGGTTATTATTTTCATGCTGCCTCCTTCCAGATTGTTTCATAATCCATATTATCAGGGTCACCTTCTCTAAGGTCAGAAAAGTTTCCTCCATCTTCTCTTAACTTGGTTATTTCAGCTTCGATTTCCATTGGAATTATCAACCACTTAAATTCATTCATCAGGCCTTTTACAATCTTGTTAACACCTGCATGGTAGAATTTGATCTCATTTTCAGGAACATTGCTGATAATACTATCATGAATTTGCCCAACTATCTTTGTTTTCAGGTTATTTTTATCAATGAACTTCTGTACCTCAATCAGAGTATGAACCAACAGATGGAAACTTGCTGACTGGATGGGATAGTTTGTACACTGATTATCGGACATATATCCTGTGAATCTGAAACCGAAATGATTGGGAATAAAACCATGTTCTCTATATTTCTCAACTATATCCTTCTTCCACTGAGTATATACAGGAAATCGTTCATTCCACATCTTTTCTTGGACATGGGCACAATGCTCCATGAAGCTTCCCTCTGTGGGAGTTCCATCTTTTACTTCTCCGAGTTCATAGATGCCTTTTTCTTCAAGCCATTCTCGGCAAGTCATGCCATTAGGAAGTTCTAAGTCCACCTCAATAACATTCTCCCAGAACATAGGAGCACACGAACCAAACCAATCACCGTAGAACTGAGCAAAAGTCCAATTGTTCTTGGCAAAGAATCGAATCTTTTTAATTAACTTTTTCTGGTCCCTTGAATACTTAGGATTCTCAAGCATATCAGGAGGTAACATCAAAAGGTCAGTTGCATTATCTCTATGCATATCATTTATCAACTCACCTGATGCATCTTTTTCTGTCAAGTAGGCAATAAATGTTGGATCCTTGTGGTAAGTGGCGGAAGTTATAACCTCCGCACCTGAAAAATCAATTTCACTTAACACACATCCCTTTTTCGGAACAATTCCCATTCTAATGATTGCCTTTATCTCTGCATCACGTTTAGGAATATTCTGAAAGTTTGGTTTTGATGATGAACTCCTATAACTGACAGGAATATTAAGATCCCAGAATGGATACATCTTTGTCCTAAATATCTCTCTTGCAAACTGACCAAGATAAGTTCCCTTGGCTTTCTCGTACTTTTTCATTTTAAGGAGGTTTTTTACATAAGGTAGATTCAAACTCTCCAGAGTCATTTTATCTGTCTTATACCCCCCTTTAGCAGTATAGACGGGATCTTTTCCCAGAACTTCATAGAATAGTTTTCCGAGATCTTGATTGGATGTGATCCTGATTGGTCGTCCGAACATTTTATGAAACATTTCCGCTTCACGACCATTCTCCAATCCGTGCTTTAACTCCTTGACTTTCTTTTCCAGATTCTTTTCAGCTTTTTGATAATAAATGGAATCCATATTGATCCCGTTAAGCTGGATAATAGCCATCTGTTCGTTACCACGCATGAAGAAATTGTAAGCACCAAGTAGGCTTTTTTCGGGAGCATCAACCTCACCGAGAACGCTTTTCATTGCATCCTTTACGTCCCGTCTTTTGGTTATTTCAAGGATCTGTCTATCGTATACCATCCATCCATAAATGCAGTCAAGTCCATTGTATGTTAATAACTCTTTGAATGGTGCTTTTTCTATGGTATTAAATTCTCCATTCTTTGCTTTTAGGAAGGGAGCAATATCTTTATCATAGGGCTTAACACCGAACCTTATGAACGTCTGAAATTTCAAACCTGTTGAGGCTGATCTATTGTCCAAGATATGTTCTGCCATCATAGTATCAAAGTGAATCTTAGGCATTACATTGAACATAACCTTTGACCACACTTGCTCAAATTTGCAATTCCTTGTGTAAATACCATATTGGAGAGTAAATTCCTCTTTTGGTAAAGAAACACAGTACACTTTCTCGTATCTATCCTTGTGTTTTATTTCTTTTACTGTCCAGTTTACTTTCTCCTTTGTTAATATTATCATCCAGTAAGGGTGCGGGTCTATATAATTCCCATCAAAGTCTTTCGAATTAATATGTTCTGAAAATCCAGTACATTTCCATCCACCAAGTTCTGCATTGTCCTTTAACCATGTAGCGTGTTCTTTATTAAAGGTAGTTATGACTCTTGATCTTCCAGTTGCTGAATCTGTGCCGTCACCAGCATCCCATCCTGCTATAAAGTTTGCTACATACTCTGCCGTAGGATTCTCAGGAACTTTCTTCATATCACAAGAGGCTTTATAGTAATTCACAACCGGATCACCATTAGCAGAAAGGGGGTACGTATATTTAGGAAAAATGTCTTTATACTTTTCTTTTTTACCACATAGTCTGATTTGAAAATGAAGGGAATGTTTACTGGAACGACCTCCATCCGCAAGGATTAATCCATGTCTAAAAGCCTCTGTATTTTGATCAATTGTGAATTCGGGCATTTCCGAAATTATATTATCCCTTAATTTCAATTGGTCTGTGGTAACCTCTATAGTTTTAAAGGTAGAGGGATTAGGGTAACAATGATTGAATTTTCTTTTTACAATCCAACGGTGATTTTCAGTGCTGTGAATAGTTCTTTTAATCTTGGATCTACTTCTAAGTTCAGGGCCTACTACTATTTTAGAAAGATGATCTTTTCCATAACATTTAACTTTAGCATCCTTCCATCCTTCCTTTGTCCACACTGTTTGGGTAGTGTTCTCTGTATCAATAAAGGACTTCAATCCTTCTTTAGTTATATATTTTGTATCACCTGAAAAGCAATTGTGCGCCATCTTTAGGATTTCATCATCCCTGAGAATCTTTTTCCAGAGTTTCTTTATAACCTTTAATTCAGAGGGAGTCCAGAAACTTTTCCACTGATAAGGAAACGCAAACGCTTTTGAGGCAGATACAGCAACACCAATGGTCACAATCTTATGGCCTTTTCTGAAAGGCTTTAGTCCTGTGGACTCATAATCAAAATAGATTTTTGATTTACGCTTGAGGATTCGATTTAACAGCTTTTTAACGCGGTTGAAGTCTGTTAACAGTGTGACATTGCTTTCATAGTTCTTTGTCGTTAAAACCGGGCGTTCCAACTGTCTGAGAGCAAATTTTAGATCCCGATTGAATACACTTTCGAGGTTTTTGTCTTTCTTCTTCTTTTTCTTGGATTGACGGAAAAGATGATAGGGATGATATAGAGGAATAACATTACAACTGAACTCTTGATCGGGTATAACATACTTTCTCCATCTGTGTATGCTTCTGTTTGAAAAATCCTTTCCGTACAATGAAGAAATAGCCAAATCACCCAGAAGAAGTATCAATTTAGGTTTTAACTGTTTGATCATTTTTTTGATATACGGGAAGCAGTTTTGAACCTGGCCAGGACTGGGTAAATTAAGTCCATCAGGATTGCATCGAACAGCGTTAACTTTCCAGCAATCCTTGTTCATATTGACATTATTGAACCTTAATTGCTGTCTTAATGGATCGCCTCGTTCTCCATAGAAATGTTGACCATATTGGTCATCTTCGTCACTTGAAAATTCACCTATAATGAGAATCTTCTTTTGACCTTGTCCTGAGTATTCCATCTTTGGATGGATTGTGTCTTTGAATAACCCACAAGCCAAGCAATCCGATTCCAAGTCATTGACATCAACCTTGACCTCGGACCGCTTAGATAACTGGGATTTAGTGAAAAATCCCATAGAATTACTCCTGTATTGATTTCAAACTGGTCATCATAGTGAAGTTTTCAGTGGACAACTTTGCCTTTGTGGACTCATCATCAATGGTGATGGTCGTGGAATGATTTAGCATTTCCCTTAGAAAATCAGGGTTTAAGTTGAACTCTATATCCGCACCTTCATATTCGATCTTGGATCTATGTTGTGATCCCCCTCCTTCAGATTTTACCGATACAATACATCTGCCTTTTGTGATCTTGATAGTAACCACGGGTTCCATTGTATCAACAAAGATGGAAGCAATATCAGTTCCTTCAAGTATATCCTCTGATAGATCAACAGTCCTTCCCTCAAAGTCAAGAGCATCTTCCATGTCTTTTTGGGGAAAGTCTCCATCAATTCTTCTTATAGAAAAGATGCATCCATCTGTACTCTTGAAATGGATCCAAGCTTTTGTTCGGACATACATCGTAGGATTGATTGACGAAAGGTTTGAAAGCTGGGAAGCTTTGATGAACATTTCATCTACCTTGCCAGCAAGCTTGGCAGAAGCAAACTGGTCATTATCAAACGCCATGCTGTTCTCTCCGTTGAAATATACACAGGAAAGAGTTGATTCAGCCTCTACCTTGGCCGCCGCAAATGCACAAAGAACAGCATTTTCCATGAAGTTTGCAGGGAGTTTTTTCCACTTAACATCTTTAAGGGATTTATCAATCAGTCCAATCCTATCAACTATCTCCTCATCAATAATAGTAGTGAGATTGACATTCATTTTGGGTGATCTGATATTGAGATTATTCCCTTTTTCCTCAATTTTAAGAACATCCGCTTTTGACAAGGAGACAATCTTGTATAGATCAGCCGCCTTCACAAACAGATTGAAGTCAGTTTCAAGAGGATGCAAGATTGATATCTTGTCATTATAGGTTACAACTTCTTTCCCAGAAAAATAGAAATAGGTCATTGACTCAACTATGTCCTTTTCTGCTATTCCGGGTTTAACTTTCTTTAAGACATCCAGTAACTTTTTCCTATCCATTATTCTGCTCCTTTATTGGAATAATTGTACGATTTTTCCTTTTTCTTTTTTCCTATCTTCATTTTTGTGTTGCTCCTTTATTGCGAACAACATATCTAATTCAGTTGTGGTGAATAATGAATTATCAAAATCTAACATTTCCCTGAGTTTTAGGATTTTTAATGTAGCCCAAAGTTTAAATTCTTCCTCAGTCATTATTTCCTCCGTTTTAGATCAAGTAATTTAAGGAGATAGTTCTGGTGATAATAAGAGCCCAGCCTTCTCCACTTATCAGTTATTTTTAAAGCCAAATCCATTGTCTTGAACTCTCTCTCCATCTTATGAAGCATGGGAAAGTTACCAGCAAAGTACACCTTTGTATCAGTCAAGGTTTGTTCAAGATCAAGAAAGAACCTCATGTTGGCTCTGTCTCTCTCCATTCCTTCCGTTTCCAGGGTTTTGACATCAAAGCCACGATCATTAAAGTATCGTTGCACCTTGCTTTGTTCTATTTCTGATAGATTTTGATAATGGAAAGGTTTTTTTATGTCGTTCTTTGTGGTGATGGGAAGTATGATTGGTGATTGCCTGTAAGTGTATCTGCCATACTTAATTTTAGGCATCATAACACCCCCCATAGCACCAACCAAAACCCATGTAGTACTGTCAATTGAGTTTCCTGTGACATATATCTTATTGTCACATCTTGTAAAAAAAGCTTTACTTGGCACCTGTAAACACCATATATTTCCTGTATATTTTTCCTTGTGTTTTTTAAGTGAATGATTATACACATAATCAACTGAGGATGATTGTAAAGTCTTATACCCTTGGTTTCCATAAGAAATAGAAGTAGGTATACCCAACAATAAACAAGCTATACGGAGAACCTCAAGATTGTCTTTTTTCACCTGTCTTGAAACTGTAATATTAAATGAATCACGTCTTACCAGTTTTGTGTCTGTGCCATCAGCCAGGACACAAATATCTACAAATTTCTGTAACTGTTCCTTAGTAAGATCAAATATAAAATCTAAAGGTAGTTTTTTAAATGGAGCAAATTCTAATATAGCCTTAGTAATGTCTCCATACATTTCAAAATTTGCTAAATTGTCCTCTTTTGACACACTTTTACAATGCGGTTCTCCACTGTAATTTAACAAATCCTGGATCATCTTACATTTATCGGAATTAGCACTTTCAGATTGATAAATAGAAATACTATCCTGATTATATTTTTCCCTTTTGTTGATTGTTCCATCAGTCCAAAACCAAGCCAATAATTCAATGAAACTGTCCATATATATTTTAGTTTCAGGGAAAGTGTATTTTCCTATTCTAGGTATACAATCATTGGAGTTCAGTGTGTGTGTTGTTTTCCACTTCCAATTATTTCCTCTATTATATTGAGGACAAGTAATCCAATTATGATTATCTGTAACTTTGGCACAAAAGTTTCTATTTTCCATTACATTGATATCAATATCTTTTACTGGAAATGTAGGAATATCTAAAATACGTTCCCACTTAGATGCTCCTTTATCGAATGTTAATACCTCCTCCCCTATGGATAAATCTTCTCTAAATTTCCATCCAGTTTTTGTTAATACCTCATGATCCTCTTCTGTCATACAGAACCAAGGATAACGCCAGATCAAGTGCAAAGAAGTCATACCGAACCCGTGGAATTTGATTTGGGCTTTTCCCTTACTATCCACAATATATTTCATGCACTCGTCCAGCCACTTTTTCTTTTCTTTTGTGGTTCTATCATTTGCAGGAGAGATTCCTATATATTCCATCTCCTTTACCATTTTTTCAAGATAGTGAAAGGGCTCTCCTTGGTGAAATACATGAAGGAGCTTATTCTTAGGGACTCCCATTTCAATTAGTCTGTAATAATTTCTCCAGCCTTGTTCAATGGACTTGATCATTTCAGCTTCGGGTATTTCCTTCTGCCCGAATTTGCCCGGAATTACATCAAGGTTAACAATCAGATCAAAATCATTTCCATGTTGCTGAAGGAACTTACCGTAGTCCTCGACTGATATCTCCTCTTGTTTCATCCAGGCAGAGAAAGCACCGGAATCAAGCATTAGAGAAACATCTTCTCTGCCTGGAGTTTTCATATTAATTCCTTTTCCTGTCCCACATTTTCACATAATTTTCAATCAGCTTTGTATCATGAGGGTCATTGGAATTCCACAATTCAACCATGGGTTTGATTGCAATACCCCCACGTGGAGCAAAGTCACCATAAACACGAATATACAAGGGCTTCATTGCTGAATACAGATCCTTGGCTATTCTGTTAATAACATCCTCATGAAACTCTCCGTTATTTCTAAAGGAGAAAAGATACAGTTTCAAGGACTTACTTTCAACCATATCATCGAAAGGCACATAGATTATTTCAATCTTTGCCTGGTCAGGCTGATTCGTGACGGGACAAAGACTTGTGAACTCATCCCGGGGCATAACAAATGGTACCAGATAGATATTAGGGTGTTTGTTTTTGAATGTGTCCAGAAGATCAGCCGAGGGCTCGGAGAACTGATAGTCCGTTTTGTTTGATCCAAGATGTTTATGTTTCATTTATTTAATTCCTATTCTGCTAATAAATTCATCTTTACATCCTGCATGATTTTCAAGGAAGCAACCACGTGCATCGTCCGCCTCAAACGGGCTGTTAAACATCTTGACTCCTCTCATTTCTTTACACAAATGGCGGGCAGTCATTATGAGAATACAACCCTGAGGTTTCACAGCCTCCTCAATGTCATCTATCACAACACGACACAGGCGCTCCGCTATCTGCAATTTGGCTGAATGGAAATTGATCAATCTACCAATCTTTGAGGCGCCAATCAGTGTTTTATCGGGAATATATCCGAAGTAATAATGACCAAAGAAGGGAACCATATGATGCTCACAATGACTGAAAAAGTATCCTTGATCAATTATCATACCTTTGAAGGAAAGCCCATCATCGTCATTTGGAAAAACAGTAAGGTTCGGTTTCTGTGAATCATCGTATCCTCTGAATATTTCAGAGTACATTTTGGCAACACGTTCAGGGGTATCTTTCAATCCCGTTCTATTTGGATTTTCATTGATTTCCACCAAAAGATCATGTACCAATGCTTTGATTCGGTCATGCTTTGATGCATTGGCAAGAATGGCACCTGGATATTTTCTACTTATCATAGTACCTCACAATCAGTGGATCCCTTACACCTGCTTCTTTGAATCCTCTTGTCCTTAAACAGCATGAGGGACAATGCATACAGGGAGGATACTCTCCATTATAACAAGTATGAGAATATGCCAGAGCTTCCATACAGCCTTCAAATGACTGAGCCAGTCTGACAGTTTCCTCTTTTGTCAACCACATCAAAGGTGTACTGATCAAGATAGCTTTATCCAAGCCCTTCACGATTGCCTCATTTAATGCCCTCATTGTGGCGTTCCTGCAATCAGGATATCCCGAATAATCTGTTTGGCAAACACCAGTAACAACAGCGTTCAGTCCTCTCTTATATGCTACCATAGAGGCGATAGTGATAAAAATCAGATTTCTTCCAGGGACAAATGATGCGGGCAGATTTGAATCACAGGAATGCGGTTCATTTACTTCTGATACATCCCCAATCAAGGCAGAGTTGCCTATTTCTTTAAAGAAGTTAAGGTCAATTACCATATACTCGACACCAGCCAATTCAGCAATTTTCTTTGCTGATTCTATTTCTATCCTGTGCCTCTGTCCATAGTCAAGAATCAAGGCAAAAACGTCATCATATTTGGACAAAGCCCAAAATAATGACGTGGTAGAATCTTGTCCTCCACTTAACAATACAACGGCTCCATTCATATCGTTTTCCTTTTGAAATAAAAAAGGCGGAGCTGTTGGAATTGAGGGACGCTCCGCCTTTTCGGGGTTACTCATTAAATGTCATAGGGGCAGGACTATTTGGCGAAGGAGAGTTTTCCGTCTTCGGCCTTAACCGTCAACTTGGGCAATTTGTTGTATTTAACATTCATACAGTCCTGCACAAATGTGGAGATGGTGCTGACCGTGACATCCGGAAACTTGGGAGCAACTTCATCCACGATTTCCTTTTTGGTATGTTTACCTGTGACGATCATGGCAGAGATTGCATCATACCGGGCTTGTATTTCCGCTTTGGTTTTCCGGGGTTTGGTTGTTTTGGTCTTGTCAGCTTTGGGCTTGGGGGCGGCTTTTCCATCATCAGCACCTGTATCACCAGCCTCTGCATCGTCACCCACAACATGGTCGTTATAAAAAGTTGCAACATCTTCCGGAATTTCTTCACCCAGGTCAGCTTCAAGCAGGCCTGCAATTGCATCGGTAAAAAGTTTTACGGCTTCGCCCTTGGATTTTGCTTTGGGCATTTTGTCTTTTTCCTTGCTGGTCAAGAAGGTATTGAGGGATGCAATGGATAATTTCATCAAATCATTGGGAATCGCTTTTAATTTTGCCATTTCTGCTTTCTGGGCGTCTGTCAGTTTTGCCATTTTCTTTCTCCTTAAAAATTAATTAAATTTACTCTTGAACTGCTTTTTCACTCTTGAACAATTTAAATACATCTTAATGAAAAATGAATGAGAAGTCAAGCACTTTTTAATAAAAAATCATTAAGATTAAATCCGTGTAATATCGGCATGTTGCACAGGACCATTATTTGAAATCAATAAGTTTATGAATCTGGACAGATAAAATACAGTTTTTAGCTTTATGGTAAAGCAATGCGTTTGCTAAGTGCTTTGGTAAAAAATCTTCTGAAATAATAGGAGAAAAAGCAACCAGAGTATTTGATTTATATTTGTCTCTGATAATTATTTCCGTTAGTTTTATTCCCAGTATAACATCATCTTCATCCATAACCACAAACTTGATAATATCTGTATTCCTTAAATTTACCAAATTAGATTCAAGGAATAGATTCTTTCCTTTAAACGGTCTGGGGGGTATTTTCCAATCAATAATAAAGCTATCCACAAATCTAACAAAAGGAGTGATACTGATAGTGCCATTTGTTTCAACGGATATGCGATACCCTTCCTCTGATAATATATGCATTAAATCCAGTACTGCCGCCTTATCCAGTAAAGGCTCGCCACCTGTAATACAAACGTGTTTATGTCCTAATTCTTTAACTCTGTTAAGGATTAGAAGAGGGCTAAGATTTTCCCCATAAAGTTTATCCCATGTTTCTTTGGTATCACAATAGGAACATCTAAGATTACATCCAGAGAGGCGTATGAATGTGACAATTCGTCCTTGGTGATGTCCATTCACTTCTCCGTGGAATGATTCAAATATATCAGCTACAAACATTATTTTACTCCTTTTTCAGTAAAAACGGATAACATCCCTTTCTGGTCAAGTACTGCTACACTATCGGATGATTCCCATAAATGAATTTTATAAATTCCCTTGAGCAGGCCTTCAAACATTAGTTTTTCCCAGATCCATATTAGGATATTCTCGGCTGTCGGATTATATATTATCTCATTTAAGGTGTTATGATCAAGTATAGATATTACATGCTCCTTCACTATTTTTTTCAAATCAGAAAAGTCCATTACCATTCCTGTTTTAAAATCTACCCTCTTTTTCAACTCAATTCTAAGCTTCCATTCATGTCCATGGAGATATTGACACATCCCTTGGTGGTTTGGTAATTGATGTGCCGCCGCAAATGTAAATTCTTTTCCTATAGTAACGAATGGCTTCTTAACTTGTTTGTAGTGATTGGACATATGACAGAGCACACACAAGGGCTCAAGATTTGACGGTAGAAAGTTTTTATGGTCCTCGTCAATGTGGTGTACATTAATTTTATTTTCAACACCCTTACATCTTGAACACACTGAAATATCTTGAAATTCAGATAAAAAAGAATTAAAATAATATAGACCTTTATGTTCTATGGTATGAATTGATGGATCGTATCTTCCTGATAAAGGCCCTAATTTCCCTTGCATTCCATTTATTCTATCTGAATAAGAACCTTCTTCCCACTTCTTCTTGACTGATTTAGATATTTTATCCTTTGTTCCTTTCGTATGTACAGGATTATTTAACCCAGTTCTACATTTCCCTAATACTTTTCTGGTATTTATACCTGTTTCCTTTGCTCTGCTTCTGATCTTATTTGCAATAATATTAGGAGACAGGGTGGGTAAAATCTCCTGCAATTTCAAATTTATTTCCATTTGCATATAATCAGGAAAAAGATTGTCAATTTCTTCATTTATTTCATCGTTTAATTTTTGTATCCAGTTTAAATGAACACTATCACCTGTATTACTGCAATGAGAAAATATGCTTTTTATTCCTTCCTTATTACACACAGGGCAAGTATAGGTATTATCTTCCTCAGAGTAAGAGTCAGTCAACTGGTGAGCGGTCTCAAATTTTATTACATTAGTTATGGATGCTTTCATAATTTACCTCCTTTTAACCGATTTTAAAAACTTCTTAAAGGTGTTGCATGTACTCATTTGGTTGATAATGCACATCATTAGCTAACTTCCATGCTTCATCAGCATCAATACCTAAAGCTAAAAAATTAGCATCCCATAAAGTGTCTTCTCCATCCCAAACAGTAGAATGTTCTTTACCCGAAACAATTCTCCATTGTTTCTCAGGGGTATATTGTTGTGCTACAAATAAACTTAAATTTACCAGCCAATGACAAGCACTATGGCAAACATATTTCCAAAATTCGGGTCTTACTATGACAGGACCACAACTACCATCCTCGTTTATATTAAGTCTCCAATCACAGCTATCATAATCCATAGGTGTTAATTCGGGTGTTAATGGGTTTGTACGGCAGTTTGTTAATCCATAATCTTCATCTTTCCCTCTACCATAGGCTTCCATTTCATTATACCAAATTTCAGTTGCCTGATTACAAGTATAAATGGGAAGTAATTCATCCCAATGATCTTCAATTTGAAAATACTTCATTTTAGTCTCCTTTAATGGTTTCATGAACAAAGGGTGAGCCTTCTTGCCTGATCCTCTTCCTCCTGGTAAATGCTACTTGCGATTGTCGGTGTATTAAAAAATTCCTTTTGTTTATTCAATTTTCACATATCCTAATTTTTCAAGAACCACTATCATATCATCAATTGCTTCATCCTGTATATAGAAATCAGAATATTCTTGAAAGGCTAATTCAACTTCCCTTCTATCTTTAGCACAAATTTGCCATTCACCTGCTTCCCCAAAATTTTCATCTTTTTTAAATGCCTTCATAAATTTATTCTCCGAAATCATTCATGATTTTATGCTTGCATCTTTCCATCATGCCTATTATATATGTCACATGTTCAGGACTAAACAATTGATAAGAAACTGTTCCTTTTTTATCTCTGTAGCAAACAACTCCGTGAGTCACTTCACCCGTTTTTACTTTTTCTAAAAAAGTTTCCGCCATTTTTACTTCTGTTTGATTCATTCGTATGATCATTGTTTTTAATCCTTTCAAACCGTGTACAAGGATTTGATGCTTTTTAAGCGTTTTAAGCGTTTTTAGTGCTATGATACTGCTTTGTGTTTAAAAGAGCTTAAATCAACTGTTTTTTTGAAAAGGAGATATCACATGATTTACCGTTAAGCCTTTCACCAGATCCATGCACATCAAATCCATGCTGTCCGATCAATTCTCCCATTTGGTGGCGTAACTCAATAGGAACGGAAGGCTCACAACGCAAGATGAAAGTTCCCTTTTTAACAACCGTGTGGTTTTCTACCAAATTAGTATTACATACTTTTCCTGTATTACGTTCTACACAGACAAGACTGATATCATCCCAGAGTTCAACCATTGCAAAGTCTTTTTCATTTGTTACCTCAAGATCAAATCCAAGATTGTCAAGCAACCATTGATGAACAGCTTTTTTCATTTTCCAGGATTGAGTTCCCAGATGCTTGGCTGTTTTAAAAGAGGCCCGAGCAGTAAAGATTTTTACTCTCTTTCCGTTCATGACCCCCCACTTTACTCTTTCAACCATTTCAGGGATAGGTTCGCCAATTGTTTCTGGACCGTATTTACCATAAAATTCTTCATTATGGTAAACGGAAAGAGTTCCATCAAGATTAACACCAATCCACTCTTTTTCTCTTTTCACACCTTCTACAGGTTCCCACATTTTTTCTGGCATAGTAATGCCTCCTTTTACACGTAGGCGTAATATGAATCTAAGTAAGCTTGGCCGGTCTTAAAGTCCTGTAATACAGCACATGTTTGACCTGGGATATATTCCTTGTCCCTTGCTTCGGTTATACCAAAATTCATTATTCCCCGTGCCTTGTCTTCTGCTGGCTGATTTAAGCCAACCATTAAGTTAACGTGCCTGTTCTTGCCATAAAATCCACCCTGGTGAGTTGCGTCCAAGACATCAGTAGTATGGCCCGCTTTATTTGCCTGTGTCGCTGTGATTACCAGTGTGTTTGTTTCACCTGCAATCTTAGCGAGTAACTTCCATCTTTCATCTTCAAGCCTGTAATCATCAAAGCTTGAATTAATTCCAAGAATGTCAATATAATCAATGATCAGGATATCAGGAAACCATTTCTGAGTTCTCCAAAAAACATCCAGATCACGCATCATCTTTTCATAGGTAAGTGTGTACTTGGGATGAATTGATAATCTGCCATATTTATCAAACATCCTCTTATATTTTTTATGGACTTCACGAATAGCAAAAATATCATCATGTTCCCTATAAATAGAGTCCTGATATACTGCCATTTCATACCTTACTGATTCAGCATTATCAGGATGTTTTCGGCACTTTGTACAAGGAATATGAGTAGGGTCGTCTACGAAATCTCCATCTTGATAAAGAATAGCAGGGGACAAGCCATCCCCACAATCCCCAGTCTGGTTGTGAACACAATCAAATACAGGAAATTTATATATTCCGGGTTCTTTGTCTATCATAGGATAGAAGGATTTGTTTACTCTTGGGAGACATTCTGTATCCGTCATTTCTATGGACCAGAATAAGGTTTTACGTCTATTCAGGACACCATGTTTGAATTGATTGATTAGGGTGAAAGTTTTACCACGTTTGGCGGGTCCGTAATAAGCAACAACATCACCACGTTTCTGATTACCAAGATATTTTCCCAGATCCCCTGGAAGTTGAAAAAAGTTTTTATCATCCTTTTCCCTCTTTTCATAGATTCTCTCCTGTTGATTTAAGTCACCAGGATTAATAAGTGCCCCCTGATCAATCTCAAGGGTAACTTTCTTGAAGTTCTCTATTTCCTTTTCAGCACCTTCAAGATCTCCTTTCTCATTTAATACGGAAATATTGTTGACCGTTATCTCAAGTTCCCGGGAACGGAAATAATCATTTGCACTGTCTGTCCAATACTTTAGATTTATCTCTCCTTCATCGAATTTATCATCCAGATCACCGAGAAGCATTTCAATCATTTCCACATCATTTTCATCCAGATAATGTGACTCTGCCTCGAATATATCTTTTATATGCAGGAAAGGGCTTTTACCGTATTCCTCAAAGAATATATCCACCCATTCGGCGACTGTTTTTAAATAAGAATTTTTGAAGTAGTCCAGAGAATAGATGGGCTTGATGGCCTGCATAAATTCAGTGGAGACAATCATACCCGTCACAATCCGCTTTTCTTCTGTGGAAGAAATGGTTTTAGTATCAAGCAAGTTTTGACCTCTTTCTCAGCTTTACTGATTTAGTTAGGAAGTATGTGACGAAATCATCCAGATTCTTTTGTCCCGACATATATTTTAAGGATTCATAATCACCTTTAGCAGTTACTATCCTTCTCATATAGGCAACATATAGATTCACCATATGATTGCCAAGTACTCCACTATCAACAACCTTAAACTCTATATCTTGTTGAACAAGATAGGCGGCAGTATTGAGAAGAACTGTGGAGTTGATATCAACTGAAGGAAACAGTTTATTGAATTTCTTCCTGAGCAATGCTTGCCATTTTTCTGTAGCTTCATCGGGAAGATTTCTAAAGCTGTCAAGCAAAGGTGAGTGGTTTCTAAGATGACGGGATGCGGGTCCAAAATACTCTATCCACACAAACTGACTGAAATACATTTTGGAAACATCTTTGTTCAAAGTTTGGGTATAAAAATCAATTGACTGCAAAATTTCATTTACAGTCCACTGTTTCTTTTTAAGGTCATCATTTTTCGTATGTCGGGAATAGCAAGAGTTTAATCCAGGAGTTAATAATTCATAATCAATCATATTTTTGATTTTATCAAGCCCATTGCCTGATGTTGTTTTATAATGAACTTTACCTCCACGTTTTTCCCAATGAACAATGATTTTCAATGTCTTAGGGGAATATTTGAAAGGATTCGGAGTTTTAATAATCCTTTTTAACTTAGTAGGAAATATTGATATAGGAGCAATTTCTTCTTTTTCAATGCCTTCAACTCCTCCATGCCCATTCTTGCAGGTATCTCCTGATTTACAAGAGAATTGAGGTTCATTACACATTGAACAAAGTAAGCCATTGTAATCAAGAGGACTATCACTCGCAGAGGTAGGCTCCGCAGGAGCATATTCTTCTTTAGAAGAATTACAAATAGGTGATTCTATTATTTCTGATTCTATTATATGTGGTGACATCCGTGACACCGGCCCGGTGACATCCGTGTCACCCGGTATAGAGGTTCCATCGTCTTCTCCATCACACCCGGTGTCAACATTGTCACCCGGTTCAAAGTCGTATAGTGGGCTATATGGGAATGCGTATATATTCGGAGAGATAGGGTTGTCAGGCTCTAATTTACTTACATTTATTAAGCCCATGTCTTTCAGGACCTTTATATTTCTTTGACTTTTCTTTTTGCTCCATCCAAGCTCCATAGCTAATCTGCCCACAGTAGGATAAGCTTTTCCATCTTTTCCTGCAAACTGCATTAATCTTCCTAACAGTAACTTAGGAGCATCAAGTATTTTATCATTCATAGCTATGCAATTAGGAACAAAAAGTCCGTAGAACTTTATTCTAGGATTAAATTCTTCACCATGTTTCATACCACACCCCTATTTTGTTTTTTTCGTAACACAAATTTTTGTTCACTAAACAAAGGAGTTCTTTCTTCATTTAAATTATATAATATACCTTTTTTTCTTAATCCATATATAGTACCAAAGAAATATATAAGTTTTGATTCTAATATAAATGCCTGTTCCTCTGTAAGATTATCTTTAACTATAAAAACAATATCGTTTTCAGGTACAAATAGTGATATTTTTTTTATTTCTTTACCATGCCCTTGATTTCTTTTTAAATCCCATGCTCTATCTCCTGTACCTTTTCCTATATAAAAAGGAATACCAGGTATTATTAACCTACTTGTTATGTGTGTATTTTGTTTTAAAGGATTTGTGTGGGCATATACATAGTATTTTTTTTCATCATCTAACCAGGCATCTTTATACAGATGTGTCCAATCTTGACTAAGTAGGTAAGGAAGGTATGACAGACATCTACAATAATGTCCATTTATGGGGAGGGGAAGATACAGTTTGTGTTTTTTACAGTCTTGCCGTTTTTTTTCTGTTTTATTTTCTTTTTTTATGGTTATTTTATCTTTTTCTTCTTGAATCTTTTTTCTTTTTTCTTTTAATGTTTTTTCCCTTAGTTTAATTTCTCTTTCTATATTGGTTTTAATTTCCCGTAGGCCAGTTAAATCCAATATAGAAAGATTATTAATGTCAATAAACATAAAAACTCCTTTTAAAAAAAAATGATCCCGATCTTGAAAGGGCGAATGCTGGTAACATTCAATGGGCAATCAAGACCATTTTTTTTTAAAAAGAGTCTTTTTACTCCCTTTCAATCTTTACCCGATTCATTAATAGCTCTGTAAAGCAACCACGCTGAACAGCATTTATAATCAATGAAATTCAACTATACTACGGGCTTATGTCATTGTCAACACTTTTTCTGTACTTGGATAAACTTTCTTTTGGTCCATCGTATGTTACAGTAAAATTTACACCATTTGGCAGAAGTGAGTCCAGAATCTCTTCCATTGTTCTATCTCTCAGCCTCATATAAGTGAAACAACTTGGAGCACCCCCCGCAATCAAAATGCAGTACATCAAATGTCCAAAGAATTTTGCCTTCTTTGTCACTATATTATGGTAGGCTGAATCTGGATATTTTCTCCTGTAATGTGTTACTCTTTCGCCGTCTCGGCTCCTGTTTGCATAAGGTTTTACTTTTTCTTTTTCATCACCTCTACAAACAGGGCAAATATAGATATTATAGATATCTATATCAGGATCGTCCGGAATAAGATAGCCCTTTCCACCACATGCGGGACATTTCATTGTAATTTCTCCTTGATCTTCGGGTTTCACTTTGTTTACTGCCTTTTATTTCTGAAAACACCAACAGTGATTCAAGCTCCTCTCTTGTCAGTTCTGGGACAGGGACTCCGTACATAAGAGATTCCTTATCCTGTGGAAGATACTTTTCTATGATACTTTTAGGAACTGCCATCTTTCTCCTTTTCCATTTTTTTCCTGAATGCATTTAATAATGGATCATAATATTCACTGATTCTCTTGATAACCTTTTTATACTCAGGTTCGGAAATAAACCCGTGACACACGAATCCATGAGCTTGTTGCCTCATAACTTTTTTAGTGGCACTCATTTCCGTATATGCTTGAGAAACCGCGGATTTTTTTATCTTTCTCCTTAATCTTTTTGTTGACATTTTTTTCTCCTTTTATGTGTTTTGAGTACTTAACACACCGAATTTATTACAAGGCACTCTGTATTCGCTATTCGCAAATACCGAATACTACCACCTCGTTCTAAGTAACTGTTTTAAATACTTAACATCTTCTTTTGGTAACTTATCGGGATCCATCCCTTCTTCAAGTGTTATCAGTTCCACCTCTTGATGGGAACTCATATCATGAGCAAGCTTCTTGCCATTTACCCACCCAGCCTCATCCCCATCGAATAGAATAATGGATTTACTAAACTTAACTAATAACCTCTTTTGATGAGCAGTCACTTTGGTCCCGAATGTACAAACACACCCAGGGCCTATTCTGAGTTTATCAAAATACCCCTCAACTACCACAATAGTCCTGCCAGTACATTGCTCAAGCCCATATAGGTAATTCTTGCAATGAGTTATTGAATCCTCTTTTCTAAGATGTTTGTACCTTAAATCAGACTCCTCATTGATATCAATACTGGTGAAAGTGATCAATCTGTTCCTATTGTAAATGGGAGCAATAATTCTATCTGCCCAATCACCATATTCACAAAAGTATAGGTCGTACATTAAGGTTAACTCTTTAGGATCAAATCCGCGTCCTCTGATATAGTCATAATGAGCCCTTGGGATTTCTTTTACAGCTTCCTCAGGCAGATCAACGTGAACCACATTGAACTCATTTTCCTCTTTCTTGTACAGGCGTAATTCTCTGGGAGTGAATTTTTGAAGGATATCAATAGCTTGTCCAAAATTACCAAGTTGTACACCCAGATAGGTGAGATAGTTTCCTTTTCCACCACACTTATAACAAGTCACAACTGGACTTGTCAGACAAATACCCATATGGTTTGAATGATCGTCACATCCAGGAAAAGGACATTGTGTGCCCAGCCATCCATTAGATACGTTTTTTCCTGTTTCATCGTACTCTATTCCACAATGAGAAAGGACTTCCCGCATATCAATGGCATCGAAATTTAGTTGAACTTTTCCCTTGCCTTTATTCTCTTTGCGGAGTTGGACTTGTCTTTTCATCTTCATGTGAAATCTGTCAACAATTTGAGTTCCAGTTTTTTCAATAACCACAAGATTTCAGCACCGTCAGCAATAGATGAAGCAAAGTAGGGCTCCCCATCTTTTCCATCTCCCATAATTATTACTGAATCCACCTCATCGTATACTCCAGAAATAATTACATTAGGATCCCCATCCTCTTTTAACAATACTCCAGGAAATTGTGTGATATTTTTATGTGACTTGATTCTATCTACCTTGTCACATTTGGTTTGGAGTTTTTGGAGTAAACTCTTGATATTACTTATATACCCTTTGGTTATCGCTTCTCCACGTTCATCTTCTCCCATTGCACCATGATTTAAATCACTGGTAAAATTAGTTAAAGCTGATTTTACCGTCATAATCTCCGCCTCGGTGTATACATGTCCATTAATTGTTATTTTCATGATACTCCCTACATTCTTTGCAAGTCCAGTTATCCCAAAATAATGGGCGTTCTTGGTATTCCTCTTCTGAGATATCCCAGCAAAGGCACACTCCACATTTTTCACAAATAGGAGTGTACCCTCCCGGCATAGTGCTGTTTGTTACAGTTATTCCCATTTGTCAAAGGCAACCCATCTTTTAATATTTTCATAATACCTTAATGCAGTAAATTCAATATCCTTGTGTTTAAAGGAAATAACTGCATCCGATAATTCATCCCGTGACATGAACTTGGAAATGTGTAACGTGGTATGATTGACTATGGCAAATTTATAATCCAATTTAATACTCCTTAGAAAGAGTTTTTTGAACTGAAAAGAACCTCGTCACGGCAAGCGGAACAAGCTGAAATATCAAGAACATCCAACGCTCTCGTCGCAGCCACATATAGGACATTGATTTCACCTTGTTGCATGGGTACCACCTCACCGGCATCATTTGTGGATGGACTCAGGAAATCATTGTACAGTTTAACCCTACTCCATTCAAGACCTTTTGCTTTGTGAGCAGTAGTAATGGTTATATCAGCACCAAAGTGCGATTTGTGAGTGCAGTTCAAAGCTTCCAGGAGTTTGGGTATTCCATGATCCTTTATCATGCTTACCAGTGTTCTGAGATCAGCACCTGATTCTGTTTCAGAGCATTCCACAACCTCTGCCCAATTGCTGAATAGTGTAAGGTCAGGAACATATGTTCTTTTCCCGTTCATCAAGTCATCAGCACCACGGAGCATGTTCATCATTGTAGTCACACCCCCTTGGACATAGACTGCCTTGCCCTCCTCAAGGTACTTGAATACATTGGTAATCACGCCTGTATTGGTCCGGCAGATAAGAACATCTGGATCATCAATCGCTTTCCGTGAAACAATACTTTCTTTTTCCTGGAAACCAATGATAGCAGGCGGAGCCTCAGAAGGATGCATGTAACATCCCAGAATCTTATTTGCCATATCAGCAACACCTTGCCCGAATCTGAAAGACTGGGTGATAAAGGCATGATGTTTGGTTTCAATGGAGTCCATTGCATTGACAGCACCTCTCCACGAATAGATTTGTTGATATTTATCACCAACGTAGATTTTCTGGCAGTTCTTCTGGCGTTTAACAACTCCAAGAATAACCGCATTGGCATCCTGCGCCTCATCAAACAAGATGTATCCTTTGCTTATCTGAGGATTTGACAGGGCCCACATTTTCAAATAGTGATCATGAGTTATAGGAAGACTTCCTTTCTCATCACGGATCTTTTCCCAGACTTTTGCGGCAATAGGGTAGACTTCTTCCCGCATCTGTTTGACCTGGAGATCAGAGTATGGTCCTTTGATGACGGGAGCATGGTGAAATTTAAATTCGGGATCATCTGAATAACAGAATCTCCGAATTGTATCCAGGACGACATATCCTTTATTTGACTTTGTGGGATATGAAGATAGATCACCCATATTACCGCTATTGGCTATCATCATCCCTGTGATTTTTCCCAGACGATCTTTGTATTTGTACCCAACACCACGAAAAGCAAGACTATGACCCGTCCTGCAATCAGTATTGTTACCAAATTTTCTGCCAGCTTCATCAGCAATGGCTTTGTTGAATGCGAGGTAAAGGCCCAGTTCTCTATTCTTTTGGCTTGCAGCCGCCTCCAGAGTGAAAGTCTTTCCGCTACCAGCAGGAGCCTGTGCCTTTGTATCATACCCACTGATAATGCACTCAATGGCAAATAGTTGTTCCTCAGTCATTTTGTGCCCTTTAAACTCCGTAGGCACTTCTACTGGTTTCTGCTTTCTGGCCTGCATTCTCTCTTTAAAACTCATTGTCTTCCTCCTGTTTATTTGTGAGCGTTTTTAACTATACATATTCTTACATAATTTTACATAAAAGTCAAGAATTGTTTTTATCCTGTTTTTCTTTTCTGAGTTTTTTAATTTTTAGTTCCAACCACCAAACATATTTACGGGTGTATATTAACCCTTTTGTTCCGTATTTGTGTGATCCTCCCTTTGCCAAATAATGGGAATGCAATCCCGTCTCCAGGTGATACTCTTCATTTAGGCTCATTTACCATCCTTTTTTCCTATAGATTCTGTCCCTGTTATACCCTGAATATTGAAGAACGGAAACACGATCATCCCGTGGATCATATATGTTTCCATGTTTCTCTTTTAATTACTCTCCGGATAGTTGACTCATCCACCTCATAAATGTCTATTAATTCTTTTATATTTAATTTCCTATGTAATCTTCTAATTTGAAGCACTTCTTTTTCAGTTAATTTGGCTTTGAAATTTTTTATCCCACATGCTGATCTTTTTTTATTTTTCATATCTTCAAAATTATCAAGATATGTTCCTAAAAACAAATGATTGGGATTAACACATTTGGGATTATCACAAGTATGACAAACACATTTATTTCCCGGATCAATCCCTTTTATATGTTCATAAACATACCTGGATGCTATTTCTGATTTACGACCCCCTTTTGTCTGATATTCGTGCATATCCTTCTAAAAGAGAAGCCGCCCACTCCCAGCAACCTGTTTTATCATTTGTTTTTATCCTTGTTTTTATGAAATCAATAGGAGACTGTTTATTTTCATTATTTTTCCCATTAATACTTCTTGCTTTTAATGCCAAACACCCACATGATTTTGTTTTTCCTGCTCCTTTTACCGTTATAAAATTACCACAATCACATCGACATTTCCAATATGTACTTTTATTTTCAATATGTGAAAATTCAATAAAAGTTAATTTCCCTCTTTTTATTCCTTTTAGATTTAATCTTTTCACCTATTCCACTCCTTTTTATAAATCCTATCACGATTATACCCAGAATATTGTAAGACACTTACATTTTCATCCCTAATATCATAAACTCTTGGAGTTTTTCGTTTATTATCTTTATCGGGACGAAGTATCCTCCCAATTGCTTGAATTAATCTGCCACTGTACTTTATAGGAGTAGCTAAACACAAACAATTTAATTTGTCAAGATCAAACCCTTCACCAATTAAAGAAGTAGTTGCAAATAGTATTTTACATTTACCCGATTTTACTTCCTCAATTATTGTTTTTCTTTTTTTATCCGCAACACTTCCTGTTAATATATGTCCGAAAATATTATATTTTTTATGAAGCATTTCCTGCATGATTTTAAGATGTTTCTGTCTGTCTGATACTATCAGTATATGTTCATTGTGCTTATTGAAATCTGCGGCAATTCCTCTGACTATAAGATTGTTTCTTTGTGTATCTTCAATAAGACTTGAGATCATAGTTGAATAATCATTTAGGAACATATAATTAAACTTTGATTTTATTCTGTAAATATCAGGAGTAAGAACTGTTCCTCTTTTTTGTAATTCTTTTTTATTTATTGTGCATCTTAGCGGACCAATAGATGCAAAGATAGCGTTTCCGAGTCCATCAGCCCTGAAGGGAGTAGCAGTAAGTCCAAGTGTGTACCTCGCTCTGAACCCTTGCATAGTTCCTGCCCATGACTCTGAGGTTATCCTATGTACCTCGTCACAGATTATATGACCAAAATGAGGTTCTAATTGCTCTACCTTGTTTCTGACTGTGTTAATTATTCCTATAGTCACAGGTTGTATATTGAATTTACCGTCCCCTACTAACCCTGCCTCCAATCCTATAAAAGATTTTATTTGATCCTTCCATTGGTACATTAATTCTTTGCTATGAACAATTACAAGTGTAGGTTGCTGTCTTTTTACGATCATATTTATGCCTATAACCGTTTTTCCTGATCCTGTTGCGGCTTCCAAAACTCCACAAGGATACCTTGATAGAGGCGTCATGGCTACATCTTGATAGTCTCTGAGTTTTCCTATAAATTTCAGATTCAGTGGTTTCAAGAGCAGGGTTTTATCCCTCAAAGTGAATTTAACTTTTTTGTTATGCATCCACTTCATTAACCAGTGAATATAACCCCTTGGCACCCATGCATTGTCATCCTCAATATCAAATAAATGAAGATGGGAGGGCATATCCGCAGAAATAAATTTCCCGAATTTCATGGCATTTTCATAGTCAGGATTTTTGAAGGTAAGATCCTTCTTGATCTTTTTAATCAGAGCCGTGGGCAAGTTTTCACCCACGACTCCCTTCCCTATGGTAATTATAGGTTTCATATTTACCAATCAGGCCCCCCTTCGTTGTAATCTTCATTGAGGAACGGATCATTATCTGATTGATTACAACCCCGTTCCTCACTAAAGATGAAATAACCCCATTCGTTTACTGGTTTATGTGACTGGACATTTTTCTGCACAGGATTTTTGGGACAAAAGATATTGAATATCCAATAAATAAGTCCCGTTATAATAAAATCCATTATTTAAATGTCCATTTTGCTGTGGGATCAAGTTTTTCCCTCATCTTTTTGATAGATGATTCCGGAACTATTTTTACCAGTTCACCTAACTGCACTTTTACAATACCCCAGAACTTTGCTTTTTTCCTGTTCTTAACAAACAGGTTAAACAGCTTTTCAGGCTCAACATCGGTGAACTTGTCAGAGAAGGTTAGAGCAAGAGTATCACCCGCTTTGTTCTCATAATCAGAGGCAACTGTAAGATCCATCTCCTTTTTGATTGCCTTAAGCCTTTTCTCTGCCGCCTTTTTTGTCTTGTTTAGCTTGCAGGCCTCAGCCAGTAATAAAGCCCGATCACCTTCAAGAAGGATGGACCTGCCGTCATCTGCGGATACTTCTTTTTTCTGCGGAATCTTTTTGATCGGCAGTTTTTTGGTAGTCTTCTTTGTTTCTTCCTTTATTAAAACCCTTTTTCTATTCGACATCAGACCCATCTTTTTCCTCCTTCTTCTCTTTGATGTAATTGGTTATGACATTTTGCATATACCCAGAAAACGTTCTATTCTGGGCTTTGGATTCTTTTACCAGTAGTTCGGCACCCTCTTCGGGATAGGGTATTGTAATTCTTGCGGAACTCATTTGCCCTCCCCTTTTAGCCTTTTTACTTCCTGATTCATTATCAGCTTAATATACCCCATAAGCTTGAATCCTGACTTTTTGGCTAATTTTTCTAAGGTTTTTTTCATTTCTTGTGGAAACGAAAAACTAACTCTTACCTTTCTCATTTAATCTCCTTGTCTAATTTATTATATACACATTATTACATAATTTTACATAAAAGTCAACAACTATTTTTAATCCATATTCAATTCATAGTGTCCAGCCATCGGAAACATGCCCATGTTTCATTTCCTGAATACGTTCAAGGACTTCTGAACTTGTATTGCCTTTTACAATCTTTATAAACAAAGGTTTAACGTCCATCACATTCTCACATCTTGAGGAGAATCCATGTCAGTCAGATCTTCACCATTTGTAATAGCATTTTTTATCTTATCCCACACTCCACGTTTCCATGCAATGAATGAGGGGGCCCTTTTACAGTTAGGACAGTTAGAATTGTCCCTTACCTTAGTTTTCTCTTCACCTTTAAACATATATGAGGTTGGCATTGACTTGTTGTTACTACATTCAATGGGATAGGGTAGTCTACCTTCATAATACTCACACCAACGACCGAGTTTCTTTTTAATCTTGATCGGCTTCAAAGGTGTCTTGTGTGTATTATTTTGGGGTTTAATTACAATCCCTTCCTGTGTCCTTTTGATTATAATCTTTTTGAATTTACTTTTAAGGATTTTCATTTGTTAACCCTTTTAACGCAATCTCACATTCCTTATTGAATTGTTCAATGTACTCTTTAACCACTCTCACCTGCTCTTTTACCAGTTTATTTGGATTTATGTTGGAATTAATATCTTCCCAAAATACATCCCCATAACCTTTATGTGTTTGGCTCCGGGTAAAAAGTGAATGGTATTTTTGAACTTCACCCGGAGTAGTGTGTGCGGTGTAAATAGTCATTCCAGCCTTGTTGATACTATAATGCCACCCTAAATTTTCCCAAACCCTGGATTCCCATCCTTTATCTTCCATCAATGAGAGAAGGTATAAAACTCCTTCCTGTGCATCTTTTTTGGTCATTTTTATCACCTTTTAATAGCCCAGTGTTTGGAGTTCTGAGGCAACACCCCTAATCTGGTCAGCTTTTAAAGCCCTCATATTATTCTTCCTCCTTTCCATTAAACTCTTTACAGATCGTACATTGCCACGTATCAAGAGGATAGCAGCCAACGCCGTTCCATACACAGTCAGAATTATAATGGCAATCTATTTCCATATCAAAGTAACCATCTTTGTCCCTGAATTTTTCATCTCCAGGATCATCAGGATTATCCATATTGATGAATTTAACCTTATCCAGATCTATTACATTGCCGCAATTTTTACAGGATGCAAGATTCATTTTATTTCTCCTTTTAAGATTAGAGTAAGATAATTTTTATCATTTGCATCACAATCAATATCAGGAAATTCATTTAAAACTTTTTGAATTTTTTCTTTGGCTTCAAGTAACTCAATCATTAGGTTGAACACTAAATTATTCCCTGTCAGATCTTGCCAATATACTCCGTGCCTTAAGGCGTGTAATGATCCATCTTTATTCTGGTATACAGAATATTTATTATCTGCCACATCCAGAAAGTAGTTTGAAGTTTCTTCCAGAATTTCCTTACAGTATAAACAAAAAGGATTTTTCGTTCTTTTTTCCATTTCTTTTTTTAATTTCCTACAAGTTTCGCAATTACAAAAAGTGGGCATTTTAAATCTCCTTGTATTTATATAGCCATTCATCAATTTCCACCCAACTGACATCAACAGAACCTGATTCTTGGCTACACCATTTAAATTGCCAAGGTCTATACTTTAAAGCTAACAAAGTTAAGTATTCCTTTTTATATGTCACTGAAATTATCCCCTTCATTATTCATGACCTTTAAAAGTTTCATTTTAAACATCAATTCAGTTAATTCAGGATTATTTATATCTATTGCCTTTTTAGCTACAGCATCAAGAAGGGCAGAAAAAATCTGAATAGCTTGGACGTGTTTAACATGTTCCTCCCCCGTAGCCATCAAATTCAACAGAGTCGGAACGTCCACACTAAATTCAATGTTTCTAACAATAGCAGGAGGTCCTTTTCCTATTCTTTCCGCCATTAGTAAATGCCCTCCTTTATAAGTCTCCAGACATTTACGATAGCCCGGAAATAGATTGCGCCGCTATGGGCCATCCCGCATGATCCCCACTGACAAAACATCTTTTCTTTTTGACCTTGATACGTATACATTTCTAATTCCTGTTCCCTTGTCCAATAACCGCCTGAGCATGAAAAAGATGTAATTTCTCTACCATTATGAAATACAAAAGGAGTGGCCCCTTGAACACATATTGAGGCAAATTCTGTATGAATTTGTTGGTCAAGATGCCCATTAGGATATCTGATCATACCATCTTGAGGAGAGGAACATTCAATAATATCACCAGTCCAGGGGGTATTTTTTCGTCTGGATGTTTCAATTATAGCAATTGTCCAGTTAACGTCTTCAAGGTCTTTTTCACTTATCCCATACTTTTTAATATGGTTATAGTTTAAGGTGTTTGCGTGAAGGGATTCAAGTGTTTCCATAATTTTGATATCCTTATTTTAAATTTCTGCCATCTTGTTTTAGGTTTCAGCATTTCACAGATTGGACATTTCACATCCTTACATTCAATATGAAATGGAGGAGCTTGATCTAATTTAATCCAATGATAATATTCGCCTAAATCAGATACATTTAATTTTTTTCCAGGTAAAGGAAATATTTCAATTGTTCCCTTGCCCAAGAAGAACTCCTCTAAAGGCTTTAGGTCCGTGTTTTTATTAATTTTTGGCATTTCAAAATCTATCTTTTAAGCGTGTTTTAAGTAAAAAGCAATGTCTACTATACAAAATCTTTAAAACGTTAAAAAATGATAAAAACCTTCACGAAAATAGTACGGGACAAGCAATAGAACAATGACAACTATCCGGTTTTTGTATTTATCGAACATTCCGAAAAGATCCATTATTTCCTCCAATATCTGCCGTCAACGTCAATTTCCAGATCAAGCTCAGAAACACCTTTAGGAGGACCGATGTGAATCAGATCCTCCTTTATGTATGTTTCCACAGATTGTTTGTCGGTATCTTGCTTGGCGTAGTAGGCTATGGCTTGTGACTTGCTGTTAAAATATGCGGTGCCCGTAAACTTGCCCGTGATCTTGTTCATTGTGTGACTCCTTTGTTTTATTATGTATACACATTATTACATAAAAAAACGTAAAAGTCAATAACTATTTTCTACCTAAAAGTTCTTCCTTATATATACTTTCAAACAGTCTTGCCATTTTAATAGCCATATCCTGTCTTGGAGTGCCTGTGCCACACATAGCGGCATATTTGCTCCACAGTGATCCCTGTAATGTGCATCCAAATCCTAATTTATGAATAGGACACGATTCACAGGTACTTCTCCTTTCAGTATAATAGTAAACGACACAAAGAGGAGAATCTTTGATAGGCAAGGATGCATTTTGATCAAACAAATCATCCCCAACAGCATACACCCAGTAATTATCAATGGTCTCTTTTATCATTTCCGCATTAGATAATTTTGGTACAATCCCTCCACCTTCAAACTCTTTTATTTTATTATTTTCTGCCTTTTTTATAAAATATCCCCTGATTAGGAGAATGAAAAAGTAAATGACTACCAACCAGGAAAGACTTGCACCCAAACGTATCACAGGTGATTTTAACTTTTCCTGTCCTCCAATCATTATACAGAAATAAAGGCACCCCCATGAAAACAAACACCCAACCGCGTATATGATAATAAAATCCTGCATTAATTTCATTTCAGTTTCCTTTTTATTTTTTTATCCCATTTATTACACCAACGGTCTGTTTGATCTTGTTTGTGGCTTCTTGCGTTAGCCCTGTCCCTCTTCTTTGCCAGTTGTTTTAATTTTTTATATGCCTTCTTTGAAATAGGACCTGATTCATCATAGCATCGTCCAGGAAATTTAGGACCCCCATACCCTCCAAATGAGTCAAGAACGGTTTGCTCCACTTTGCTGAAATCCATATTGTCCATAACGTGGATCATATCATCAGGACAAATAAGGTGCATCTTTTTTAAGGCTTCTGATAATGCAAGTCCAGCGGATGCTCCCGCTCTGCCCGCTTCACCGAGATTAATCAGGGTAACTTTCATTTTATCCATGTCTTTCTGCATTTGTTTAACATGTTCCTTGACTCTTTCATGGATATCACTTGTACCACGACCTGACCCCACTATCATAACCATCTGTCCTTTTTTGTATCCTTCGTTTTTGCTTATTTGGGATATATTGCATTTGGTTGAATCACTTCTACAGGATATAGTGCCCTTATTTATTATAGAATCTTTGTGTCCTTCGTTATCCATAGGAATCTCCGGGAGAGGGAGCGAAACACCCCCTCCCCCAATTAGGGTTTATTCTTCTGATCGTCCAATTCATTCACTCCTCCTTTACGTGTTCGTTAATTATCCAGGCAATTCTATGCCAGATGTAAATATGTTATATTTGGGATCAATTTTCCTGGCACTATTAATCCTAAATTTTATTCTTCATTTTTATTATAGGTTCTATAATTTCTGATTTTAGATGACTTATCGGTGTGGTGTTCTCTGAACTCAACAATCTTTCCGGCTATCTTCATTGCATCAAGGAATTTTTTAAGATCCCCGTCTTCTTCAAGGTAAGCATTAACTCCCTTCATGTAAGAAAAGGTACTAATATCCTTTTCAATTACCAGTGTTTTTAGTAGTTTTTTTGGGACCTTTACCCATCCATGTCCCGGATCTGCATAAAAATCGAATTTCATTTTTTATTCCTTTTTGTTTTTTCGTAAGGTAACCATCCGGCATCATGATATGCCTGGATGAGTTCTTGTTCCTTCCTTTGTTCCATTTTAACAATCTCCTGATCAATTTCATCCAGAGTGCTGTGAATGTTCCAAAGGAAGATACCACCAATTATCATAACTACCCACAAGGTAGTAAGCACCCTGTAATACTTCTTTTTATAATCCTTCAAAGTCCCTCCTCTTCCAGTTTGTCTATGATGTCCTGTAACTTACCATCATTGGGATTTCCTTTCCCCCCCCCAGCTTGTCGGATACCAAACTCACCATAGGCGTAGTATTCAGAACATATTCGGTAATCTGCTAATGGTCCCGATACCACATCATTCATCAATTCCCTTGCTTGCTCAATTAGGTCAATAGCCTTTTCTACTTTTTCGGTACTATCACTCATTCTGAAAAATCCTCACATTCTGTGTTACCTGTGATATTATGGCCCAAAGAACATTCATTATCAGGATCAATTTCTTCCCCTTCTGCATTTCCTGAATAACAACAGCACACCTCACATTGTTTTCTAAACCGTTCAAAAAGTCTTTTCATAATGTTATATCCTTTCGATTTTGAGTTGAAACCTTGTCACTTTTACATCGTTTTGAATTATTTGAATGTCATACTATCAAACAATTCAAAACGATCTAAAATAGACAAAATACAGCGAACCTTACTTGGGCTTCACGTTGGTAATAAGATGTATTTCCTTTTCATCAACAGCACCATATTCATAAAGGCCTCGTTTGGTATTTACGAGAACTTCATCTGGTCTTGTTTTCCAGGTTTTAACAGATGTGACTTTTGCCTTTCTGGCCGTACCATCCGCGTTCTTTAAAGTCTTGTGCCAGATTTCCTGCCCCTGTTTTAGTCCCTTAGCAGTTTTGAGATCCATTAGATCACCCTTTTTGATTTACCTGATTTGATTTCACCATCTACTCTACCAGTTGAATTTGCGGCATTGCAAGAAGTACATATATAGTATTCCGTATCGTTTCCTTTGTATTTTTCAGGAGTTTTCAGTACCAACACAACGGAAGTCTTGCAAAACCAACATTTACTTTTTACCTTAGTAGCCATCTTTAATTGCAAACCTCCCAGCGAATTTATAGGATTGACCAACTTCATTATTTGCAATCAAAGGATACTTTGTATTCTTCGGTTTCCATCCAGCGATGGTATAAGTACTCCGCCGGCTCTCAAAAGTATCACCCAGATTTAACATTCCTGATGATGATTTCTGTCTATCAATGTATGCCTTTTCCATTGGAGAGATAATATTCTCTTTCTCATCCTTCTGGCATACACTGGTAAAACTTCCGCGACATTCAAAGGAGGAATACGTAATCCTTCCCAAGTTGATAATGATGTCATGTTTATTGGCTACCTCTTTTAAGGCCGTCTCCATGTCCTTTCTTAGGACAGTGATTTGAATGTTATTAAATTCCTTCAAAGCTACTCCTTATAGGATAAAGTCTATATCGTCATTGGCGGTGGCAACTACGTAAATGAGGATGAATGCTGAGGCAACAAGTGCCCCAACAATCCCCAGGATAACTAAAATAGGACTCAAGCCGCTGCCCCCTTTTTCATTTCGGTAAATTCGTTTATATTAAGTATCCAGTCACTAATTTTCTGAGCCTCACTGGCCGCCTGGACGATCATCTTTACGTTTTCGCCTTTAATCTTTTCCACCCATCCTTTTAAGTAAGCGGCCTGGTTGTCTATAACAGCTTGATTAATTCCAGCCATTCCGCACAGGAAGCAAGATGTCATTTCAGCAATCAATTCCTCTTTGGCATAGGAATGTTTGTCACGATTCATCCTTTGCATTGATTTGGTGCTATGTGCGGTTTCATGAAACAAGGCATCATAGAAATCACTGGCAGTTTTGAATTGATCCATTTCAGGCATTCCGATTTTATCTTTGGCAGAGATATAACAGGGTTTCATTCCCCATATGATTTCGGCGGGTTCCCTCATTTCGGCCAGCATCCGTTCACAATTTTCAATTGGGTCATTATTATACTTTGGAATTTCAACTTTCCATTTAGGAGTGATCCCCTCAGTTTGATCCAAGTTGTAAACTCGGTAATATCTGATCATTGGGAAACTCTTTTCTTTACCCGTTTCCTTGTCTTCACTCTTGAGCAACTTCCAGTAAGTGATAATGGCATAGTTCTTACCTTCACCCTCTTTCAACTTACCTTTAAGCTGTTTGATCTGATTAAAGGTCATCCAGTAAGGGGATGCAAATCCCTGGCAGATAAGCATGATGTGGTTGAAACCTTTGTAAGCTTTATTGGAAATGATGTTCTTGGGAAACCCACCGCATTCGTTCCAATTTTTCTTCCAAGGAATAACTCCCTCGGCAAGTTTCTGCAAAATCTTTTCCTGTAAAATTGTATAAACTTTATCGGACATTTTCGATCTCCTTTTCTTATGATTTGTTCCATACTCAACTATACACATTATTACATAAAAATACGTAACCTGTCAAGAGTTTTTTTTCAACTTTTTTCTATGGCTTTTTGATGGTTATGATTTCTTTTCCCGTTTCAATAATGACCCGATTAACGCCTCCGTGCCTTTTGATTGTAATAATGGAATAACTTATCATGGTAATAGAAAGCATTACCAGAACTATGATAACACACATGATTACCTTTTCTGTTTTAGTCACTTAATTTTTCCTCCCGCAATTTCTTTGATACCCTTAGAGGATTGTATTTTTTCTTTCTCCATTTATTTACATCATCCCTGAGGTAATAAGTTCCCTTTTCATCTTCGTGGATCAAACATTCAGGCTCACAACCAGTGGGATACATGTCAGCTTTTATGTATATTTTCTCCACCTGGGGAATCTCAATGATTTTTACTATCTCTTTTTCCTTTCTCCAGTAAGTGATGTTTCCAGCGGATTGTTCACTGATTATGCCAATGTTATCTTTACGTAGGCAATCTATTTTTCCTAATAATAACTTCCCTTTGCTATCAGCAAACACCACAGTATCATCCCGTTTCAATACGTTTCCATTAAAATCCTTCATTGTAGAACCCCCTTATCCTATAAATTCAGAATGACAGGTTATTTTGGCATTCTTCAATCCTTCTTTAAGAGCGGGATTTGCCTCAATCTCTTCCAGGGACAACCCCAGCGCATTAAGGGTATCAGAATCGTCACAGGTATACCCATATTCATGATTGGCAAGTTCATACCTGAACATTTCATAGATATAACCATCACCCTTAATATCAGCAACGATGGCGTCCTCCACTTCCTCTGTGTGTCTCCCGAGGAGAGCATGAAAGTCCTTAGCATCGGACCTTCTGTAATATCCACCACCATTAAATTTATAGATCATGTCAAGCTGATCAGGAAGCAGTCCCAGTTTTTTCATTCCATCTGCAAACTGTTCCTTGTTAAAGGCAAAGAACATTGGGAATGCATTAAATTCCGTTTCCTGTTGTTTTTTTAGATCAAGGTATCTATTCATTATTCCCTCTTATTGATAAATAGTTTTGGTAATCAGCACCTTTATAAGGCACTTCTTCGGCACCCTCTTCTTTAAGATACACAACGATTGCCTTTTCTTTCTTGGTGTCAATTGCTATCCAAACACAGGATACCCAAGGATCAGGCATTACAATATCAGGAGTTAGGAATGTATCACCATAAATAGTGTTGATACATTCCTTCACTCCTGCTACACTGTCCAGGGGTTTCGTACCAATCAAGTGTGACCTTTCACACGATCTTGCACACCATTTATTGTGTGTTTTATCGGTAGGTTTCGCATTACTCCCTTCGTATATGCCGGGGTCTGAAGGAGCTTCCCCACATTTCTTACCATGCCAGTTCCTGCCCCATGCTTTGGAACATTCACCATCACAACTCAAAACTACCTCTTTCCCAAAGTAGATGATATTGGATTTCATTTTCTTCCAACTCCTTTAGAAGGACTATTCCCGAAAGGTTTAGGATTCCCAGTTCGTTTATGTCCTCTTTTGTTTTTCCAGAAGTGATTCCCGTTAAAGTTTCCAGAGTCTTTGATATACGCCGGCAACCTTTCCCATCTTCGGACATAAACGACCCTGCCCCTTCTGTTGGTGTAATACATCATCCATTCCACACAATCCCTTTGAATATGGTCAAAGAGGGTTGAGGAGACACCATGTAAATATCCCACATAGTAAGAAGTCAATCCTTTCCTGTCAGGATGTTCATATGTCTTTTTACTCCACTCCAGATACTGATCGAATGATGCATGGTAAGTTATTGTTCTTTGGAAGCAATCACGTATGGCTTGTTCCACTCTATCTGCCTTATTATATAAGGTTGTTTGGCGTTTGGATACAGGCATTAAACTTTCCTCCAGGCTATTCTGTTAACGATTGTTTGTTCCACGTTTTTATATTCCGTATGATCAACAATGGTGCCATCAAGTACAATGTTCTGTCCTTGTTCGGGAGTTGACTTTGTTCCTTTATAGAATGTGACATACACGTTTCCATCAAGGTCAGTGAATGACATCAGGTCAGTCCATCCGAACATTGTTTCCCATCCCTTCTTGAATGTCAGCTTGACAGGAACACCCTTTATTCTGTCTTTGATCTGTCCTTGATATTTGGAAAGCTGAATACGAGCATTCATTGCGGCCCTTTTTTCCAGATACATTTGATAAGAGGATGCCATTGATACTGCATACCCAAGTAATTTGGGATTCATTGTTTCTTCCTGGGAAATTTTTATCAGATTGGTAATATATGAATTGGAGTAATTCTCCTCAGCATTCATCCCCTTCCAGTGACATATCGTATCAAGAGCCATTTTTTCATCTTCCACGGACACATCAGGTTTGATAAATTGTGTACTCCTGAAATGAGGTTCAAGGTGACAATCCCAAACTCTTTCTTTGGTATTGTATGTTCCTTCACCTTCTCCGCTGGCCTTTTGATAGCCGAATTTTCGTATATAGAATGATGCATATTCAAGAACCTGCTCAAGATTGAAACTATATGTTCCACCGCCGACGTTGCTCCACTCATTACCTTCAAAGAGCCTTTCCACGAACCAATCAAGGTTGGTTACTTTGTGTCCAAAAAAGTCAATTACACATGTAGATCCAACTTCCATAATGGTATCTACTTTGTTTTTCAGCAAGATTGACTTGTTCCTATACCGATTTGTATGGCAATGACCGCACCCTATTAGATCTGATTTATGAAAGTTAGTGCAATCATCACCCGTTACTACGTTGGTAAAGATTTTCCCGTCAATTCTCTCTCTGTTTCCTACTACTTCCCAGCCATCAATGATCGGCATTTCATAGGTAATTTCAAGAATCCTGAAACGATAAACATGGGAAAGAGGAGTACAACCCTTTGCAGGCTCTCCAAAATCTTTGATGATCTTGTAAGTAGGTTCAGGAAAGCCAAGTTTTTCAGCCCTCTTTTTGTAATCCTTGAACTTTTTTTTGAATTTGGTCCACTTGTAATCACTTACCTTTGCTTCATAGGTGGGCATATTTGCCTCCTTTTTATGAGCGGTTACTCAAACTTCATCCTACATACACATTATTACATAAAAAAACGTAATAGTCAATATCCTTTAAAAAATATAATTTAATTCCTTATTCGGCGATACGATCCTTAAATCATATCACCTTATAATTAATTAAAAACAGAATGCATACCCACAACCATCACACCTGACTCCACTTGCCACCATCTTTAAAGGTCTTCCACATTCAGGACACCCGTCCGTATTTGTCTTTTCTCGTTCCTTCTTGACTTTCTTTTCAATTTCAACCCAGATCACTCTTCCAACGGGATAGCTGTTATGGTACTTGACAACAGCAACCACCTTCCCATGTGCCATGAACCTGTTAAAGTCATTAATTGAATCCCAAGTCCAATTTGGATCCTTAGCCTTGAGATATTTTGCAAACTCAAGGTCAGTCATGTTTTCCATCTTCTGCATTCCGAACAGTTTTTCCATCTTAATTTCTCCTGTTTCCTCTTTTAAACCCTGCCCTACTTGTGGGTTGTTTGATATTGGTATTTGGTTTACGATTCAAGATGCCTGTTTTAGGTTTGATATTCATAACCTTAATTGGGGGCACCACGGGGTACCTATAAGAATATAACCACCTCAATAATTTGAAGATATGCAATTTTTACTCCTTCAATTTGACATTTGGATTAAACCTAAGGAATGCTATACCATTAATGCACACCCAAACACGGCCATCGGGTGCAATTTGGATTCCCAGATCACCATTCATAACACCAATATCAGGAACGGTTTCAATACTGATAACTCCTTGGGAATGAGTCTCCTCTAATTCCTTGAATACGTCTGCCATTACTCTCCTTCTAAGTCTTCCTTGATTATGTCAATGAAAGCCTGGAGGCTCTCAATACTATCAAGATTAAGGTTCATCCATTTAGTGGATTTATTATCCTCATTTGCCAGTTTGATCTTGATCTCAGGTTTAATACCCTTTTTTGGTACCAGTCCTTGCAACTCCCTGTCGTAAAAAGAAGTCTTCCTCTTTATCATTCCTTTCATTCCTGGAAATGAAACCATAACATCCTCCTTTTTAAAGTTAACACCTTATTCGGTAGCACAAACCTCAATTTATGCTACCTGATAAGAATCCTTAACTTATATAGTTTTCCTTTTGGTATACCCCCTTAATTTAGGTTTACGATTTATAATCAATTTTGGAAAAGTCAATCCAGCACTGCCAATCAGGCATGTCCTCTTTGATTGACCACCCATAGTTTAGCCAGAGCATCATTACTTCCCGAGTTTGATCAGGCAAAAGTTCCTTCAATCTTCCAATTAGGTATTCTGAGGTAGTCTTACTTACTTTTACCGCTCCTATTCTGACTATTATGGCCCAATCAAAGTGTGGAATTGCCCATTGGTTCAATAAGATTATTCCATGAGAGGCATTGTCAACCTCTCCTTCAGCCAGGATTCCATGATCAATCAAATCCTTGTCCATTCTGCCCATGATAATTCCTTCTGCCATTTTTAAATCTCCCTTTGTTCTGCTTTATAGATCAATATTAATTAAACCCATCAATTGTGAGTCAAAACCTTGCTGTTTTAACGGCTTTTTAAAGTTTTTTAGTACTATGATATCAGTATTAAAAAAGCCGCTTAAAACAGCAATTAAAACGATCTTCCTAATAATTCCTTCCGTGGAGTTCACCCATCAGGTCTCGGTATTCCTCAAAAGCCTTCATTTCCTTCCTCATCTTTTTTTCGTGGAAAAGAACGAGTCTGGCGGACATGTGGAAATCGACCCAGATATGGTAATCCCCAATTTCTATCCAGTCGGTAGGCATTGTATCAAACAGATACCACGTTTCATGATTCCTTTGGTCAGACCATCCCCACCCCGAAACCCACTCAGGCAATGGTTTATAATCTTCTGGTAATTGACAATCCTCATACATTTTTGACCCCCCCTTATTTTATAGTTAGAAATTTACCTGACTTTTCAAATGTGATAGCACAGGAACAACGGTAATAATGATCATCACCACATTTCAACCTTATCACATAATCACTATCACAACCAGTGGTTTCAATTAACTCCACATCCTGGATAATAAATATCCCAGGAGAGTTTGTCCGGTAAGGACGATGGTCAATTTTCTTGCCCATTTAATAACCCCCTTTTTTTCATTATGAGAACATAAACCATTTTTCAAATACAGCCTTGATTGTCATTCCACAGAACTCCAAGAAGGTCGGATAATCTGTATTTTTCGTATGAATTGAATAGATATGGATATACGTACCAATACCTATTGCCCAACAAATAATTGAAAACCATTTCATTGGCTTCCTCCTGTTATAAACAATTTATATTTCCTTTATAAATTAACAAATTAACACCTTATTCGGCGACACAATCCTCGAATTATATCACCTGATAATGAATTAATTTCCAAGACCAATGGCCCGCCTCACTTCCGAATAGGTGCTATTATTGCCCATTCCGGGCTTATCCAATTCGGTATAAATCTTGACAGCATCCTGATCATCCACCTTGAATCCACAATCCCTGCATTTATAGGAATCGCAAACCGTTGTGGCACTGGTTTTTCGGCTCCCAGACAACATGGCATTCCCACTTCCACAGGCCGGACAAATTGCAAGATTCTCCCCACGGAAAACCAGCTCCTTCATCCTGATATTTTTGCCGCCAGAAGTCCGATAAAACTTTGTTCCATTCCTCATAAAAATTAACCCCCTTTTCTTATAATAGGATTCCTAAACCCATTTTCGATTTTAATCAAATTAATCACATAGACGGACAATGGCCTGGTCAAGATCGTCAAAATAAACTTCCCTTTCCTCTGCCGTCATAGCCTCCGCATCCTCTTGCATTTTTGCAAGCAAGGAATTAATTGGCGTACACCCTTTAAACAGACAAACAAGATCCTTTTCCGAATCATCCTCTTCCACTTCAATCTCAGGTTCCACACAAATAGCCTCACCAATCCACTCCATTCCGATATCCGGATTTCCGTAAATTTCTTCCATTCTCGGGTCCATATCTATCTCCTTTTAATTTGCCCAGATATTCGCCTGGACTGTATTGATACACGAATAAACAACCAACTTCCAACCACTATCCGCATTCCTGAAATCCTTGCCGAATCTCCAGCCAGATACTTTCAAGAAAGGCACCACAATTATTGCCAAAAATGTCCTCAAACCAACCCCCTTTTCTTGATATTACGATCCGTTTTAGGATTTGAAAGTACAACCGAAAGTATCCGCTCCTGCCAGAGGTAAAAAAGTATAATATTTACAGCGCCTGCAGGTTCCTGATCCAGCCATTACAATTTTTTCAGCTCCGGAAATATTGTACTCTTTTTGCCCATTAGGACATTCCGTATCCGTAAAGGGACCGATCTTCTTAATAGTTATTTTTTCCATTTTATATCTCCTTTTATTGTTTAAATACTTATATCCGTCCTGAATATTTCAGAACCCATATAAACACTTAAAACAATGAAACCTAAGAGGAAGGACGCCATCACAACCGACGCCCTTCCCACCTGTTCATTTTATCTTACTACTATGATTTTTTTCTTGCCAGTCTGGACATATGACAACATCCGATGGGCGCCACATCCTGTAACTCCTGCATATTTCACATTAAACGAATCAGAGATATAAGTGGACAAAGTAGAATTTTTATACTCAGGAAAGGAAGCTTGAATAGCCTGTCCCAATTCTTTCCGAGTATATTCGGCTTTTCTTGCGAGGCTAAAGATCATATCCTTAACCATCTGGGCTTTTCCAATTTTTGCATTTGTTGCGGCAGTTGTTGAATTTGTGGAATTTTTCAAGTTTTTCATTGTTTTAATCTCCTGATTCTTTTGATTCTCCTGATTATTGGTAATTTCTTTTACTTCAGTTCCTTTTACTTCAGTTTTTTCGGCACTTAATGCAATAAAAGCATCCTGGCAGGCCTTCTTCACCTCATCCTCACAGGTCAAACATTTTTTAAAATTAGCACTTTTTTTGCCAAATGACTTACAATCAACAGTTACAACATCCTTAAGATTTCCCATGATTTACTCCTTTTCATTCGATTATATGACTATTAAGAACAAGACCGCCTTATCCTCATTATCTTTACCATCCTACCTTGTATATACAACCTACCTTCATTATACCTTCATTAAAAAAAAGCTATAAGATTATATAAGATAAGCCTATCCTACAATATTTCCTATTAGGCTATACTCTGCTGGATCGCTTACTCTGCCTTTGGTCGACATGGATTGGGCTAAAAATAGCCATTTTTTCTCATGTTCTCCTGAATTTCTTGTATTACATCCCAGCCAGAATCAAAATAATTGCCACGTTTACTGCCGTTCCCCAAACAAGTCCGTATCCTATCAATTTGCATAAATTCATTTTAAATCTCCTTTTTTATCAGTTATTAAGCACAAAAACCTACGCTTTAAGTCCTATTTTAACCTTTTCCTTAAAACCTACGTTTTTGTAATTAATCTTTTTTTATGTTCCTTCAAGGCGCCTACCTTCCTTCGATTCTATATAGCACCTACGGACTGGCTTGTTTTCCTGGATCAACCACTTTCCTTGATTTTTAAGAACTCTTCCGAGCATCCCAAATGGCGTCCCGCCTTTACGTCCGATTTTACAAATTTTCAAAGATCATAACCCGCTGCCTCATATGCGGTGCATGTTGTTGCCTGCGTCGGCGTTTACTTTGTTGCCTGTTGCGCCAGATGCGCCGTCCCGTTTGTTGTTCGATTTCAATCTATAATAGAACCGGATAGCAGTAAAACTCCGTTATAGGCAATTAAGTGCCCATGATAGGCAATTAGTGCCCACCCTGAAAGATAAATGAAAATAAATTATCAGTCAAGAGTGCCATGAATAGGCACTGTCAATTGCTTTATACATAATAATACATAATAATACATAATATTAGCATACATATGCGGCGATTTGCGGCGTTTTCTCAAATAATGTAATGAATACGGCTATTTACAGGGCAAAATAAATGTTGAAATACCGCTATTGGAGTGCAAATAACGCTGTTTTGCCTAATTAACATTGTTTTTTTACCGATAACATTGTTATTTTAAGCAATATCCGCGCCATATTCATTAATAATCGTTTTTAGTGCTATTTAAACGCTGTTTATATCAAATGCCGGCGATTATATACGCAATACACTAAAACAGCGTAAAAACAGCAAGGATTTGTCTTGTACGGCGTTTTATTGTCGTTTGATTGACTCAAATATGCCGGATCATATCTGCCTCAGTCCGTGCCTCGATATCTGCCACATCCGTCCTCGCCTTATAGTTATGCCTGCCTAACAATATAAGTCTGCCTTGATATAAGTCCGGCCACAAATATTCAGCCATATGATAGAAACCGCATTATTTCCTTGACTTTGCCTAAATCACTGTAACCTACCGATATATAAGCCTATACTAAACCTGCCTATATAAAGTACCGATATCATAGGATAAAAACCGAATATTGAGATTCAGACTTTGCCTGGGTGAGTGGTCCTGTCCCTCATATACCGCTCTTATATCACCCATAAAGCGTCTTATATCAAGGGCAGGAAATATACGCCTTAGCACGGTACTTGCATAGACGCCCACACAGGATGGTATGCCATTCATATCGTAGATCCTTGTTTATATCGTAATAACAACACTATCACCTACCGAACGGCGTTCACTATACAATAACAATGTTATCATGGGCTACACGTATGCCTCATAGGCTATACATGAGTGGCGTAGGCTACACGTATGCCTCATAGGATGAACAATGTTATCATAGGTTAAACAATGTAACTATAGGCTAAACAATGTTATCATAGGATAAACACATGCATCATAGGCAGAACAACGTTATAGGAGAATAAACATTGTTATCATGGGCAGAACATTGTTATTATTAGGCAAACAATGTATACATCCTGCCAACGATATATACATCCTGCCACGGTTGTTCACTGAGGATAACAATGATATCACCAAAGGCGGCGGGAACCCCTTTTCTGAAAATGGCAGGGGGCCCTTTCTCACATCATAAATATTTACCAACCCCTAAGTAGTATCATAAGATCCCGTCCCATGTAGTACTGAACCCCGCAACCACTCCACACTGAACCACTGAATACTGAAAGCTGTATCCCGACCTCTGTACCGCGCCTATTTCGCTATACTGAATTGGACCCCTGCGTAGTATGATTATAAAAAAGTTCTTGACAAACCAATTAAAGCCGTCTATCTTATGTATTGTATGACCAGACACAACTAACAAGGAAGGGCACCTATGAACAGTATCAACAATCTCCAAAACAAGTTTGAATTCCAAAACCCAGTCAGCCGTGCAAACAACCGTAAGAAGGTTGTTAAGACCATTGTTAAGACCATTGCCACTTCACCTGTCCCAGAACAGTCGGACTATAAAAAGGGTTTCAAGGAGCAATACAATCAAGACTCCGCACCACCAGACCTTCAGGGCTCCACGGGCTCCACCGGCTCCACTGTTCAAAGCACTCTTGTTAAGTCCTTGCCCACTTCCCAACATATCAAAATATCAGTCCGTCTACCAAGAGGCATTGTAACATCTTTGACCATAAAGAAGAATATCATTGCTATATGGATACTATACAGAACACCTCTTAAATCAGATCCCGAACAGGTAGTGAGCTTGATTGAAGAAGGACTGCCTGTCAAAGAGGATACCATAAAGGAAATGGTAACACGTTTTGTATACAGGAGCCTTAATGATTGGGATCACGATACAGGTAAAGGATTATCTGATTTTGTTACCGAGCTTATGATAGAGGATGCACTTGAAATGGAAGATCACTCTATTTACCAGATGATAATGAGCCATACAAAGGCGTAAAAGAAGATAACCGAAGATAACTGGAGATAATATGAAATGGTCAGAATTTAAAATAATGGTTGATGAAGTATTGGAAAACAATGACGTACAAGATCCTGAAATAGATTGCATTGATATCAGTGCTGGAGTGATGGATATTAATCAGGATATAATCATAGGTGTTGAAGACGAACAGTTAGTGATTTTTTAATGGAAAATTAAAGAGTTCAAAGCAATGGCCATAGATGATCTGGAAGAGGAACTTGACAATTTTGTGTCCAGTCTATCTTCAGGACAATTAGTAAGTGTAAGTTCCATGCAATGCATTTCATCAGGTTTTTATACTATAACCTGTGAATATAGGGATACCGATGCCTAAACTAAAAAAGAAGAATACAGGGTATGACGCATTGTCCAAAATAAGTGGTTTATCTAAGGATGCCATAAAGGACATTGCAAAAGGTGTCATTGAAAATAATAAATTATTGGATAGTTGTTCTTACCATATCTTTGAACCAATCAAAAGTCCCTTCATGAGTAGGATATATAAATGCAGTAATTGTGGTGGGACAGTAAGATCCATGCACAAAATTTGGTACGAGAAAGGAATTGAACATTCTCAGAAGAGGGAGACATTATGAAATCAGAAAACCACGAAAACTTGACCAAAGAGGAAGTAGACATCTTTGTTGAGAAAAAGGTTTCCGAACTGATTAAACAATTAGATCCAAGGAAGGATGAGTTCATCTATGTTAATAGATGTGTTATGGGAGATAATAAAGGTATTTTTGTTCATAACATTCATATTTGTCCCATGACGATTGCCTGTATAGATCAATTAGGTGATGCGTATGATGATTCAGAGTTATTTATGGTGAACGGGCTTAATCTTTATTTATATTTAAAAGGACGGATGCTGATTCAAACCACAACTACATGGGTAGTTTGGAGGGATAATCCTTTTAAGAAACAATACGAAATAACCTGTGAGTACCTTGTTAAGGAGGAAATATGAAAGTCTATTTTTACGGACCAACAGAAAAAGCGGCAAAGAAGAAAGTCGATACCTTTATTGGGCAGTTGTTGAAATTCGATACAGCGAAAAGGAAAATTAACATTACCGCTATATGCGTTAAGTGTTTTGAAGGCTCTCCTGAATTTCCAATTCCAAAAGCCTACAGGGTTCAGTATTTTTGTGAATATTCCTATATGGTTAAGGGAGAATAGGAATGAACACCCGAGCCAAATATCGTATAATCAAGGTTAAGAAGAAAAAGATAGAGGAAGCCAAAAAGCCTTTGGTTAAACGGAAATTAAAACGGAAAAAGATATACGTCAAGGAGAAGTGCCATTACCATGAAGGGGGTATTCGTTGTACTCGGAACGCCATTGGAAATGGGCAACTCTGTAAACTGCATGGTGGTGAGCGAGACCTTACAAACGTTTTAAGTCCTGAAGCCACTCAGTTGTACCTTGCAGTTAAGGGCCATTCCATAAAGTTCAATCCAGGTATCCATCCTTTACAGATGATTGATTTAAGTAGGCAAGGTATGAGTGACGTGGAGATTGCGGCAGAAATAGGCGTTGGGGTAGGCACTTTACGAGGATGGGCAGATCAATACGAGGAGTTCAGTCTTGCATATGAGATAGGACAAGCATTGCATGAAAGTTGGTGGTTGCAGAAAGGTAAGACAGGACTTGATCAACGGAACTTCAATACATCCTTATTCAAATTCTTGACTGGCAATAAACTTGGTTATGCTGATAAAGTGGAAACCAAGAATCTTAATATGAATACATGCGGAGTACTTGTAGTACCTACTAAACAGTCAATGGATGAATGGGAAGCCAGTGGAGTTAAAAAGGATTAAACTATGCTATTTTCCTTTCTAAAGAAAATTCCCATTAAAAAAGTCAGAATAGACAAGGGCAAGAAGGGATCTCATCCCAACCAGAGTATGTGGCACAGGACACGTACGGAAGCAGAGAAAAAGGCTTATTCTGACAAGATATCTGCCAGTATGAAAATATTCTATGCTCAGAGGAAAGAAGAGGATGCAGAGTTAAAATATCTCCGTCAGTCAATAGGAAGGAAGAGGTTCTTTGAGACGGATGAGGGCAGGGAAGAAAAGAAATATAGACAATATCTATCAAGGCAGTATCAACTATCTCTTGAAGGAGAGGAAAGAGAAAGGATTCTTGCCAAACGAGGAGCGGGCCGTAAGAAAGAATGGTACACACACACTCCTGAGGAAAGGAAGAAGATGTTCAGCAAACTGGTAGGAACTGATAAACTGAATAATATAATTGAATTGGACGTTCCCCGGAAAAAGAATTTCTGTGGAGTAGTGCGTGAGGATAGAATGTATGGTTGATCGTAAAGAGATATGGAGTCCTTATCCCGGATCCCAAAATAGATTTATGTCCTGCCCTGTGTGGGAGACCCTTTTGCACGGAAACAGAGGCGGGGGCAAAGGTTTACTTCCAGAAGAAAAAGTACTGACGCCAAGAGGGTGGACCACTATTGGAGAATTAAAAACAGGATCAGTAATTTCAAATCCTGATGGAACATCTCAATCTGTTATTCAAACATTTGATAGAAGTAAACAGCAAATGTATAGGTTATCTTTTTCTGATGGTGCTTCAATAGACTGTGATGAAGATCATTTATGGTTTGCAAAAATTGCAAATAGAATTAAAGGAGATACTATTAGAAAATTCACTCCTTTGAATTTTTATGGAAGTATTCATAGAACAGAGGATTTATATAAGTTAATACAAAAATATCCGGATAAACGTCCTTTAATCCCCTGCCCTGATCCTATTAAGTATCAACAGAATTGGAAAAGCAAATTCGATGCATATATAATAGGACTGATTCTTGGTGATGGCAATGTGTCTAAAGCAGAGACAAGGATAACATCTGGAGATAAAGAAATAATTGATCATCTTATGGGAAAAGGAGCAGTTCTTCATTCTTATAAAGGATATACTGATGAGTGTTCTTTTTCCACTAATTCAGATATAGCAGAACAAATAAATAAATTAGGATTAAGGGGCACCTATTCTCATACTAAGTTTATACCTCTTAGATTGTTAAGAGGCACCATAGAGGAAAGAAAAGCTCTTTTACAAGGTTTGATGGATACGGATGGATACGCGGGAAAAGATGGATCTTGTTTTTATACTTCAGTAAGTAAGCAATTAGTGAGGGATGTTAGAGCCCTTGTATTGAGTTTGGGGGGATGGGGCACAATTTCAGAAATTTTTCCAAGATACACATACAAAGAGGAAATTAAAGAGGGAAAAACAGCATATGAACTGTATATTCAATTTCCAAATAAAGTTGATCTTTTTCGATTAAAAAGGAAAAAAGCAAGGGTCTACAATAAAAATTTTGTGCATGGCAGACTTGTAAGAACAGTCACTTCAATTAATAAACTTAAGGATAAAAAGAAAACAATATGTATTCTTGTAAATAATCCCAATAGATTGTTTATTACAAAGGATTTTATAGTAACCCATAATACAGATGTTCTTATAATGGATTATTTACAAGAAGTGGGAATGGGACATGGAATTGACTATAAAGGACTCCTCTTACGAGAGGCGACAACAGAATTGGGGGATGTTATCACGAAAACTAAGAAGTGGATACCGCGTATCTTCCCCTCTGCCAAATTCAACAACCAAAAGAAAATATGGACTTTCGAGGACGGGGAGACTTTATGGCTTAACTATGCTCGGGTACTCGATGACTACGAACAATACCATGGACATGAGTATCCATGGATCGGATGGGAGGAGTTAACGAATCATCCTTTCCCTAATTTGTATCTGAAATTAATGTCCTGTAACAGATCATCTAATGCTGGCATTCCTCGAAAATATAGATCAACCTGTAATCCCTCTGGACCGGGACATCAATGGGTAAAAGCAAGATTCATTGATAAAGGCAGACCAGAGGAAATAGTAAAAGAGGATGTTGAAGTAACATATCCTGATGAGAATGGTGACGATATTACCAAAACACTCACTATTACAAGAACCCATATCCAGTCATATGCCTCAGAGAATAAATCCTTAATGAAAGCTGATCCATTCTATATGGCCAAGATATTTGAATTGACCAAGGATGATAAAATGCTTAGATCAGCCTGGATAGACGGATCATGGGATCTTATTATTGGCGGGTTCTTCACTGACGTATGGGATAAAGACGTTCATATATTGCCTACGTTTAAAGTGCCCCGATCATGGAGATTGCTCAGAAGTTTTGACTGGGGTTCCTCTAAGCCATGGGCAGTTACATATGGATTTGAAGCAAACGGAGAACAACCCAATCCTAATCATTTAGGTGGAATGAAGGTTCCGTATATTCCCAGAGGATCAATAATTGTTCCAAATGAAGTATATGGATGGAATGGAACTATCA